AAAAGGAGTGGAAATATACAGATTATTCACATGTTCTAATTGCGTGAGTTGCGAAAACAAAAATATCGTATTTAGAACAAGGGATAAGAATTCTGCTATTTCCATAATGAAACTAACTGAATGTTGGATAAATACACAAACGCGTCCAGTAGAGTTTCAAATTCAAGCATCGTCTTTCACCTGTGGTAATAAAAAATCAGGGTTAAGTAAGACAATCGGCGTTAAAGAAACAATCCCTAATGGGTAAGCACGCCTATTGATTTTACACTTTCTTATTTTTTTTGCTATATAAAATGGGCGTTTTAAATGAGAAAAGGTGTAAATATATAAATATAAAAACACTTAAAAAGACATCTATAAAATTATAAATTGAAGTATTGAAAATGGAAGATAAGCTCAATGAAGCATATCAGATAATAAAAGAATTATATGAAAAATATTCAAATAATCACTATATGTCTGAAAGAACACATCAATACATTTGTAATCAGTTACCAAATGTTCTTGAGAACATAAGACAAACACACGAAAAAAATGTTCTCCGTATTGAAGAAATGACCATTGAGCAAGATAATTTCATTTCTAATTTTCTATCAAATAACCAATATTTTTACATATCATCTACTGAAAAGTTCTTTTTTTATGATGGGTTACATTATAAAATAATTAGTGAAGATGATATTTTACATCATGTTCTCACAAGTATAACGCGAGACCGAAATTTAATGTCGTGGAAACAGCTTACTAAAAAATATATTATGAAACGTATAAAAGAACATAGTTTATTAAAATCTATTCCTGAGTCGGATACTATACAAAATATTCTACATGAATTATTATCCAATATTTTTACACATAAAAATGAAGCCAAATATTTTTTAACCATATTAGGTGATAATATTTTCAAGAAAAATACAGATATTATACATATTATTGACCCTAAAGCAAAACCATTTATTCGTGAATTAAATAATATTTGTCAATTCTTAATTGGTTCTAATTTAGCATCATCCTTTAAATATAAATATCACGATAATCATGATTATAGCAATTGTCGTCTTGTGAAAATAAATACAAACATTAAAAATGAATGTGTTTGGGTTCCACTAATTAATAATTATATGTTAGATTTAATATGCGTAGCATGTCATTACTCTATTCGTTTCAATAACTCGGATGATTATGTAAATAACTATAGCAATCATCATTTATTCAGTGAAAATGTCTTTTATTTAAAAGATATTCAACCTATTGATATGGTTAATAAATTCATTGATGAATATTTACAAATAACTTCGTCATCCAATAATGCTAAAAACATATTATCAAACCAATTATTTACAAATAAAGACAGTGATAAAGGTTCTCTTGTACGCGCTACACAAATTACTTGGAAAAATATGCAATATTTATGGAAAAAGTTTTTAGATTCAAAAGAATTACCAAATATTATGTTCTTACAGACATTAAAAAATTTATTACTAGAACGATTGAATGATTATTACGATGAAAATATGGATAGTTTTATAGGAATATGTAGCGAACATTTACCAAGTATCCAACAGTTTCTACAGTTTTGGACAGAAACTATATCCTTAGACGACAATGAAATTGATTTTGAAATTGATGAAATTATTATTATCTTTAAACAATGGTGTGAAACAAAACGTGAAATAACTAGCACATTAAATGATAAACAAATACTAGATTTGATTAGTTATTATTATCCTGATATTGAAATTGAGAAAGATAAATATATTTGTAAAATTAAATGTTCTCTTTGGGATAAACAAATTGATATACAAGTTGCTCTTGATAATTTAAAAGATACATTGAAATTGAAATACTATAGTGAATATAATAATGTTTCTAATTATGAACGAGTTAGTTCTCCAATAGATGGACGTAATATATCCATTTATGATGCTTATAATTACTATTGTCGGTTTTTTTCAACAATAAATGGTAAATTAATCGTAAGTAAATCTTATTTTGAAAAGTATATTATGGAAATCCTTTGTGAATATATTATTGATTCTAAATATATTTCATCTGATTGGATTATCTATTAATTTTATCAAAAATATGATACAATTGTTTGTATCATATTTCTTACAATATATATTTATTATTTAGACATTTTCTTCATTAGAAACGCATGCTTTTTTTTCAGAATCGTAATGGTGTCCTTCTGGGCATTGTGATTCGGGATCATTGGTTCCTCCTTTCTTCATTGATTTTTTATTTTTCTTTGTACCATTTTTCTTGACAAAGCCGAATTTACCTTTTTCGGCAAAATAACCGTATTTTTGTAGGCGTTTTTCTTTTTTGGCTGTCTTATGTTTTTTGGAAGAAACAATGCGTCCCCATTTATTCATCATTAGAGCAGTTTTTGTTAATTCGCCTGAAGTTTTATATGCTGTTCCATTCCAAACTTGTTGTCTTGAACCAAATAATTCTTTGTATTTTTTTCCATTAATATGGTATGTTCCGTCTTCGTGTCTTGAAGGTCTTTTCATTATATATATTATTTATATAAAAAAATTATGCTAAAGAATGTAAAAAATGTTCCAACCATACATTGTAGATTTTTTATATTATATATTTTATTGTACAATTGTTTTATTACAACAATTATTTGGTTTTTTAGTTTGAATATATTGAGAATAACGCATTCTAGTACTCATCTTGGGATTATTATTCGCAGTTACTAATTTATTATATTTAACATTATTACATTTATTATCACAAAATTTCATAATACTAAACATTTTCATATCTTATTTTGGTATATACTATACTTCTATATTATAAACAATACGAAAAAAATTGAACTTAAAAATATAACAATATTGAAAGATATTATTATACATATTATTCTATTTATATCTTGAATATGTCTTCTACTAAAGCAAACACTCTGAAAATGGCCAATGCTGAAACTGACGCACTATCTAAACAATATCAAAAAAAAACCGATAAACAACATATATTAGATAATCCTGATACATATATTGGTTCTGTTGAAAATGTTGATGCGGACATGTGGATATTTGATGACGAGGCACAAAAAATAAAATTAAAAACAATTGAATACATTCCTGGACTTTACAAATTGTTTGATGAAGGTATTGTAAATTGTCGTGATCATGTTATCCGTATGATACAATCAAAAATGATTGAAAAAAAATTCGTAACCCATATTGATATTGACATTAACGAAGATGGAACAATTATTCTTACAAATGATGGTAATGGCATTGATATTGCTAAACACCCTGAATATGACCTCTGGATTCCAGAAATGATTTTCGGACATCTTCGCACATCTACCAATTACAACAAAGACGAAAAAAAAATTGTAGGTGGTAAAAATGGTTTTGGTTTCAAATTGGTTTTAATTTGGTCTCAATATGGTAAAGTAGAAACAGTAGACCATATTAGAGGTTTAAAATACGTTCAAGAATTCAATAAAAATTTGGATGAAATTTGCCCTCCTACAATTACAAAATGTTCTTCAAAACCATATACTAAAGTTACATTCAAACCTGATTATTCGCGATTAGGAATTCATGGATTAACTCATGATATGTTATCTTTATTAAAGAAGCGTGTTTATGATATCGGTGCTGTAACTGACCATTCTATTAAAAAAATAAAAATCAATTATAATAATAATGTTTTACCTGTTAAAAATTTCCAACAATATATTGATTTGTACATCGGTAACAAAGACGAAAATAAACGTGTTTATGAAATGCCTGACGAACGATGGGAATATGCTGTAGCATTATCACCTACTCACGAATTTATACAAGTATCATTCGTGAATGGTATTTGTACTTTCAAAGGTGGTAAACACGTAGAATATATCACTGGTCAGATTACTCGTAAATTATGCGATTATATTGAAAAGAAGAAAAAAATAAAGGTCAATGCTAATTCTATCAAAGAACAATTGATATTGTTTTTACGTTGTGATGTTGAAAATCCATCATTTGATAGTCAAACAAAAGATTTTATGAATACACCATCGGCTAAATTTGGTTCATATTGTTCTGTTTCTGATGCGTTTATTGAGAAAGTAGCAAAAATGGGCGTCATGGATTTAGCTTGTTCATTAACTGAAGCCAAAGAAAATAAATTAGCAAAGAAAACAGATGGTTCTAAAACAAAAACTATTCGTGGAATCAATAATTTTATTGATGCTAATTTAAGTGGAACATCACAATCAAAAGATTGTATATTAATTTTATGCGAAGGATTGAGTGCTATGTCTGGTATTGTTTCTGGGTTATCAAGTGATGACCGTAATACAATTGGTATTTATCCATTGAAAGGAAAATTATTGAATGTTCGTGGTGAACAAATTAAGAAAATTGCGGAAAATAAAGAAATTACAGATATCAAAAAAATATTGGGTTTAGAAACAGGTAAAGTATATAATAATATTCAAGATGTTAATCAGCATTTGCGATATGGTAAAATTATGTATATGACCGATCAAGATTTAGATGGAAGCCATATCAAAGGATTATGTATTAATTTGTTTCATAGTGAATGGGCATCTCTTATCAAAATACCTGGATTTTTGTCTTTTATGAATACTCCTATTCTAAGAGCTAAAAAAGGTTCACAGACATTGTTATTTTATAACGATGGCGAATATGAAACTTGGAAGCAAAGTCTCGGACAAAATGGTACACATGGTTGGACTATTAAATATTTTAAAGGGTTAGGTACATCTACATCTGCTGAGTTCAAAGAATATTTTGCGAATAAAAAGATTGTTGATTTTGTCTATGATGAAACTAGTGATGATGTGATTGATAAAATATTCAATAAAAAGCGTGCTGATGACCGTAAAGATTGGTTAGAAAACTATGATAAAAATGCTTACTTGAATACATCTAAGAAAAATGTTAGTTATCCTGAATTTATTAATAATGAGATGATACATTTTAGTACTTATGATTGTGCCCGTTCTATTCCAAATATGGTTGATGGTTTGAAGATTTCATTAAGAAAAATTTTATATTCCGCATTCAAAAGGAAATTAACCAGTGAAATTAAAGTAGCACAATTTTCTGGTTATGTTTCAGAGCATAGCTCATATCATCATGGTGAAGCTAGTTTAAATGGGGCAATTGTAAATATGGCTCAAAATTTCGTAGGTTCCAATAATATCAATTTATTACAACCCAATGGACAATTTGGTACGAGATTACAAGGCGGTGATGATAGTGCTAGTGAAAGATATATATTTACTCTATTGAATTCATTGACACGATATATATTCCCAGAAGCAGATGATGCTGTATTAAAATATATCAATGACGATGGGACTATTGTAGAACCAGAATTCTATGCTCCTATTATTCCGTTTGCTCTTGTTAATGGTATTTCTGGTATCGGTACAGGGTTTTCGTGTAATATTGCTCCATATAATCCAAAGCAAATTATTGGTTATCTTAAAGATAAATTAAAAGGTCAAATAAATAATACTGAATTCGTACCATATTATGAAGGTTTCAAAGGAACTATCAATAAAATAGCCGAACAAAAATATTTGATTAAGGGTCTTTATGAAAAAATCGGCGATGATAAAATCCGCATTACTGAATTACCAGTAGGCACTTGGACGATGCCATATACAACATTTTTAGAAACATTGATGGATGGTACTAGTGTAGATAAAACTGGTAAGAAAATTCCACCAAGCATTAAAGATTTCACTTCTGTTTGTACTGAAGTCAATGTTGATTTCAATGTCGTTTTTCCAAAAGGTAAAATACAAGAATTGGAAGCGTCTATTGATGCAAATGGTTGTAATGGTATTGAAAAATTATTGAAATTATTTACAACTATTTCAACTACAAATATGCATATGTTTAATTCGGATTTCAAACTACACAAATATACAAGTGTTGAAGAGATTATAGAAGATTTTTATAGAATTCGCTTGGATATTTATGGAAAACGTAAAGCATTTTTAGTAGATGATATGGAGAAAAAATTAGTGAAATTATCAAATAGAGCCAGATATATTCAAGAAACATTGAATGGAACTATTGATTTGAGAAAAAAGACAGCCGAACAAGTTAGTCAATTATTATCTGGAATGAATTTCGTATTGATTGAAGGTGATTATAAGTATTTGATTAAAATGCCGATGGACTCAGTAACTCAAGAAAACGTTGCCAATATTATGAAAGAAAAGGAAAATACTGAAACTGAATTGAATATTTTGAAATCAACGCCATTGGAAAAGATATGGTATACTGAATTGGATTCATTAGACAATGAATATGACAAGTACAAAAAAATTCGCGAAAATATTCAGGCTGGTAGTAGTAAAAGTACAGACAAGAAAGCAAAGGTTAATACAAAAGTAAAAAAATAAGAATAGTTAGATGAAAATATATAAAGGTTTGAAATTGTATTATTATACATGGTTGAAGAAAATAATTGTTATTTTGTATCATCAAGAGGAATTTTGAAATCTTGTGATATTTTTTGTTTACAACCAAATTCTTCTGATTATAATATAATAAATTATAATTCGCAGTTACAAAATAATGATAATTATAAAACCATTTATATATGTAATACTGCTATACCAAATTTTATAAATAATCATAGTATAAATATGAATTACAAGTATATATTAGTATCGGGCGATTGTGATGAGACTATTCCTAATGACATTTTTTATAGTTTGGATAATTTTTTGAATTTTGTTAACAATGATAATTTAATTCATTGGTATTCACAAAATTGTATTATAAATCACCCAAAAATAACAAGAATACCAATCGGGTTAGATTATCATTCAATGTCAAAATGTAGTAACGATTGGGGACCTCAAACTTTACCAATAAATCAAGAAGAAAGTATAATGGAAATTATAAATTCAAATTTAGAAAAACCATTCTGGAAAAGAGAAGTAAAATGTTATAGTAATTTTCATTTTTCGATGCCGTCGGGTTATAAGTTTCAATATGATAGAATAGAAGCACTGAATAAAGTACCAAAAGATTTGGTATTTTATGAAGAAAAAAAAATAAGTCGGTGTCATACATTTAAAAATCAATGTGAATATGCTTTTGTTTTATCACCACACGGAAATGGATTGGATTGCCATCGTACTTGGGAAGCATTAATTTTAGGATGCATTCCGATAGTAAAAACTTCTGGAATTGATAGTTTATATGATGATTTGCCAGTATTAATACTTAATGACTGGAGTGATATAAACTATGAATTATTAGAAAATACCATTACAAAATTTAAAAACAAACAATTTAATTACAATAAAATAACGCTAAAATATTGGGTTGAAAAATTCAATAGTCATAAAATAATAAATTAAATTTTATATAAATAAAAAACTATATAAAATTTTTGTTGTAACTATTAATTTCCCTTTTGAATACGATAACTATCATCATCGTAATGTTTTGTAGAAACTTCAAATAATTCCGAATCCTCTAATGCTATTAATTGGTGCGGTTCTCCACGTTCATTGGTAATTACATCACCTATATTTAAATTTTCAGAATATGTAATACCATTTGTATAGTCTATCCATATTAAAATAAAACTTCCCTTTGATACGTACCAAGTTTCTTTTTTTTTTAAATGATAATGCATAGAAAACTTCTTACCTTTATTAAAACAAAGTATTTTCCCGCAATATTCATCATTATTTACAAAGATAATTTCTTTTCCCCATCCTTTTTCTACAATTTCTGAAACCATTTTTTTTGTTTTTGTTTTATCTAAATGTGGTATTGGAAATATAGTATCTATATTGTATGATTTATCATCATAATAAATATCATAATCTGGTTTACCAAATAATAACTCATCATAAATTATTCCCCAATTGTTTAATTGTGTTTTTGTCAATTCTGTATAATTTATTCCAGATTTACTACCTCTAGCAGTCCATATTGTAATGAAATTACCATTATTTTTTAATTCATTTAGATAATTTATTCTTTCTTGAATGGGTATGCTTTCTTTATAATTGCCATTAATTGTTATACATAAAGTATTATCTAAATCAAAAAAGTATTTTTTCATTTATAGTTAATAGATAATTTGACTTATTTATATATTTTTTTGTTTTATATATAAATAATTAAAATATTTTTTCAGCAATTAAATAACCGTGTCTTATATCTTTGCGTTTGATGATTTTCCATGTTGGATCTGAATAAATTTCTTTTACAATCAATTTACATTTATCCACATTAATATCATCTAACATTAATATCTTACATCTATTTTTAAGTAATTGAAATTCATAATAAGTTGTAAATTCGCCGCCGTCTAATAATATTAGATCAAAAATTTCAGGTAAGTTTGGTCTATTTAAAAATAAATTACATTTTTTCATATTTATAATATCAACTTCATTCCAATGTCTATATGTGTCATTTGATAAACATTGTGGAAATATTTTATAAAAATCAATTGGTTCCTCATTCCAAATAACCTCATTTAATAAAAACATTTTATTATTGTCAGTATATAGTTTTATTGCGTCATTCCATTTATCTTTATTGCATTCAAGACTATAAAATATATAATCGTCATTTCTGTTTTTAAACCCTTCAGAAAACGCTTTTGTAGAACCTAACCCATTCCATGTACCAATTTCTAAAAAAGATTTATGATTCAAATTAGATGCATATTGTTGAATATCTGTTGAAAATTCATCATTATTTATTTGTCCTAATTTATGTTTATTATGTAAATCATAATTGTATTTATCATTTATTTCCCACATAATATTATATTCATCATAATATTGTTTTTATTTACTTTCATATTTATATAAATATTTACAATTTGTATAAATAAAAATAAAAAACACTATATTGATAACGCGCATATTTGTCTAAATAAAATTTTCTACATTACATTCACTAAAATAATTTATTTTTTTAAATTTATTATTAGAATATGTGTTCGTTTTATCAATATAATATATTATTTTACAGTTATTAAGTGTAAATCCATTAAATAATCCAACAATTGGTCCAGTATTGATACCTATAATCATTTTTGCTTTTGTAGATATTGCCGCAATCGTTTTAATTGTATAATTGTTATCTAAAGTACAATTAATTCCTTCTATTTTATTCGTAGTAACTATTTTATATTTTTTACTTAATTCATTAATAGTTAAATACATATCATTAATAAAATTCATTGTCATATCTACTTGACCTGAAAGTGGCTGCGAATTTATTATTAATACATCTATATCTTTATATATTTCAGGCAATGCTTCATATCTTAATAACAATTCATTATCCATATACTTAAATTCATTCATTTTGACTGGAATTTTTATTTTTTCAGAAAATTTATTAAAAAAATTTAATAAAAATATGTCAAAACCTGGAACATCATTAGAATTTGAATATTTAAACCAATTGTAATCATAATCATCACATCCTATCCAAATATTTGTACCTCTATGTTCATCAATACTGGATAAAATAATATTCTCAGATGGTATAAACTCCGAAACTTGATATAAATAAATATCAGGAATATAGTAAAATATTTTTATATTTTCTTTTTCAATGTAATCTTTGATACTATAAAAATATATACAACTAAAAATGTGGTCACCTAAATGCCATTTATTCCAAAAATGGAGTTCTTTATTTGACATAATGTAATAATTCATATAATATTATATATTTATATTATTGATTTTTTATTTTATTTATTATATTTGTTGAACTTAAATTTTCAATATAATTAAAAAATAGAACTTCTTTTACGTGTTCTTTTCCAATAACATTACTTATATTATAATCAGAACCTTTTATCAAAATATCAGGTTTCAACATTTGTAGTATATTTAAAGGTGTATCATCATGAAATATTATAACATAATCTATAAAATCAAATAATGAAAGAATTTTAGATCTTTCAATGATATTATTAATTGGTCTATTTTCCCCTTTTAATCTTTTTATTGAGTCATCTGAATTCAATCCTACAATAAGTATATCACCTTGTTGTTTTGCGAATTTTAATAATTCAATATGTGCTGAGTGTAAAATATCAAAACACCCATTTGTAAACACAACATTTCTTTCTTTTGCTAATCTATTGATTTTGTCAATATTATAATCATATATAATTTTTTCAATATTGATGTTTTCTTCTATTTCAAAATATTCATTTATATCTTGCAAATTAGTATTATAATTTCCAATTACACTAATACTTTTTCCAGCTATATAATTAGCTACTTTACACGCTTTCAATAAATCTTTGTACTTCAAATATACATACGTTATTATAGTCAATACAATATCCCCTGCTCCAGTTACGTCGGTTAATTGTATTTTATTTTTATGTTTAATTTTATTATGAATATTATTTAATATAATTCCATCTTCAGATAGCGTCAATACAACATTTTTACATTCTATTTTACTTTTTATAGAATTTAATATTTTAGTAATATTCTTTTCTTGACAAATATTTTCTGCTTCATACAAATTAGGTTTAAATAAAAAACAACCTTTATATTTCATAACATTTTTTATTTTTGGGTCTACAAAATTTGGTATATTATTTTCATTACAATACTTGATTATTGTTTCACATAAATATTCTGTACAAACACCTTTATTATAATCCGATATGATAACCGCATCTATAGTATCTTTATGAAAAACGTATTCCACTATTTCTTTTTGTATATCATCTGATATATCATTATTATCTTCTATATCAAAACGAAATTGTAATTTATTATCTAAAAAAATTCTATTTTTTATTGTAGTCTTACGGGTTTTATCAATAAATAATTTATTATTAATATTTTTATTTTTCAATAAATTTGTGATAATTGTTCCATAACTATCATTCCCTATTACACTGATAATTTCAACATTTGTTTCTAGGTTTTTCAAATTTTGACAAACATTTCCTGAACCGCCAAGTTTATAATCATTATTCAAAATATCATAAATAGGAATATCTGCTTCCGCTGCTTTTCTAGTAATATGCGATATATAGTTAATATCAAGTATAACATCACCAATAACAAATATATTCATATGTTTATTTATTATAATTATATATTTAATATTGTATGTATATTATTTGAAGAATAAATTATTAAATAAATAATAGAATTATGGATTTGATTGAATTTGGTAATGACAAATATCCTGCTTTTCAAGCAAATGGAAATGCTTCACAATTCGCTATTCCATTTGCTATTCATTTTTGTAAAGGATATGGTTATGATATTGGGTTCTGTAAAGAAGAATGGAAATTTCCAAATGCTATAGGTATTGATATTGGATTAAATAATGGATTTCACGCAGATAATTTACCAGATAAAGAAGTTGATTATATATATTCAAGTCATTGTTTAGAACATGTTATTGAATGGGTAAAAACATTAGAATTATGGTTATCAAAATTGAAAAAAGGAGGAATATTATTTTTATATTTGCCTGATTTTAGTCAAAAATATTGGAGACCGTGGAATAATCGTAAACATAATCATTGTTTCACACCTTCTATTTTAGAGAGTTTTTTGAAAGATAAAAATATGAAGAATATAATGGTATCAGGTATTGATTTGAATAATAGTTTTATGGTTGTTTGTGAAAAATAATTTTTTATATGTAATAATATAAAAAATTAATAGTTTTATATATTAGTATAAATGAATGTTATTTTATTTTTATTGTTTTTTTTTCCATTAATTGAATGTTTTTTGAATATAAAATTTGGTAATAAATTCAATGTAAAAGATAAAGAATTCAAGCAACAATTGATTTATAAATTACCTTATTACAAGAAGCATATTGTGAATAAAATAAATGGATTTTATGGTTTGATTGGACCCAATGTAAATATTTCTACTGTAAATAATTTATTTGATTTATTTATTGGAGATGGTAATATTCAAGGCGTTTTTTTTGATGAAGGTAATATTACATTTGTAAAACATTTTATTAGAACAGATAAATTATTGTACGAAGAAAAAAATGGCATGATTCCTAATAATAATTTTATCAAATTAATGTTTATGACTTTGAGTAAAGTTAATATTTTACCAAATATTATGGGATTGGCTAATACTGCTATGATAAATGTAAAGAATAAGATATACGCTTTGTATGAACAAGATATTCCTTATTTATTAGATATTGATTTTCAGAACAAAAATATAAATACTATTTCAAAACAAAAGGTGAATTCAATTCAACATATTTCAGCTCATAGTAAATATATGAATAATTCCATTGAAACTATAGACTATAATGTTATGAAAAGTTCTCTCAATTATTATCAATTGAATGATAATTTCAATATTATAAATAGAAAAAAAATCAAAACAAAATATTTACCAGTTATCCACGATTTTATAGTTACAAAGGACAAAATGATCATTATGGATTCTCCGTTATGTATAGAGAAAAAAAAGATTTTCAAAAGGAGTATGCCTGTTTCATTGGACAAAAATCAGAATACATTGATTCATATATATGACAAAAAAAATGATAACATAGAAGTATACGATACAAACAAGAGTTTTTATATGTTTCATTTTGCTGATTATAGTGAAACTTTCAAAAAAATAGAAATATTTGGTTCTCTATATGATGAATTGAATTTTTCAAATTTGAATTTGAAAGGACACTATTGTAAAATCATAGTTAACAAGATAACGAAAGAAGTTGTTATAGAAAAAAATGAACATCTTGAAAAATATGATTTAGATTTTCCAATAAAATATGATAATAAAATTGTTTTTCGTAATGTTCATAATAGGACAATCAATGGATTTGTTATAGTACAAAAAATGAAAGTTATTAGAGAAATTATATACGAACATTTATTTATATGTGGAGAACCATCACTTATTAGAATTGAAGGTATACCTTATATTATATTTTTTGGTTATTCTAAAAAACAAAATAATATTGTTTTGTTGAATTTGTATAATTATCAACAAATTGAAATACCCATTCCAATAGAATTAAATATTGGATTTCATTCTATATTTATTCCAAATATGTGATTTTTTGTTGTTTATTTGATAATTCATATTTATCGTTTGTATTATCACGGTATAATGAATCCATATGATATATTGTTGGTTTCTCTATTATTAGTATTGTTTCTAATTTTGGTAATGATAATTGTTTATTTATTTGTTTTATTGATATATCTATATTATTATAATCAATTTCAATCTTAGATGCGATGATAGAATTGTATAATTTGTTTTTTGTTAGTGACATTGTTATATTTTTTTACATTATTTTTTATATTCAAACAATTTCAATTTTCACAAGTAAACCTACATAAAAACAACTCTTGCTATATAATAAATGTTTTTATTATTGCTTTTTCTACCATTTTTAACTGGGTTTATCTTGAAAAGCGGTAAACATAATGATAATCATAATACAAAACCTCATAGTGTTACCATGTATTTGAAAGATTACGATAATACACCTTTTTTGAATTTATTGAATTATAATTTAGATATTACAAAAAAATATAATTTTACTCCAGTATCTATAGATGAAAAATTTATGACTGAAAAAACAGATAATGGGTTTGGAATATTACGTAATTATTGTTTCAAAAACAAAGAATTTCGTAAAGTTAGGTTCACTTACTTAGATATGAAATCAAAAATTCAATATTTTAGTTTGGTATTACACCCAGACTATCATTATGATGTGCCTATATTGAATTTTGAATTGATTTCATATAATAATGAAAAAATTGTTTATATTATGAATATGGTCAAAATGGATAATACAAAAACTTATAATGACCAATATGTTATACCTTTTATAGACGCGAAAAAAAAATATCCAGAATTGAAAGAAAATCTTGCTATAAAAATGTCTAATTATTCTATTTTTGGTAATTACATTAGTGAAGCAATTTTATTAGGTAATTTCGTTCAAAAAAATAAAGACTTAGATAAGATAGAAAATGTTTATAATAATATTGTATTTCCATCGTTTGAAGATTTTATAGGAATTTATTTTGGCTTGTTTGAGAACGCAACTCTTATGTATAATGATGATTTGGTAAATATCAAAAATAGACATAAACTATTTGATATGAAAAAAGCGTTTGTGGAATCTCGCTATGATATTCGTAAATATTTTGATGATAAATGGTACATGTCTATGTTGTATGATTTTTTCTATGATTTGAAAATGGATGAAGATGATGATGTATAAATTATATAATAATTAAGTGATTATTATATAATAGTTTTTACAATTTTTATTATTTCAAACGCCCATATTATTATTTTATTAAAGTGTAATAAAGGTTATTTCTTATTATATATAAAATGGGTGTACATCATCTAGATAACTGGAAACAATATTTAACAAATGACGATTATAATTATTTAATACAATTTGTAGAAAATGTTAAAAATAATATTTCAAATGATAAAATGATTATTTTATCTGGACCACCAAGAAGTGGTAAAACTACATTAAAAAATGACATTCAAGAATATTTGAGTGATGAAATTTGTGGCAATATGCCGATATATGATGTGGGTGAAATAATTTATAATGAAAATATAAATAAACTAGGATTTTTTTGTGGAATTGATGAAATACGTACTAGTAAAAAAAATAATATAGCAATTATTAATTTAATTAAATATAAACAATCTTTATTAGCAGATACAAATGATATAGAAAAAGTAAATAATAAACTTTTAGAATTTTCCAAAATTATCAATATGGAACATGTTTTCTAATAATTGGAGTTTCATGCGCTGTGCGGATTGAAACATTCAATTGCGTAAATGATAAAAGGGAAAACAAACTTAAAACCATTTTTTTAATTCCAATTGTTTGTATTCGCGGTCATGGTGTCTTGGTAATTCCAATGGAACAACCAATGAACTTTGGTCTTGACAATACTTCATATATGCCATTGCCTCATTATACACATTAGGGACGGCATAATCTAATACCAATTGGTTCAAGCGCTCTACTTGTTTTGTAATATTTGTCTCATTATGTTCAGCATATTGTAAATACAAACTTCGCATAATAATCTTCAAATTATCAATGTTTTGTTCTGGTATAACATATTTGTTATCCGACATTTTATACACTCCAGCACGTAATCCATTTTGTATTATTTGGATATTTCCAGCCGAAAAATATACTTGAGCTAATGTATTTGATTCCCAAACACCACCTAAAGCTTCGCGAAATTCAGTCGCTTTATTTCTGATAGCAATTTTTTCTTGCATTTGAAAACGGATATCTGGAGAAGGAGGCTCAATTATATTGACACGCCCATTATATTTTTCTAAATTTAAAATAGTATTTATATTATCAAATAATTCTGCTTTCAAAGACATTTATAAATCTCTTATAATGTTTCATAAGAAATAAATATTAGCAAAAAAGGAAATACATAAAAAATCTTACAAAATGATAACAAAAAACAGTAAATAAATATTTTAGGAACTAATGGTTTTGAATAGAAAAATATATATTTCTATAATATAATGGATTTCTATAGTATAGTTTTAATAGTTGCTATTGTTTTATTGATATTAGTTTTAACTTTTCTAGCTATTAAAATGAGCACAGCAAAATATTATAATCAAAGCAATGTAGCATTTCCACCAGTTATGAGTACTTGCCCTGATTACTGGACAGTGGATGGTAGTTATTGTAAAGTACCAGTTAATGGTAAAACAAATACTGGTTCAATATATAACACTACTGGGGTTTCGGTTTTATCAACAGCAAATACATTTGGTTATGATATTGGAAAAAAAGCTTTCAATTCTTTTGACACTAAATGGGGAACATCAGGTAAATCATCTGTATGTCAACAAAAAGATTGGTGTGGCAAATACAATATTATATGGGATGGCGTTAGTAATTTTAATAATTGCTAAATAAAATATATTAAATATATAAAATATTATAATTTATATATTTACTAATGAAATATGAATATTTATCTATTATTTCATCAACATTCATTATTATAGGTTATTTGCCCGAGATTTATTTATCATTTTATCAAATAAAAAATATAGATTCAACAAAATATTCTTCAACATTATGGTTATTGGGTGGCATATTAGGAACAATATATAGTGGCATCAATAATACAGATACATTTATAATTGCTAGTTATTCTATTAATACAACATTGAATTTATTGACTGTAAGTTGTAAGCTATATTATCATTTTCGCAAAAATACTAATTTACCTTCATTGAAAAATGAACAACACGTGGAGGTTCTCCAAATGTAAAATCATTTTTGGATAAAGCAACTTTGTTTTTGAATAAATAATAATTTATCAATGGGTTCATACCAAACCCTCCTGAAATAACCACTTCATAATTCATTTCCATTATTTCATTAGTTAATATTCGCATATTATTTATTTCTGGTAATAAATCGTTATTTTGTATATAAACAGCACTTTTCAATATTTCTATATTATCTGTTTGCTCATATTCTTTTAATAATTCTCGTATGTTCTCAATATATTTATATATAGCATCTTGTTTCTTTTGTATTAATTCGTTTTTATGCGAATTATTATAATTCTCATTATGTCTGTCAAGTAATTCTTTGAACATTACACTATCAAAATTATATTCCTCCAATTTCTTTTTGAATATAGCAACTGATTTTTCTTCATTTTTATAATTAAATAAATTATCTAATTTTTCTCTTATTATATCATCTTTTAATTCATCTACGTGTTCTTTAAATTTATATAACAAATCTATGTTTGAACCAAAATTGCCGGAAAATATTTCTATTTTTAATTTACAAGGATTTTGTGTATCACCACATATTGCCATATATCTATTATCTTTTTTTGAAAAGATGGTTCCTACAGGTCGTTTACAGTAAACACACGCGGGTTTCAATTGTAATATTTTTTGTCTGGCTATTTTTTTGGTTGGTGAACTGTAAAAAATTTGCCGTTTTGATTCTAATAATGATTTGTCATAATTTTTTTTTAAATGAAAATAATGTTTCAAACTATCTTCATAACCGATTTGTTGTAATAATGAGTGTTCTTCATCTTCTTGTTTTCTTGTTTTTCCAGTAGGTATTTTTGGTGAATTGCGAAACTCTATACTTGGGTTATTATCATAATTAAAATCTCTTAAATTTTCAGGTAGGTTTTCAATAATTGTCAATTTATTATAAGAACAATTGAGAACATTGAGTTTGTTTAATCCTCTTAAATCAAGACTTCTTAATTGGTTATTTTCACAATTCACCACCATTAATTCAGAAGGTAGGTTCTCAAGCGATATAATTTGATTATGCCCGATATTTATCTCTTCTAAATCTTTTAAATTTGTAAAATCGATATTTGATAAATAATTATATTTTACTTCTAAATGTGTTAGAGAAGTTGGTAAATCATTCAATTCAAATAACAAGTTTTTATCAATATCCAAATGTGTAACCCCTTCTGGTATATTTATAAGGTTTGTTATTTCACCCTCTGATAATATAATTGTTTTTACATTGGAGAACCCATCTTTTAAAATAGAAAAATCAATATCACCTTGTAATGGTTCTCGTATATCCAATATATTTGTTCGTTTATTTGTCTTTTCTAAAATATCTTTTAATCTTTCTTGTGCTGTATTATTTTCTTTTATTATATCTTCCCTTTGTTGTTTTATAACATTCATTTTTCACAATATAATTATTATATTATATAGATAATATATATCAAGAATTTGACGTTTATTTCATATTTTACAAATTCAATACATTGATTACAAATATATTATTTATAATTCATAAAATCTATACCTAATATGTAGGCAAATTATTTTGTTTCCAAAAAAATATATATTTCACTATTTTATAGATATGTCGAGATCTTCTGAAAAACATAGACATCATAAAAGCGACCATCATGAGAAAGATTGTAAAGATAGTAAGAAAGGAGCTACTGGACCCACTGGTCATCAAGGTAAGCGCGGGCATACTGGTGCTACTGGTGCCACTGGGTTTACTGGTGCTACTGGTGCTACTGGCGATATGGGATCAACCGGTGTTACTGGTGCTACTGGCGATATTGGTGCTACTGGAGCCACTGGTGCTACCGGTGCTACTGGAGCCACTGGAGCCACTGGAGCCACTGGTGCTACCGGTGCTACTGGAGCCACTGGAGCCACAGGGTTTACTGGTGCTACCGGTGCTACTGGTGCCACTGGTGCTACTGGTGCTACTGGGTTTACTGGTGCTACTGGTGCTACTGGGTTTACTGGTGCTACTGGTGCCACTGGGTTTACTGGTGCTACTGGTGCTACTGGTGCTACTGGGTTTACTGGTGCTACTGGTGCTACTGGGTTTACTGGTGCTACCGGTGCTACTGGTGCTACTGGGTTTACTGGTGCTACTGGTGCTACTGGGTTTACTGGTGCTGCCGGTGCTACTGGTTCTACTGGGGCTACTGGTGCTACATCTATTGTTGGTTATGCTGAATATATACACTCAACACAATCTCCAAATGATAATATTCCCCCAGGAACAGCTTTTACAATAGATACAGAAGTTTATAATACTATTCCATTATTCATCTCTTATAATGCTGGTGCTGGTGGCACAGTATTTACATTAACTCAAGGTGCTTACGTAATTGATTATGAAATGAGTTTGTCATCAGCTGGATCAGTTGCCATTTATACTGGTCCCAATGCTTCATCATTAACTATTGATAACAATACAATTTCGGGTTCAACTACAGCAACTACGTGGATACACGGTCGTGCCATAGAATATGTTTCAACAACATTAGTTATAGCCATTTCTTCTGTAGTTGGTACTGCGAATGTAACAACAACCGGCACATCAAGTTCATATATAATCCGTTTGATTATATTGAAAATTGCGTAAAACAAAAATCTCTATATACATAATCGTAAAAAATTGAATTACTTTTTATTAATCTATTGTAAGTATCAAAACAAAACGAAATAAATCAAAGATGTCATCAAATATTATCAATCTCTACATTCCTCGTATTTTGGGAAATATTAAAAGAAATACAATTGTCAATACATTCAGTAATATGAACATTGGTGATATTTTCTATATTGATATGTATAAAAAAATGAATGAAAATAATAATCCCTATTACTTTGCTTTCATATCAATCAAATTATATGATAACAAAAATGCTGAAAATTTAGAAAAAACATTGAATGAAAAAGGTTCAACCCGTCTTATTTATGATTATGGAAAAAACCATTATTGGGAAGTGAAAAAACATATAGACCGTTCATTGCGCAATCGTGTTCCATCTCCTACATCGGTATCTGATATTGGATTATTTGAAAATGAAATTCATAACAACCAACCTAACAAAAATGTAAGTTCACTATTAAACACAATTTTTACAAAAAAAGATAAAGATGATTTAGAAAAAGAGTACGAAGAATTAGAAAAAGAAATCAAAATTATTTGTAATGATAATTGGATACCCATTTATAGTTTTTAAAAAATGGAAATTTATAAATTGTAAATTATAATTAAATAAAATCAAAAAATCATTCAATATGAATGATTTTTTTATCGGTTACAATTCAATAAATTTATAAACTATATTTTCTAAAGTAAATCTATACATGTCGTTAAATGTTAACAGTCATGCGTTTAATATAGAGAAATTAAGAGTTGATTTTGAAAATATTATTACTTTGAAACTAGAGATTGCGAAAACAAAAGCATCTGTTGCTGATAATTTAAACCAATTGAAAGGTGTATACAATGACTTATTGAGGAGTAATTCTAAAAAAATTTTCTTATTTTGTTTGGATTCGTTTTATTTTCAATACAAATCATTCGCTATGGAAATGGATAATATTGATAAATTCCGTTCTTTGTTAAATAATCGTATGTATTGTGATTATTACAAATTATACAATATCATATTATCAAATATAAAAGATAATAAAATAGAAATTTCAATTGAAGGACTAGAAACAAAAGCATATCCACCTTACAAAGATTTGGAACCATTCCAAGAATACAAATTAGATGATATCAAAGATATTCACGCAAATATTTTATTGATATTGAATACATTATATAATGAATGTAACAAAAAAAAACATACAATTGATAACTATAATGATAATCACCGTATTGGGTTCTCTATTTCTAATTTGATTAACACATTACATTATGAAAACAATATTTTGAAAGAACAAGTATCATTATATGTTAACTATGTATCTTTTTTCCATATTTCACAAAAAAAACAATTGAACCGGTTGTTTATGAGAATTACTGATTTTTGTAAGGAAGTAAAAGATAACATAAATATTAATCGTACATTCTCCATTGATGATATAGATCAAGAAGAGCGGTTAAATCGGTTTTTTGATATAGGAGAACAAAGTGAAATTAATAAAATTTTAGAAGATTATGATTTCAACGGTGATAATACTGAAAAAATAATTGATAAAATAGATAATGTTTTTCGTAAAAATGAAACAACCGAAATTTCTTATGATAATAGAATAAATGATAATCTGAATATTATACTAGAAAAACTAACCACTAAAACTAGCGGAAGCAATGTTAGTGAAAGTAGTAAAAATGCTAATAATCTAATCAATGCGTAAAAATTTCTAATTATTGTATATATATTCCAAATTATATACAATGGAAAATAAAGAGAATGTCAATTTAGATGAAAACAAGAATATTTTGTCAGGAAAAAGAGATAATATTGATTCAGTTAGTGTATCACAATCTCAAATGAATAGTCAACCCAAAAAAAATATTGAATGGACGCCCGAAAATGAAATGATTATGGTTGAATGGTGTGATGTAGCCCAATGTTATAAATGGTTGAATAGTCAAGCACACAAAAATTATTCATATATGCATGCTTGGTTTACAATACCAGCAATTACATTATCTACTATAAGTGGTACCGCATCATTTGCCCAAGCTAGTTTACCCCTTAACTATCAAACTTATGCGCCTATGATAATTGGTGCGTTGAATATTTTTATTGGTATTTTGACAACAATACAACAATATTTGAAAATATCAGAATTAAATGAAGCACATCGCGTTTCGTCTATTTCTTGGGATAAATTCGCACGTAATATTAGAATAGAATTAGCTAAAGCTCCAGCAGAACGTACAGAAGCGAAGCAATTCATTAAAATTTGCCGCCAAGAGTTTGACCGTTTGATGGAAACAAGCCCTACTATTCATCAAAAAATAATTGATCAATTCAACCGGTCATTACGTGGTAAAGAAAACTCTGAAGAACGCAAACGTTTTGAAGAATTGAAGAAGCCTGATATTTGTAATATTATTATTAGTGCGAATGAATATAGACATCCGTGGTATTTAGAACAACCATCCTTACATAGTGAAACTCGCGATGAAGATGATATGTTTGAACAAGAGAACCTTGCTATCAAAATAAAAGAAGAAGAGATTAATGAAAAAGAGCGCATATTAATAGAAAGAGAACAAGCTGAGAATGAGAAAAAAGCAAAAAGAGAAAGAGCACATAACATGTTCAAAAAAGGGTTTTTAGAATTGACCAACAAATTGAAACAACAAAGCAAAAAGTTAGAAGATTATATTTATACATTCAATAGTATGTATGGTCGCAAACCTATTATTGAGGAAATCAAACTTTACGCGGAACCTTTTATTGAAAGTGGTGAATTAGAAATAGAAGCATTAAACAAATTTTTGGAAAAATACAATCCTGATGGCGTAATGAATACAGTTTGATAGCGTTATTCGCGGATTGGTTCGTAATGACCACCAGTCCAATATACTTGGATAGTTTTTTCATAACTCTGGTTCAATGGTACAAATTCAATATCTTTTCCATCATGATTTCTGTAATTTTTCACTATTATTCGCAAACTCCATATAGAAGATGCTGCCTGTATTTCTATTGCCCCACCCCAAGTACTAGTATTACGCATATCACGAATATAATTTGTGTTTTCTAAATCCAATACAAAGTTTGTGTCCAAACCTTCTATGATAGCTTTATTTTCTTCCAAATAGTCGCATATTTTTTGCCGAATATTATAACTATTTTCTGGTATAAAATAACTCAAACTATTGAACAAACAAGACATTATATATGCTGTATAATAACAACATATATAATAAATTTTACACTATTTTTGTTATTTTTATGGTTCTTGAACTGGTTTGGTTGGTATAATCACTTCTGTTGTTTCTTTTGTCAGCGAAGTTTCCATTGGTGGAAAAACATAATTTGTTGTAATTTCAGTAAATCTTCTGAAATCCTTGATACACCATAACTGTTTGAAATTTTCAAAAAAGTAAATACAACTATATTTATAATGACTTTTTGGTATGTCTTCTTGAGGTACACCATCAAAACTCACATCATCGTCTTCATCTTCATCAAAATTAATATATTCTATATCCTTACTGATATTTAATACATATAACGATTTATCAATAAAGGTAGCATAACGCTTAATCATTCTCAATCGTTTCAAATCTTCTTTTTCAATGGGGTCGGTTGTAAAAAATAGACAATTATTTCCAAAAACATAATGTAAAATTCTATGATTATCTATTCCTTTTTCTGCGTCATCAACATAAACGTTTATATAATCAGATTCGTCTTCATTCAATTTACATAGATACAAACAACAAGGTATATTTATTCTATCACCATTCTCATCTGTAATATAAGCAATAAATTCATTGTCGTGGAACATTTTTGGGATATTTTCATCTGTAAAATTATTTCCATATACTTTCTTTTCATTGATAAATTCATCTAAAATACACCATAATTGTTTATCGTTTTGTTTCAAATTAAAAAAGGTGCTATCAAAAAACGCATATATTATACCATTATTTTCAATATACCCTCTATATGCTCCATTAATAATATCATCACTAACATCTTCAGTTAAATTTTTGAATTTTTTAAAACATTCATTCTCAAAAATATCACTTGGTTCTTCTTCTGTATTATCAAATGAAGATGTTTGTAGTAAAAACCCTGGAAATGCTAGCACATTTTTATCTTGATTTTCACTTATTTCTAAAAAAAACTGTAAAAATGGTTCTTTACTTTTTCCATTGATATTGAAAATACAAAATCGTACTTCAAAAGGTGTATCGTTTTCATTTTTACCTAAAGTGTAACTGAAATCACGATTTAAATTTTCATTGCTCAAATAATAATACTTTTTGTTGTTGAATTCATAAGATTTTTTTTCAATAAAAAAATGTCGCATTTTGTTTGCTTGAAATTGTGTAAACATATTCTTGAAACTGGATAAATCAGTTTTTGAAAAATCCATTGTTTTTGTATTTTCTGGTTTTGTCTCATTTTTCTTTGATATTTTTGTTTTTTTTTCATTGGAACATAATTTATTTTGAACATATTCTTTTTTTTTGAAATCCGTAATAGGCATTTATAATTTGGATAATTATATATATACTTGTTTATATATTTAAGTTATTTTGAAAAGTTATTTTGTAAATATATTTATTTATTGTTTTGCTAAAATATATTTTGTTAAATAATATAAAAGATAAACATATTATATATTATACAAGCTAGTATTACTATCATATTTGATAACAGTTTTTAACTCTATAAAGTCTTACTTTAAAAATGTACTATGACGACCATTTTGATCCAACACAACCAAATGAAGTAGGTTTCCCTCCTTACGAAAAACAAAGTATTTATAATAATGATTATGACGACGACAGCACTTCAACTGGTACAATTGTAAATAAGAAAACCAATTTAAAACCATTAGATAAGAATTATCATAAGATTACATTACAACATAAAATAATTACAAAGAAAAATGGTAAACAAAAACCTGATACAGTTGAATTATATGATACTAGTTTAACACCTGGTAGTATAATTCGTGATGCGGTTACTGGTAGTCGTATGTCCAAATTGAAGGTTGGTTCACGTGATGAAAATTTCTTTTTCAAAACACGTTTAAGCATTGTTGGTACAGATTTGTTTGATAACAATACATTTTACTTTGATAGTCCGGAACAATTTGAACGCATAATGTATATACCTATTTCACAAGAAGTGAAAGAAGCTTGGCATTCACGATTAATTGAAGAAAGATTACGAAGAAGCAGTAAACAAAAATAAAGAAAAACAAAGAAAAACAATCAAAAAAATTGAATAAAAATATTACTTTATCTATTATATAAAGTAATATAATGAAATTATTTATACTATTATTAGGGTTTGTTACAAAACACAGAAACTACAGGAATGAGAATAAATTATATAATATGAATGAATTATACGATACAAATGAAATTCAAAGTTATCGATTGAATATATTCAAAGAAAATATTCCATATTTGAAATTCAAACCAAAATATCTTATTGAGTCTGGTTACGATGCGAGATTTAATATGAAAGAAGATAATGATATTTCACTAGCTTGTATTAACCGTTTATATTACTTGTATGAATTATTACAATATTTAGAGAGCAATAACAATGAAAATGATAAAATAAAAGTTATTGAAGAATATAATAAATATAGTGATACTACCTCGTTTGTGCCAGACATTAGCGCAGGTGGATTATTGGATGACTGGGACAAGGAAGATAGTTTTTTATAAAATAATATAAATATTTTATTATATACTATAAAAATGGATATTTCAAATAATGAACCAAAAAAAGATGAGCAATATGTAAAATTAAGAAAACTTATTCACGATATTCGTAATATGTTACAATTGACTGAAGAAAATAAAACTTTTATTGAAGGATTGATGGAAAAAGAAAAAATGGAAATTATTTTAGAATATGATAAAATAGTACAAGTATTGGTTCAATCAATTTATACAAATATGTAATTTTTACAAAGAAAAATAATATAAAAGTTTTTTTTTATATTATTGTTATATAATGTCTAATAAAACACCTATTTTCGCGATTGCTGTATTTGATAATAAAAAAATAAAAGGCATTGTATATTTTACTGAAAATCTATCTAATAATACAGTTGTTATTGATATACATATTGAAGGATTGAAAAAGAACGGTCTTCATGGATTTCATATTCATGAATGTGGAGATATGAGTGAAGAATGTGAAAGTATGTGTGCTCATTTTAATCCATATGGAAAAAATCACGGTTGTCCTGGTTCAAAAGAACGACATGTAGGTGATTTAGGAAATTTAATATCTAATCAAAATGGTATCGCACATTATCAACGTATTGATGATATGATTAAATTACGCGGCACAAAAGCTAATATTATAGGTCGTGGTTTAATTATTCACGCTGATGAAGACGATTGTGGTTTAGGAAATCAACACGACAGTTTAACTACAGGTCATTCAGGTAAACGTATAGCTTGTGCTATTATTGGATATGCGAAGCCACCAAATAAATAAAGTTTTTATTATATAATGTAAATATAATATATATTATATAATTTATAAATGAATAGTCCAAATGTCCCTATGAACGCATATATTTTTATTGGTGTCGCATCTTTAGTATTAGCATTTGTTACAATTTTAGATAATAAACCAGCAGAAAGTCAATCAAGTACTGAAGCTCAAGAATCATCTTTCACTGATTATTTACCATCATTCAATGGAACAAATAACAATTCTGGTGCTACAGAAACTGTAGAACAAGCAAGTGAATATCAAGCACCTCCTGAACCAGCACCTCAACCAGTTTCTCAACCACAAAGTTATGATATGTTTAGTACAAATATGAATTCTGACCAAGGGTTAGCACAAAATGAATATCAAGCACCTCCTGAACCAGCACCTCAACCAGTTGCTCAACCACAAAATTATGATATGTTCAATACAAATATGAATTCTGACCAAGGATTAGCACAAAATGAAAACGTTGGATTTCAACAACCACAAGGTCAACCAACGCAACAACCACAACCAGTAACAAATCCTTTGTATGGTGGAAAAAATAGAACTGGTAAAAAAACAGATAAAAAAGCGAAAAAACATAAAAAAACAAAGAGTTACAAAGGAAAATAAAAATGTATAGAAAAGCAAATAAAAATGAATTATTTACATAACTTTAGATAAATTCCGTTGAAAAAAAGCATTTACTTGAGCTACATCAGCGCCTATTACTACATCGTCTGGAACATAATTATGGTTGTCTTTATAATAACATAATATAGCAGGAATACCATTAACCATTTTTTTTGATTTCAAAAAAGCATAAATATCAAAACTTTCATCTACATCAATGAGTGCGCATTGTACTTTATTATTTGTTTTATTAAACCACTCGTTAACTAAACCTTCTATTTTTTTACAAGGCCCACACCAATCAGCACCGAATTTTATTATAAATAAACCTGGGTTTTGCTTTAATAATTCAGCAAAATGGTTTCTATTTTCTATTTCAGTCAATATTGGTAATTGAGACATATTGTTATATAATATTGTATATAACAATACATTTATATTTTTTACTTGCTATATATATTTTCTTTATTTTCTACATACTTTTACGCAACGGCATTTTTTTGTACTACGATTACGATGCTTGTTTGTTGGACATTTTTTTGATTTTTTTTGAGCTCTCTTTTTTTGTGTTTTTCTTCCTGGCATAATATACTATATTTATATAAAAAATTTTCATAAAAATTACAACAAAATGTTAGAATAAATAAAAAAATTTCTTTTTTATTTACAAATAATAATCTATGAATAGTGAAAATCAACAAACACATAATCTAAATATTCATATGTATAATTTACAAGAAATATTAGGGTTATTTGATTTGAACTATGATATTTCCATAGAGGATTTGAAACGTGCTAAAAAGAAGGTTCTTATGTTACATCCTGATAAATCTAAACTATCTGCTGAATATTTCCTTTTTTATAAAAAAGCATTTGATATTGTAATACAATTTTATAAAAATAATAATAAACAAAATCAAGAAATTACAGAAGAAACTACTAAATATAATCCTTTAGTCAATGATTTCAATAAATCCACTTACAAACAAGTGAATTCTGTTATCAACAAAATGAGACACGACGAATTTAACGAGAAATTCAATCAATTATTTGAAACAAATATGGCTGAAAAACCGAATCAAAATCGCAATGAATGGTTCTCAAAAGAAGAGCCTATTTATAATATTGAAAAAAATGTTTCTGTTAATAATATGGGTTTAATTTTGGATAATATCAAACAACAAAATTCTGAAATTGTCCGTTATAGTGGTGTTCGTGAATTGTATGTTTCAGGTGGGGTAGGAACCCGATTATATGATGGTGATGATGATGAAGACGATGCTGCTGAACAATATGTGAGTAGTGACCCTTTTAGTAAATTAAAATTTGATGATTTACGAAAAGTCCATAAAGACCAAACTGTTTTTGCTGTGAGTGAAAAAGATATCCATAATATTCCTCAATATTCATCTGTAGACCATTTTGTTAGAGAACGAGGTAAACAACCTTTGACGCCATTAGAAAAACAAGATGCTGAATATTATTTAGAAATGAAAGATAAACAATATCGTGAAAAAATTATGCAAAAAGAACATTCTGCGAATTTGAAGTCTATGGAATATGCTGAAAAAAATAAGACAGTTTTGTCTAATTTTTTAAGATTGGGAAATTGATGTGTTTGTGTATTTTTTTGAGTTTTTCATATCTAAAAGTTTATCGGTAAATCATCTCTTATTAAAAATGCTTCGCCGTTTCTATTCCAACTCACTACTAGAACAATGATTTCTACACCATTTCGGGTTGCTTCATAGAATGCTTCTCTATATTGTGGGTCTATAACTGATGGTTGAAAACTGGTAACATCAGTTCGTTGAATTACATAACACATTAAACATCTTGTATTTTCATACATATTTTTAATAGCAGTCAATTCTTTTATATGTTTCAATGCCCTTGGACTAATAGTATCATTTGTTTTTTTTCGGTATCCATCAGGAAAATATGCGACTTTTGAATTTACATCATAATTATCATAATTTTTGTTTTTTCGGTCTTTTGATGTGATATCTTCATAGTCTGCTAATGGGACATTTTTTATTTCCATAATAAAACGTTTTCCTTCTTCATCTATTCCTGAAAAATCAAATCGCGAATCTACTACTCCATCTATAAATATTGCTGTTTCACGTCTATATTCTTGTATGTTTTTCAATTTTGATAAGAAATTGTTTTTCAATGCGTTTTCTACTAATTGTTCGGCCAATTTTGGATAAATCCCTATAATTTGTTCTTGATTTTTTTCGGTTTTCACTGATAAATAAATTCTATATTCACATTTTTTCTTTTGTATTTTGTTAGTTTCATCATTTTCTTGTTCATTTTCTTGTTGTTTCTTTTTTTTACTTTGTTGTTTTTCTTCTTGTTTAGTCATTAATATAGTGGCGCCTACTTCAGCCAACCCACAACAACCCAATGACGCACTATGAGCTAATATTTCATTTTCTTCAAATAATACATCAGCTACATAGGGTGATTTGATTACTTTTGATGGTCGTTTTGTTATTTGCCCTTCCACTAAATTATCTATTTTCATAAGGAGGTTTGACATTGTATATTATTTCTTGTTTTGTTTCTCAATAAAACAAGAAAAAGAATTTCAATTTTTTACCCTTTCATAAATAACCAACGTTTATCTGCGTCAAGCATTAACCCCCTATAATCAACTACTTTTTCTTCAATATCACTATAACTTTCACATTGAACTACTGTAAATGGAAAAATCATATACCATTTGTCTAGGCGCTGTAATTGTTTCCAATACATGTCTAAAGCATATTGTTGTTTATTATTTGGATTTTTTAATAACCCCTTTACACTTTCGCGAAAATTTTTTATCAAAACATCAAAATAATGTCGTTTTACAATATAACCTGTTGTCGTTTGACAATTGGATACGCGAATACAATAATCGGTCGTTTTTTCGTATGGAGGAACATTGTTTCCACCAATTAATAAAACATCCCATTCTATATTTTTATTATCGTAAAATTGCTGTAAGTTGGTTAATAAAGTATTTGGATTCAAAAAGGTAATATCATCTTCGCAAATGAATACGTATTCGTAATTTCGTTCTTTCGCTAATTCTAAACATAATATATGACTCATTGTACAACCAATTGCTCCTGCTGTTGTTTTTATAGCATTGAAACGTTCTCCTTGAACACCTATTTTTGCTAATTCTTTTGTAACATGCTCTAATCTATCTTTACGATGTTCTAAATTAATATAAAACGTATTTTTTAGTAATTCCATCTTGATTGTATTTTTTATATTATAATTATATTTTTAATATTTTTCATCTTCAATAATAATATTTCTAACATAAGTATTCATTTTACAAATATTTTTTAATTCTACATCATTCTTTTTTATATATTTTTCTTTGATATCATTGTCTTCTATATTCAAATATAATTTTTCACTTATTTGTATAGTATCTGGAAGAGTACTTGTTTGTAATCTTGCTGAAACATTTACAGTATTACCAATGACACATAATCTTGGTTTATCTATACCTAATATTCCTAATTGAACTGAACCAATATGAATGCCTATTCTCAATTCTAATTTATAAGACGGTGCTACTATATTCTTGGTTTCAACTATTAATTTTTCTGCGAATTCTAATATTTCTTTTATGATTATTTGTGAATCATATTGATTATTCAAATCTCCTACAACCATGTAACTATCACCTATAGTTTCTATTTTTTGTAAAGAAGAATAATTTTGTATCAATTTATCAAATCTAGTATACATATCTTTCAATATCATAAAAACAACGATATCCATATATGTTTTGGCTATTTTGCTGTAGCTCACAATATCAGTAAATAAAACACACACATTTTTATATTTTATAAATTTATTTTTTTTATTTATAAAATGATTAGAAAAATTATATGGTAATATGTTTTCTAATAATTGTTCTTTTTTCTTTAAATTATCATATTCCTCTTTTGAAATATAGATATTATCAGGAGTATATGGGGTTATTATTGATTTTTCAATTTCTATTATATAATAAATTAATATGATATTATATTGTTTACAAATGTTATAATTGTAATTATAAATCTATTGTTTCTGGTATAGCCTTATCTTTCCAATAATGAGTTAAAATAACTACACCTTCATCATTGACTGTTACTGCTTTTTCATGGTCGCTTTCTTGTTCATAATATAATTTGAATTCAAAATCATAAAAATTTGTATAAACAATTTTGAACATATTTGCTGTAATAATATAATAATTTTTCATTAATTCATCGTTGTTTATTTCATATATATCTTTTAATGCTTCATACATAATTTTATTTTTTGGAACACAACCAATAAACCCTTGAAATACTGTTCCTTTTAAATATGAATTTACTGAAAAGAATTGATATTCTTTTGTGATATTTTCTATATTGTCTTCAATCATAGCATCACTATCTATATAAACACCGCCTTCGTTATATAAAAAATAATATCTAAATAAATCCGCTTTATGTTCTCCTGATTTTAAACTCCAAAATTTGTTTATTATTAAAGGGAATTCTGCTATTGGGTTATTAATAAAGTATTGTAGGATTTCTCTGTCTGTAAAATGTTTATATTCCCAATTTGGGGCTTTTTTTTTTATCATTTCTACAACATAATTCGGTAATTTTTCTTTGGATGTTTGAACTATGGTTTTTGGTATAGTCATTATAGAGTATTAAACCATTTTATTTTTACTATTTTGACGTTTTACACGAGAAAAAATAGTAATACCTTTTCTGTTTTTTCTTCTCCTTCTTCTTGTTTTCGTTTGTTTTTTACCACCATTTTTATATTCAGAAATTGTATTATGGTTTCTTATTTTTTTTACCAAAGTTCTATTGTATTTTATTATAGGTTTTATAATTTCAAATAAATCTCCTAAAAATTTTGCTTTTTCATTGCTATCAATCAATGAGACAAGAATATTAAAATATTCTTTTGTAGTTTTTTCAATATCTATTTCTGGAAAAAGTTCTAATCTTTTTCTTTCCAATGATTCAAAATTATTATTTATTTTTTTTAATTCTTCTATAATGTAATTATCATAATTATCAAGAATTTTTGAATATTTTTCTTTTTTTGCTATTAAACTATTAACACTTTTTTTGTTGATTTTATTTGTTAATAATTCAATATTTTCTTTAATATTTTCTTTATTAGTAGTTTTCAAATAAGTTTCTATAGCATTTCTACATAAAGATATCAATTTATCAAAATTCATATTTATGTATTCAGCATTATATATTTTTTCATTTTTATAATCAATTGAAACATATCCGAGATTATTATACCATGATTCACCCTTCGTTACTATTTTCAAAATTGCTAAATCAATATTAGAATTATACATTTTAACTTCAGAAGTATCAAGCAAAGTAATATATTGTATATTTTTCATTGATTTCGCTAATTCTTCTATTTTGCTCAATAAATTTGTTCCACTATTTTCCCCACATTTTGACAATTTTTCAATACGAATATTGTCTAATAAAAAATGTATAGTCAAACAATCTTCGTTATTTTTGGTTTCTATTTTATATTCATTATCATTATCATTTATATTTTTCACATCATATAAATCGCTTGTGAAAAAATTATAAATATTATTTTCCATCTTATAATATAATTATAATAAATTATTATATATTTTCTTAGAATTTTGTATCATTTTTCTTTTTGTAGTTCTCTTTATAAAAATTAAACCTTATTTGAGAATAACACTTTTTTTATCCAATACTACTTCTTTGAGAACATTTCTCATTATTTTATCGCGGTATTTATCTTTTTCATCTTCACCTTTTCCTCCCAAAGCAACAGCAGCCAATTTGAAAAAATATTCGTTTTCCTTGGTATTGTTTTCCCTACATACTGGATATTTTTCCTGCCAGTTATGATGTTGTACCAAATTCAATTCTGCTATTTTGTCAATTGTCCATTTCAATTTCTGCTTTTCATTGTTCTCTTTTTCCCATACATTATTGTCTTTTATATATACTGTTTCGCGTTTTAGGTCTGTACAATGAATGGGTAGTTTCTCTGTTTCCAGTTTTTTGAGTTCTTTTATGAAAATACGCGAAATACCATCTACAAAACCTAATTTTCCAGTTGTTTCAAAGTCGTCCGTGGTTAATTGTAATGAATTGATAAAATCTACTATATTCATAGCATCTTTACACGTTTCATTTAAGAAAAATTGTAGGTTGAATTGATTATTTGTTGTATTGTTTGTTGTATTATTATTTACTATAGATTGATTTTTTGCTAATTCTAATATTTCTTCCTTATGTAATTTGTTTTGTTCTAATAATTTATTTTGTAATTCTTTATTTTGTTCAATGAGAACATTTTGTAACTCTTTGCTTTCTCTTATCACCTCTTTTATCAAATCTACTGAAATATTATTATTTCTGGGTAAATTGACTATTTTTTCACATTTTTTAAGATGTTTCCATAGACCACTTGTTGTAGTAAATTGTTTATTACATTTATCACAAGTATTCATTTTTTCTTCAATTTGGTAATTAGTTTTATTTATATGTTTTGGTCTATTATTATGTCTATCAAAATCGCGTTTATTATTTGTGTTATAATTACACATTTCACAAGTAAATTTATAATTATTACTTGGTGAGGGGCTTTTTTTATTTCCATTTATTTCCAAAATATCTGAATTGGGATTTTTTTTATGTTTCAGTGTTGAAATATGTTTTGTATAATCTCCTTTATGATATGTTATATAATCACATTTTTTACATTCATAAATTATGGGAGTTTTTGAGGCGTTTTCCATTTCCACTTTATTTATTATATGGAAATAAAAAAATCCCTAAATAATTCCCAAAATATGGGAATTATATTTTGGCTAAATTAATATCCATTATTTCCTAAATCCAAATTTTTGGGATTTTTTCAAAAAGTTCAGTTTGAATTATATTTTTTAAAAATAAAATGTTACCTAATTGTTATTATAGTTTTTAATATTAAATTCGTGAATTAATTAGGGCTTTTTAAATTTCCTTTTGGAAATTATTTTACCCATTTAAAAATTCCCAAAAAATTTCATTAAAAAATTATGCTAACAAATTTTTAATTAAAAAATTGGTATTTAAAGCATCTCCGAGTAAATTGAAATTTTTGCAAACATTTTCCTCCACCTTTTGAAAATTGGACATTTTAAAAATGTCCATTTTCAAAAACCTAACTACTACTTTTCCCAGACTTTTTAGTTTTTTCAGAAAAAAAATATAAAAGTATTCTATATAAAATGTTTATGGTTTATAAGCGAGCATTTAACATTGTAAAAAACATCATTCCAAAAATCTCAGAAACTGAAATTATAGCTCTCAAATCCGGCGGTGTATCTATTGATAGAGAGTTATTTAACGGAAAAGTCGATTATAATAAATTATACAAACCAATTTTGAATACATTGGGACAAGATATGGAGCGCGAAACAAATGATTTATTGAAACTTACTGGTAGTGAAAATATTTATCCAAACAAGAATATTCACAAGGTAATGAAACAATTAGGAGAAAAAGGCTTTCTAAGTATGATTATAGACAAACAATATAATGGAAACCGTTTATCAATTTCTTCTCAATCAAGGGTTTTATCCAAAATATCATCTTATAATCCATCATTAGCAGTAACAGCAATGGTTCCTAATTCCCTTGGACCCGCTGAATTATTACAGCATTATGGAACACAACAACAAAAAGATTATTTTTTACCCAAATTAGCAGACGGCACAATGATACCGTGTTTTGGATTAACTGGGCCGAATAATGGTAGTGATGCTGTAGGTCAAATAGATAAAGGAATTGTTGAATGTATTGATGGGAAAATAAAAATAAAGATAACATTGAATAAACGTTATATTACTTTAGCACCTATATCAAACCTTATAGGCATCGCTTTCAATTTAGAAGACCCAAATGGATTATTAAAGAATAATAAATCAGGTATTTCAGTAGCATTAGTTGAAAGTTCACAACAAGGGTTATCACAACTTACTTATCATAATCCGAATAATGCGGGGTTTCCAAATGGAACTATCAAAGGGACAATATTTATTGATGCTGACCAAATAATTGGCGGAGAAGATAAGATAGGAGAAGGATGGAAAATGTTGATGGAGTGTCTTGCGGTTGGACGTGGTGTAAGTTTACCTGCTACAGCCAATGGCTCATCTAAATTTATAACACATTCTATTATGAATTATATAAATATTCGTAAACAATTCAATATGAATATTGGAAATATGGAAGCAGTAAGAGAGAAATTCATTGATATGTATTTGAATACTTGGATTATACATAGTTCGGTGAATTTTACAAACCATATTTTAGATAGTGGGTCTACACCTTCTGTGATTACAGCTATTATGAAATATCAAACCACAGAACGAGCACGTAGTATATTGAACAATGGAATGGATATTTATTCTGGAAGTGGTATTTGTATTGGAGAAAACAATTTTTTCACAAAATTTTATAATTCTTCGCCTGTAGGAATTACAGTAGAAGGGTCAAATACACTTACACGTGGGCTTATCATTTTCGGACAAGGTCTCAATAAAAGTCATCCATATATATTTCCCATTTTCCAAAGCATTCAAGATAACAACATAAATGATTTCAAAAGCAATTTCAATAAAATGGTTTCAAGTATTATTGTAAATTATTGTAAAATGATTTCCCTTACTTGTTTCAATTGTTTACCTTTTTCAAAAAATAAAACAGCTCAACAACGTTTAGATATAGCAACATTGAAATTCAGTTTATTAGCCAATTTTGTAGCAGTTATGGGTGGAAAAATCAAGTCAAAACAAATGATATCAGGAAATATGTCGGATATTGTATCCAATTTATTTTTGTCTTATAGTGTTTTATGGTATTATACACATTATCAATATGTTAATGAGACAAATTCTTTATTACGCGATGAATGTATACATTATTTGATGAACGAATTGGATTATAAAATGAATTTGGTAATTGATAATTATCCAATACCAATATTGAAGCCTTTTTTATATCCACTTACTAATAAAATAACATATACTGATTTGGAAAACAAAAACAAATTATATAAATTGATTGTTGAAAATGAAAGACTACATAATATTTTCAAAAATGATATTTATTATGAAGAAACTGTATTGGAAAAAATGGAAAAATTGCGTAAAATGAAACCAAACACAGAAGAATATAACCAATTATATCAAGACATTATTAAGGTGGGGGAATTTATGATATAAGAATTTGGAGTAAAATATTTTTTGTGTAAAACCACTTAAAAAGATTATGTGTTATTATATCAGTGTAATAGTAACACTCATAATTAAGCTCTTATGGTGCAGTCGGTTAGCACATCGTGCTTATAACACGAAGGTCCTGAGTTCAAGCCTCAGTAGGAGCAAACAAATTATTTATAAGTTATATTATAAATAATTTATTCATTAGAAAGGATGGTATCTTTATTAGAAAAATTCTTCATAAAATTTCGCATTTCTTCTTGAAAACTATGAAAACTATTCGCAATATTGAGAACTTGGTTTTTCAAATCATCCATTTCATTATGTAATTCTTGGTATATTTTATCACTTTCATTATTATCTGACCAAGACACATTCTTTCTCGGTTTATCTAAATCATTCAATATTCCATCATGAATGAGAGTAATATTTTCATTTGTATTCTCTATTTTTATATTATTAGGTTTGAATGAATTTACTAAATGTGTTTGTGTTATAGGTTGTGGAGCAAATTGTTTCATTTCTGCTTCGCGTTGTTGCATGTGTAATTTGATCAATTCATCCATATTGGATATTGCCTCGTCTTTGATATTATTATTGATATCAGGGACTGGTGGCTGCGGCTTTGTATTCATCAATTCATATTCTTTTTGTCTTTCGTTGAATTGTCTGCTATACAATTCTTGTTTGTTCTCAACTGTATGTGGTAATTGTTGAGCCATTTGTTGAGGTGGTTGTTGGTTTTGTTGTATTGTCGCGTTGCCATTAGTTTCAGAAAAAGATTTCAAATTATTCATCATAATCGCAATAATTTCGTGATTACAAATATTCAAATCTTCTACACTAAGAATCTTGTTTTGTATTTTTTGATAATATTGTTGAATATGTGCTCTAAACCATAATTCGGGTTCATTGTTTCTACTATAAGCAAATATTAACTGAAATATTTGTGTTTTATTAATAACATTCCAAAGTAATTCTTGATTTTTATTATGAATAAATAGTGCCATATAACATATATAGTAATCAATATTTATGTTATATTATATAATAATTATTTTAGTTACTTATTCGTTTTTCTCATTTTGTGTGTTTTTTGATACTTTTTTGACTTTCCACCTTTTTTTATATCAGCATCAAGCTTGATAAGTGTTTGTGTTTTTTTGTATGGCTCAATTATTTTTACTTTGTCTTCTTCTTTATAATTAGTTCCATCACTTTTTTTTTCTTTTTTATTTATTTTATCCTCAATATTCTTGTTATTAATATGAGTAATTAAATTACTCAAAAATAAGTCTGCTTGATGAAATGGTGATAAAAAATTGTTCATTACATCAATAGTTATATCTCCAATAGTGATTTTATTTTTTGATTTTTCGTAAGGATAAATATTAGTGATTATTTCCATGTTTTTATTTGTTTCAGTAGACATTTTTATAGTTAAATATAATATAACTTAGGAAAAGAAAAATACAGTAAATATTATATAATAATATTATTCTTCGCCACCACTATTGAAATATATATTACGACGTTTAAATACATATTCGTCAGGTATACGATTACTATTGAAATATTTCTTTTTTTCTGTATAACCTTTTAATATTTTACCTTCTCCTGTTTCACTTGTTAATAAAGTTATTATAAAATACAATGAATACATACCACATTCGGTATTTCCCATTTGATGTTCAAATGGTGTATTATCTTTTTGATATTTCAATTCAATACCCATTTGAGAACCTTGTTTTATTATTTTGTTTACTAATGTTTCTATTTCGGGTTGTATTATATCCGCGGCACTATCAAAGTATAAGACAAATTTATCGTCTAAATCAATAAATAACGATACCCAATGAGAACCGCTTTCGTTGTGTTTATCTAAATTAAATATAATACCAATTTTCGTGATTTTCTTTTTAACATAATGGGATAATTCAAATTTACATAATTCTTTTGTTACGCAACTACCATACATATCTGGTGGTGTATCATCAAAATCTATTGGTGTGGGTTCAATAAAAACGAAATTTTTGTATGTTTTTTGGTATTGTTTGAGAACATCAATAATGTCAAAGTTAGACAGCCACTCATCTGGATTATTTTTCCATTCTGGTGGTTGGTCTGGCGCGAAAATCATTTCATCAATTTCTTTTCTTAGCTTTGTATCGCGAATTTCTTTCAACCAACAATCCTCTTTTTTACAATCAAGTCGGTTTTTCAGTTCATTCCATATTTCTGTAAAATGTTCGGTTTTTATAGGATTTTCAGGATGGTTTGCGTTATATTCTTTCTTGATTGTCAATAAAATATCTTCTGGAATACAACTGTTTTTGATTGGCGTTTTTTTGACAATAGGACTACAATTCATTTTTTTGATGGTTTTATTGTTTTTATTTTCATAATGAGTATATTTATTATTATTTTTTCTATGTGTTTTTCTATTTTTTCTAAATCGTTTATTTTTTGTAATTTTGTTTCCCATACCTATTATATGAAAATATTATAAAATACTCATAATATTTTCATCTTTATATTGGTTGTAAAGATGAATATGTTATGTTTTTTACATAGTGACTAAAATGTTGACAATTATGAGTATACAAATTCATGAATGGTTTCCATTCAAACGATTTTTCAACGATATTTTTTATATCTTCGTTTTTTATTTTTCTGTAAAAATCATTGGTTAACTGAATTGATGAAATGTCATATAATTTATTCATTTTATCCCATTTTTCAATGATTGTATCAATATTTTCTATATTTGTTATAATATATCTTAATCGGATTTCAGCAGGAACATTTTGTGCTAATACCATTTTTATAAGGGTTGAAGTATGGGTTTGATTGATGGGTGTAAAATCCAATGTATACAAGTGCTTTTTTGGATTATCTGATAATAATATAATATGATGTAGTTTGATGGCTGGAATAAAATGAAGTATAGAAGTTTGTAAAATTCTGAATGATAAATGCGATTTTACAATAGATATCAATAATAGAATATAAAAAAATTGAAATAATATTTTCATAATATACATAAACAGTATAAAAGTATTTTTACATAGATAATTATTTTATAATGTATTCAATTATTCGTAAATTCGGCGCAAATTTGGCATTCAAATGTCCTTCAAAAGGGTGTCCTGTAAAACATCCTGAAATATGTCCTGTGAATTTTCCATTTCCGTGTCCTAATATTAGTGAGTGCTCGGAAGAAAAAATGGTTCAAAAAATAAATAAAAATGAAAACAATGAAATCCAAGACAACGAAAACAAAGAAAACGATAAATTATTAGGACGATGGAAGCCAGAAATTGATTTCAAAAAGACGGCGATCAAAGTGGATTATGCGAATGTAGACCATTGTGGTCCGTGTGGTTCCGACGATGTTCGGTCAATGACAAATGTTTCGCGGTCAATGAATAATTTACCTTGATTTCTTTTGGAACATATTCATATTATAATGTGGAAGAATGCTATTTGTTTTGATAACTTTTTCTTTACCCCAAAATGATTTCATAATAGGAGATTGTTCATTGTTGTCATTATCGTTTGTTTCGATATTTTCTTCGTATTCAGTTTCTTCTTTCTTTTGTAATAAATTATCACAATTGCCGAACATAACGTCTTCATCTTCATTCTTGTATTCGTGTTGGTTATATTCATTTGCCTTTTCTAATTCTTTGATTTCAAAATGCTTGAATATGGATTTAACATAAGCATCAAAACTTTCTTCAATTTCTGTTGAAAACAAGGTTTTGGGATTTTCAATTAATTGTGAAGTGATATCTATAATATCTACACTATATTTCCTTAATTTTTGTTTGTATATTTTATATTCGTCGTGTTTTTTTGGGTCGGTTTTGGATAAATATTTGGAATAATGCTGTTTATTGATCAATAACTCTAAAGTTAGTTTGTCAATAGAATTTTCCATTATAATTTACATAATACTATATTTTTATTTCCTTGATAAAAATATATTTTTTATTCCTTTTTCTTCATTGTTTTTCGCGCATTTTTCATTGCTTTGGCTGCTTCTTTTTCTTGTTTTTTCAATTCTTTTTGTGCTTTTTTGGTGGCTCGTTTTTCTTCGTTTTCTCTCATTTTCAATACTTTTTTTTCCATTTTTGCTGCTTCTTTTATAACTTTTTTGGCTTCCATTTCATCTTTTTTCTCTTGTTTTTTTCGCTGTTTCATCATCTCTTTTTCCAAATCATCTTTATCCAAGTTTTTCAAATCTTCATCAATAAATTCTGTATATTTATTCACCAAGTCGCGAATTGTTTCATCTTTAAAATCCTCATTATATTCACCGCTTTTTCGCAATTCTTTTCTCAATTTCATTTCAACTTTTTTCGTTTCTCTTTCTTCTTTTTTCTCATCATTAATAATTTGTTTGATAGTATTACGAACTTTCTTGTATCGTTTTTCTCGGCGTTTTTGTGTTTTTTTTATGTTTGTATTGATTTTTTCAATTGCTTCATTGGTCTCTTTTTCTTTTATTTTAATCAGATTACGATTCGTTTTTTGCTGATCTTTGATAGTCAATCTGACAACACTTTTTTCAAGTGGGTTCAAATCGGTTTTCAATAATAGCCGTATTTGTTTGATACGATTTTTATAATTTTCCATAGTATTTTTCAAATTTTGCTGTAATTCTAGAATTTTTGAATTCAATTTCTCTATCTTTTTATCATATTCAATAATATTCGGATGTTGTTTTATTTCTTCACGTAAATTAGATTTACTTTTGATCGTTTTTCCACAACTATATTTTATATTATAATAAAGACTATTTTTGAATTTTTCATAATCTTCTGCGTATTTTTCTGTATTTTCATCTATTTCATCCATACTGGTTTTTTTCAATAAATTTTTATTTTTCATTTGTTCTCGTAATTCTTTTATATATTCTTTTATAGTATTCACTTCTTGTTTTGCTTCATTGACCAACTCTTTGATATGAGAACGAACTACTTTTTCACATTTCGTTTTCTGTTTTCCATCAAAACCAGCGCACTTTTTATACAAATGATTAAATGAATTACTATCAATTTCGTTCGCTTCACTTTCTAATTCACTGGTTTTTTCATCAATCTTTTGTTTCAAATCATTAATATCAGTATCCAAATATTGTCTAATGTATTTTTTATCAAATTTTTCAATTTGTTCTTGGTTCTCAACCATGGGAATTTGAACATTATGAATTATTGGTTGTGAGAACTGTCTAGCGTCTTTTTCGCGATTTAAATAACTAATATGTCCGGCAATATCATCCAAATAAAGTTCTCTACCTTTTTCAGTGAAATCGCCATTGTCATTTAAATATTTATTAGAAAATTCGGTGAATTCCACAGGCATCTGTTCTTCTGATGTTTTGCATAAGTTCATTAGTTGTATTAATTCAAGAGGGTTTTGTGTAATTGGTGTTGCGGTCATCAATAATAATTTTACTGAATCAGCGCCTGATATTTGATACGAATTCAATAATGATTGGTGTAATGCGTTCATATCAGGGCGTTCAATGGTTGATAAATCACCACCGCCATATAGTTTATGTGCTTCATCAATAATCAAAAGGGTTTTTCTCAAAGGGTCTATTTCACCATTTATTTTCACAAGAGTTTTATAAAACGCATTTTGTTTGGAAACCAAATTGCTGAATTGTTTATATGACATCGGGCGAATGCGCCAGGATTTTGATAATAATTTCATTTTCTTTTTTTGTTCTTCTGGAATAGGTAAATTATTGTTTTGTATTTTTTCACGAATATCTTCGTTACATACTTGGTCAAACATATTCTTCCAGATATCACTTTTAAGAGTTGTCCGAGTAACCCATAAAATTGTATACCCTTGTTTTTCAAAAGTTGATGTTGCCGCAGCAATAGCACTGCAAGTTTTGCCAGTACCCACGCTGTGCCATAACAACATTCCTTTCAATGGATTTTGTGGTGTAAAATAATGTTTGATAAAATCTTGAGTAGGGGTATATTGTATTAATTGTCCGGAACCTCCACCAGTTTTATCTTGACAAAGGTTCTCCAATTTTACATGATCCCAAGTAAATTGAGAAAAATGTTCTCTTATGTGTTTTTTCAATTCTTGATAATTCATTTTATTTTGTATAGGTTGAGCAATAATCATTCCATTAGGTAAAACAATATTTCCTTCAAAATGTCTGTTTTCTATTATATTCAATTTCTTTTTTCCTTTACCACCATAAACATATTTTTCATAATCAGGATTGTCGGTTTCTCCTTCGTCCTCATTATCATAATATGGAATAGAAAAACTATGAATATTTTTATTTAACTCATAATCAACCGAACCGATAACCGATGTTTTTTCCAAATCATATGAAAAATTAATCAGGCGTACATCTAAATTCATGGCTTTCAAATACAATTCAACACCACTTTTAGTATTCAACATAGAAGGTTGTAATTTTTCAGGAATACTTAAATCATAGACATATACGTGTAGTGGCCAACCACGGGTTGGTTGAAATTCCAAACCTTTTTGACCACACGTACGTGTACCACGCCCAATAACTTGTTTTTGGTCTGAAGCAACAGTAGATGGTTCAAAAATATGAATATATTTAATATCAAATAAATCAATGCCTTCTTTAAAACCACTATCCATAACAATAAAACGTACAAGTTCTCCATTTATATTTTCAGGCCGTTGATTAAAAGTTTTGAGTATCTGTTTTTTCATAGCAACACTAATATTTTGGTCATATAACCCGACCGAGGTGAGTAAATAAAAATTATTCTTTGTTTTAGACAAAACATTATCAGAGAGTAATTCTATTTTTTTGTATTTTTTTTTACTATTATCGTCTACTGCTTCAGCTTTGTAACCAAGATTATATCCTTTGGCCATCATAGCAGACGCAATTAGTTTTACACCCGCCGAATTGGATTTCAAGTCGGAAAAAATGAAATGTTTGAAATATTTGCCGTGTTTTTTAAAGTCAGATTTGTCCAATTTTTCTATTTTATCTAATAAAGCTAATAATTTGGGAGAATGGGTTTTCATATCATTTAGTAAAATATCAGGTTGAAATTCGGGATTATCAAATTTGTAATTAGGAGAACTTTTGCTTATGTTAGACTTTTTGCGGACACAATTAGCATCAAAATATAGAATATTATCTTCGTGTATCAATTCTTCTAAACTTTCGTTTAATTTATCACTATCCTTTTTTGCTTTATTATTTTCTATTTCGGTATTTTCCCCATTCATTTAATAATTTTAATAATATATTATATATCTATAAAATATATTCATCTATATTATAAATGTCATCATTTGGAGGAGGACCATTCAATGGATATTCACCACAACAAACAATTACCAATTATAAAGATAGTGAACAAACATCTATTAGACGTATATTGAGAGATTCTTGGAATAATCAGCAAGCATCAGGAACAATCAATGGCAAAAAACGTATAATTACACCTTTTCGTGCGACAAATAATTTAGGTGATTTTTTATCACGTAAAAATTATGTTTGCGGTGTTCCAAATCAAGTTAATGCTGACAAGCCTGGATGGAAAAATAGAATTGGTAGTGTTATTTCAAATTGCGATGGAACCGGTGTTCCAGCAGGAAGTTGTAATATGCGTTTTGTACCAGATTCATCAGACTATATCAGATATAGAAAACAAAGAGCCATTGGTAACACATATAACGATTTAAAAAATGGCGGAGATAACAATCATGGTTCATATGTTGCTTTAATGGCAGTTCACCGTCGTTAATAGAGAATTTTTAGTTATATTTTTCAATTTATAATATATAATATTATATAATATATTATAAGAATGTTTCGCTATTTGATAACGCATCAAAACATAAACAATGGAGTGTTAATTGGTCAGAAAGCAATGCCTCAGAAAGACATTACTAGTGATGGTGAAAGTTCATTTTCATTAGGGAGGCAAAGTTACATCGGAACCTATCCATCAACCCAACCTACCATTCAGCAAAAATACGAAAAAAAATGGTATGGAAATAGAGATGCGTCACAGGTAACTGCGAATCGTAGAATAAATGAAATTGGAGTAGGAAGTTTGAATGCTTCAAAAGGTAAAATGAGTTTCACTACATACAAAGATATAAATACCGTGAGTGATGCGCTCACGAGGGTTAGAGCTGGTGGTGCAGTAGCTCCACCTAAAAAAACCGCAAATAAACATAACGCACAAACGCCAACATTTTCACCTGCTATACCAATGGTTAATATTCGTGGTATTAAATATCCAGTATTATACCATTAAATTATTTTCCAATGATACAATATATAATGTACAATTATTTAGTTGAATTTATAGGCACTTTGTTTTTTGTCTATGTTATTCTAGCAACAGGAAACCCTCTTGCTATTGGCGTTGCTCTTGCTTTAATAATAATAGTAGCTAGTAAAAGTTCTGGTGGGCATATAAATCCAGCTGTTTCAATCGCAATGGCATCTGCTGGTAAATTAAGTATAAATGATTTATTGCCATATATTATTGCGCAAGTATTAGGCGGTCTAACTGCTTTACAAATATACAAACGATTTCAAATGTAAGATGTTTACATTGAATCAATAATTTTATTATTTATTTTTCTATAACCACTTCTACTCAAATGTAAACCATCTTTCAAAAAACAATTTTCGTCTAATAATAAATTGATATTGATAAAAGTCAAATTATTGTGTTGTTTTGATAATTTACGTAATGAAGTATTGATAAAATCAATTTGATTTGTTTTGCCGAATTCAATCAACTTTGGTGATTTCAATAAAGACAATACAATAATGGTAGTATTTTGAAATAATGAAGTCAATTTTTGAAGAAATTTTTGTAAATTGTATATTATTTCCAAAGGATTTACATTAGATACAATATCATTTGTTCCACAATAAAAAATCAAATAATTCGGTGGCGTTTGTGTAAAAAGAAAGTCGGCAATTTTATTAGAAAGCAATTCTTTTGTATGTAAACCACTAATTCCTTTATTGAAAATTTCTTCATCATCATTTTTCAATGTAAAACTTCTCCAATTAGTTATTATGCTACTACCAAATAATATTACTTTCATTTTACTATATGTTATTATAATAATATATAATATTTTTTATTTACTTTTCATTATCTACTTTTTTGTATCATTCTATAAACAATAAATAAACCTACAACTGTAATAGAAGCCACATAAAATGAAGTAGCAATACTATTTGTATTTATAGGTATATCTCTTGTAAATTTCATTGGTTCATAATCAACAACTTCATTTTTCTCAACTACAATTTCATTATGCTTAGTTTCATCTAACATTACAATATAATTATTTTTGTTATCGGTTTCAAATACCACTTGTTGTTTATCTTTGTTTTCTGGATTGAATTTACTAGTAGATATTACATCAGTAGAAGTATTGAAAACGTCGATACTTTCTTGTTTGTTGTAATTCAAATTAAAGTTTGTATATAAATTTCCTAAAGGTTGTAATGGTGGTATTACTTTGAAATTAGGATTAGGTTTTATTTCTCTATTTTCATCAATCAATTCATTATCAAAATCTTCGTGATTTTGAATAGAATATTGTGCATATGTCAAAGGAATATCACTAGAAAACGACATAGTATAATATATATTATTTATATTTTTTATTCAATATAACAACTTATTGTAATGGCAAATTTACAAGAAAACAAAACTAATAAATGATTTAATGAATAAAAAAATAACTTAAAGTTATTTCATTGTAATAATTAACTAGAAAATGTGTGGAATTTTTGCATTATTAAATAACAATGATCATTTTAATTATCAATTTTTGAAAGACCAATTTGAAAAAGGAAAAAGTCGTGGTCCGGAACATTCTATATTAAAACAAGCAATGATAAAGACACAATTCGGATTTCATCGCTTAGCAATCAATGGTTTAAATGATGGTTCAAACCAACCGATTACTAATGATGATATTTCTGTAATTTGTAATGGTGAAATATACAATTACAAAGAATTATACAAAATGATGGGAGTAAATCCAAGAACAGATTCGGATTGTGAAGTAATTTTACATTTATATAAAAAGTATGGTATAGAACATACACTTCAAATGTTGGATGGTGTATTTGCTTTTGTATTAATAGATTATCGTATGTCTAATAAAACATCAAAAATATATGTTGCAAGAGACCCATATGGAGTTAGACCGTTATATTATTTCAAACCATCTCTTGTATTGCCAGGTGAAAACTATGAAGATTTCAACAATTTATTTGGGTTTGCTTCAGAATTGAAAGTTTTGAACGAATTTTATCAAGAAACAGAAACAAACGAATCTTTTAAAAAATACAATATAGAACAATTTGAACCTGGAACATATTCAGTATATGAATTGACCACAAAAGTTTCTGCTTCTTGGTATCTAGAAAAAGAAAATGTTCGGTACCATACTACAGGATTTCATACAAATTACAATAATAATTCACAAATATATGATATTGATTGTGTAGTCAATGACATACAACATTATTTAGTAACTGCTGTAGAAAAACGTTGTTGTACAACGGAAAGACCAATCGCCTGTTTATTATCAGGAGGTCTTGACAGTAGTTTAATCACTGCGTTAGTAAATGATTATCACAAAAAGAATAATTTACCACAAATAGAAACATATAGTATTGGATTAGCTGGGTCTGTTGATTTACAATATGCCAAAATAGTTGCTGAACATTTAGGAACGAAACACACTGAAATTGTATTGAGTGAAATGGATTTTTTGAACGCAATTCCCGAAGTGATAAAAACAATAGAAAGTTATGATACAACCACTGTTCGTGCGAGTATTGGAAATTGGTTATTGGGAAAATATATTTCACAGCACAGTGATGCCAAAGTCATTTTCAATGGTGATGGTTCAGATGAATTGATTGGAGGATATTTATATATGCAAAAAGCGCCAGATATGATAGAATTTGATAAAGAATGCCGTCGTTTATTGAAAGATATTCATACATTTGATGTATTACGTTCTGATAAAAGTATATCAAGTCATGGTTTGGAACCACGAACACCATTTTTAGATAGAACTTGGGTTCAATATTATTTATCTATTCCATTGGAATTGAGATATCATCCAAATGAACAAAATATGGAAAAGTATTTGTTACGTTCAGCATTTTCAATAGAAAATTATTCTAATTCTGATGGTAATGAATTATTACCATATAGTGTATTATGGCGTAGAAAAGAAGCATTCAGTGACGGTGTTTCTCAAAACGAACGATCATTGTATCAAATTATACAAGAATTTACAGATAAAATTATTGGTGAAGAATATTCAGAATATTTGGAAGATAAGGATGATATAAATTACGAAAAATTAGTGAAAAAAATGCCTGAATTTCAAAATATCGTTCATTTACTTCCAAAAACAAGCGAACAAATATATTATCGTGTATTTTTTGAAAAAGAGTACAATGGATTGGGTGGTATAATACCGTATTTTTGGATGCCGAAATATGTAGATGCGAAAGATGCGAGTGCTCGTACATTAGAAATATATTCGGAAGAATAATTACTTATCATATATGTATAATTTGACGATACATATATGAATGTCAATGTATATTTATATATAGAATTTATTATTCCTGATATTTCATTTTAATTATTAAGTTTTCATCTTTTATTTCTTCAGGAGTTATATTTATTACTAACTTATATATTTTTGAAAAATCTGTATTTATGTCTATATTTTTTTTGTTCACACGGCTATAATTTCCATCATTTTTTAACTCCCAAAAATCTGAAGTATCAGCTATGTTATCGACTTTTTCCCATTTTATTTCAATATTAACTCCTTTATTAACTATGTCAAAAGGGTTTAATAATTTATCCAACAAATCTTTTCTTTTAGGATTTTTTGATAATATCTCATTAAAACTTTCGCCATAACCTTTAATTTTCAGATCAAATAGAGGATTGCCATTATCGCATATACGTTCTATATCTTCCTTATTATGATTTGGGTTATACACCTTATCTGTTTTAATATATAATTGAACACAATAACAGTAATAATAATAATATTTTTCTTTGAAATCATCAATATTCGTTATTTCAAATGTTTTTTTCCAAAATTCCAAATGAATTCTAGATATGTAAAATTTAGTAAAAAGAGATGAAGAAATGTAATTATGTTCAACGAAAGGCTCAAATAAAGGGTTATTTATACCATTCGGGATTAATTCTAAGTTTACCATTGGGTGATAATAATTATTATCCTTTACAAATAGTGCTAAAACTGAATCGTATTTAATGATTCTAAAAAGTTCCTTTTCTATTTCAGCATATGGCAAATAATATTCAGGGTGGTAAGTTTTTTCATTTACTTTTACTTGTGGCATATGATATTCCATATAATATGTAATGCCATTATTGTCTTTCGTGTATATATGATTTACATCAGCGAAATCTGCAAATTGAGATTTAAAGAATGGAACCATACCTAAAATCCAAAGTGGTTTATCCTTATAAAAATCTTTTAATTCTTTTTTTAATTCTTGCTGTTTTATAAAATCTGTATAGCATTTTTTTAATATTTCGTATATCTGATTATTATAATTGTATTCAGTTTTTAACAAATCATTAAATGAAGAATCAAAAATGTTTTTATTTAAAGTTAGTTCTTTATTATTAATTATAATTTCTCCATTTTGATCATGTGAAAATAATATTTTGAAAATACTATCATAATTAGGTGGTTTACAGAGGTCTTCATCTTGTATTTTATCCTTAATAGCTTTATTGAAAATAGGTATATGTTCTTCTAAAGAAAAATATTTATAATTACCATTCCAAACAGTTAGATTTATAATTTCATTGCATAATTTTTCATATAAAGTAAAAGGGTCTTTTTTAACATTATGAATATTTTTAATATAAAAATCTATATTCTTTTTACTGTTATTAAAAAATTTTCGATCAATTGAAACAATATTGAATAATAAAGAAATTATATTATCAATAGAAGCATCTACTTCATTTTCATCTTTTATTTCGTTTAATTTAATTTCTATATTCTTTCTGAAAAAGTTTGTTTTTATATTTTCATTATCTTTACCATTTGTGCCAAATAGTGCGTCTAATGTCAATGTTTTTGTTAATTCATTTTTTAAGAAAATTTTCAAAATTTCTCCTAATAATTTAATAAACCTAATACATGTTTCATCAATATGTAATGTTAAAGCAGTTCCTAAAGTAATAACATTCAATTCAGTATATCCAATCGTTTTACATGCTATTACTTTATTTACTATATTAAACGCGTCATTTGGGTCATTTATAAACGCATAAAAACTTGCTTTTAAAGTTATAATCAAGTCATTACAATCAACAATATTTTTAACATTTGAATTTATATAATTGTTTTTGTCTTCTTCTGTAAAAAACGCAGCATCTTTACTTGTTATTTTTGTAATAATATCAAACAATGTCACTTCGTTACCAATATCAATCCTTCCAAAAATATTTTTATTTTTATCGTCTTTAAATGATGTTTGATCAAATATTGTTTCTATGTTATATATATTTTCTTTAATAAAATTATCATAAAAATAATCATTCGCATTAAATAATGAACGATTTGCTGGATCACTTTTTATGTCAAGAAGTATACAATTTTGATAATATAAAAATGCTCCAATAAAATAATCATAAAAAGATAATTCATTTTTATCTGCATTTTTTATGAATTCTTTACTTGATTGATTTATCATATTAAATATTATATATGAAATAGAATTTTCACCAATAACACTTATTAAAAAAGTTTTTATTGCCGTCCAAATCGGATTTGCAATATCAGTCCCTCCTGGAATACGTGACATTCTAGGTAATTCTACTAAAAATTTTTTTAATAAAAATTCATTGATTTCATATACAATATTTTTTTTGCTACAATGTTTCGTAATAATTCGTTTTTCATCAGAATCGTTTGTATTAAATTGAATGTCATTGCCTTTCATATGCCATTTGTCTGATAATTTTTTACATTTTTCACGTAAGCTTTCATTGTTATTTAATTCTTTATTTAATAATGGATTTTCAATAATTTCATCACTGCTATATTCAGTTGTTTTTGTACTTGTAATTATCTGTAAAACATTCAATAAATTTCCGAATAAAAATCCACTAAAGCTATCATCAGCATTGGCGAATGCTAATTGTTGTTGTAATTTCAACATTTCAGTTTCAGCTTCTGCTTGTAATTGTGATTGTTTTTCTTCTAATTTCATAGCTTCATCTATTTTTTCATTTTCTCTTAATTTGTCAGCAACTTGTTGTTTCGTTGCCTGTTGTTGTTGTTGTTGTTGTTGCTGTTGTTGTTGTTGTTGCTGTTGTTGTTGTTGTTGTTGTTGCTCGTTATTTTCTTTTGGTACTTCTCCGTATAATTGCCCGCGCGCATTATCTCTTTGGGTTATTTCTTCATTTTTTTTTGGTATAATGTGTGGAGTAATTTTTTCAGGTGTAAATTTTGACATATAATCATTTAAAGATACTTCATCTTTAATATTTTCAATATTCTTCACTTCTTTATGAAATAAATTTATACAATCATATAGGTATTTATCTATTATTTCATTATTATCACTAATATTATTATAATCCTTTTCTAATTTATTTTTTCTAAATTTTTTATACAATATTTCTTTTTTATCGTAATAGTCACTCATTGTATTTACAATTTTTTTAAAAAATTTTGTTCTACAGAAATCAGTTGATTGGTTAATTACACCGTATTTTCCAAATAAAATTCCAATATCTTCCATAATTTTTCCTTTTTGGATTTCATCTTGAATATCATCAATTAATGATGATAAAGTTACATTTTTTTTTAATAATGCGGTTAAAAAAAATATTTGTTTATCAATTTCAGCTGTTATTTTTTTATATGTTTCTATTTCATTTGCGTCAATATAATCTGAGAAAATGTTGTCATGTGTATTTGAAGGAACTAATTTAGCATTTATCTCATCTGTTTTAGATATATCACGGTTACCGAAATCTCGGCATATTTCATTTAAATATTCAATATGTTCATTTTTCTGTCTTTGTAAATCTATATAATCATAGTCAACTATAATTAAGGGACTTCCATTTATAATTACATTATTCTTCCATTTTGTGTATAAAATTTTTAAAATTTCAGGATTTTTTTTATTTTTGTTAATAAAATTGCGAATACTTCTTGTTTCAATTGTTTCTGGTATAGAAATTAAAATTCCATCTAAAAATTTTTTCGGATTAATTTTTTCATAAATTTTTAATAAGTTTACATATTCTTCAGGTGTAATAGAACTTACACCTGGTTTATAATCTAAAAATTCAGCAATTAATTTGGGATTTGATAATTGTCTTAAAATATTATCACAATCTATTTGTTTCTTTTCAACAATTTCTGTATTTATCCCTGGGGTTTGTGTATACGTTGTTTCTATAATATTTTCTAAAAGAGAAATTCTTGTTAAATAATTTTCCATTTTTATAAAATTTTCGTTATCATCTAATACTATTTTATTTGGAGGACAATATTTAAAAAGTTCTTGATTGATAAACTGATAAATGAATTCGTTAAATTTATTATAATCAAAATCATAAGCTTCATAATCAAATGTTATTGTTGATTTTTTACTATCATCAATCCAAAGTTCATTTACTTCTATCTTTTTTTCTTCATAATTCGCAATCATTTTTTTAAATTTTGATTCTAAATCACTTAACAAAACTATATATAGTGGATTATCAAATGAACGTTTTTTAATATCTTCAATTATATTTTTTAAATGTTTTGCTTCGTTATATTTGTATTCAGTATTTTGTAAATTATCAATGTATTCATTCAAAATATTAATCGTATCAATATATGTGTGCGTATTTATAAATAATTCAGTGCTCTTGTATTCTCCATTTTCATTGGGTTCGCCATATTTTACATTTATTTTCAAAAAATTATTTTCACCAATAAGATTTTCTATATTAACTGGTTTGACTTCTACTCTTGCGGTTTTAATAAAATTTTCCATGTTATTGAACTCCTCTTGAGGTATTAATTTTGTAAATACTATATCATCATCATCATTATAATCTTTATAATAATCGTCTTTTTTTAACAATTCTCTTATATAAAAGTTTTCAAGAAGAGGATTTTCTGGTTTATAATTTCTTATAAAATTTTTAAAACTATTTTCAGATTTTTGCGTTGTATTTTTATATTCATCATATTTATATCTATAATAATAATAGTAATATGGTAGTTTTTTTTTATTATTGATATAAATGTTTTCAATATTTTCATTGAGTATTTTTTCTAGCAATAATTTTTTATACTGTATTTTGTCTTGTTCTGGAAAACGATATTTATTATTATTTATGAATTCATCTAATATTGTATCTATTGTATTTGGTGGTTTAATGTTATTCAAATTGATGTTTTTACCCAAATAATAATAACGAAACTCTAATTTGATTAAATCATAGTTTACATTTTCAACATTATCAATTATTTTATTTACGTCACCTAGATTAAATTCATCACCATTTGTTTCATTATTTAGAATTTTAATTAATTTTTCACAACCATCAATATCACAATATCCATCGTTATTATGTATTTCATCAATAAAATCATTGATTATATTATCTTCGATTTTAATATCGAATACTGTTAAAAAATTTTTAAATTCATTCTTCAAACTATCTATTAATATATCGTTTTTTTTAATAAATTTGAATTGATATTTATCACTATAATAGTATTTATCAAACATTCTCATACCACTAACAATATTATTATTACGTAGAGCTATTTTATTCAAAAAAGCGTTTAACTGATCCCTATATCTAAGATTATATGGAATAACATTTTGATCTCCAATATTAAAAGGCATTTTTAAAAAAGCTCCTAATAAATACGACATAGCTGTTTTTTCTCCATCAATTTCATTATAACTAGAATTTTGTAAATTATATTCATTGTAATAACCTTTGATATCTTTATCAAATGTATAATTATCATTATCATCAAATAATGATGAACCCAACGAAAAACCATTTTTTAGTCGTTTAAATAATTCTATCTTATCATATTTAATAACAAATTTTTGTTTTTCTTTATTTGTCTTATTATCAATTATTGTAACTTCTTTGGTATTATCATCAAAGAATATATTATAATGTTCGCCATCTTTTATTACTTTATATCCTTCTATCGCATCGTAAAAAAATGATTTTAAAAATTCTTCTTCCATTATATCTCCATTGATTACTTGTGGAATACCATTTTTGAAATCATCAATATATATCTTTCCTTTTTCTATCGGAGTATTTGAAATATATGGTTGGTTTCCTTTTTCATAAGCATATATATATTTACCTTTCAATTCTTGATCAAGTTTTATTTCTTTATTTCTATAATAACCATACATATAATCTTTATCATCTTCTACCAATAACGGCAAATACAACCCAGTCAATACTTTTCCAGGATTTAAAATATCAGATAATGTTTCCCATAATGCTTTATAATTCTTTTGGAATTCATCACTATTTGAAGTAAACAAATTAGGAACTGCTTTTATAATATTACTAATTTTAGAATTAATGAATAAACAAGTTAATTTGAAACGTTGTTCGTCTTTAAATAAATGATTTATTTTCGGTATTATTTTTTGAATAGGCGTTATATTAATAAAATATCTTTTTAATGATGGAATTGCTATTATATTATATAATAATTTACTAATATGCATAATAAATTTACCCATTAATGAATCCATAAAGTATCGTAAATGCTTATTTAAAAATTCACCATTTTTATTCATTAATAAATAAGTTGTTATGTCTGTTACAAAAATATCAATGTCATGCATAATTTCATCAATAAATGTAGTCTTCAACATTTTAAAATAAGTTTCAATACCTAAATCACCTCCTAAAATTGTATTATAATATTGTTGTAGTAATTCAATTAATGATGTTTTAAATATATACACACCAAACGCATTTTTTGTAAACAAATTAATATTTTCAGCGAATTTATTTTGTGTATCTTTCTTATTTACTTCAACTAAATCTTCCAATCCTTTTGGAATATTATCACCCTTTTCAAATATATTATCTTTCAAAGCATATTCTTTTGTTTTTAAAAACAATACAATATTTGTTATTATTTTTATATTTTTTAATAGATTTGTAGTAATATTTGTATAAAATATAGCAGTTATTGAGTTATACAATGATGATAAATGAGCAAAAGAATTCATCATAATTGATGGATCATTCATATATTCATTGAAATATTTGAAAAAACCATTCATATATTTGAATAAAAAAAATTTGTATCGTTCTTCTTCTTTCTTTTTCGGTGTTTTTGATAACAACAACGCAATTTGGTCAATTGTTTTTCCTTCAGTTTTATATTGTTGGATTAGTTTCAATTCTTTTTTCAATTCTTCCATCTTATCTTTTTGTTGTTCTTCTAATTCTTTCACTTGATTTTTCAAATTATCTTTATCATAATTTGCTTCTTTTTCAATTTTTGTAAAATATCCAGTTACCATCTTGTTTGTTTGGCCGTAAAAAAAATCACTTATTGCGAAACTCCAAAATTCATCTATTTTATTATCTTTTATTAAACCACCAAAAAATAGTATTTCATCTTTATTATTCAAATTTTTTAACTCTTCACAATGAATATTCAAATTGTCTTTATTATAATTGTTAGGATCTTGAGATATTATTTCTGATAACTTTACCAATACTTTTTTATTTATATTTGTATTAAATAAAAGTTTTGCTTCAAAAAATGGATTTATTTTATCATATAAATATTTATATTCTTCAATATTTGATGTTTTCATTAATAAATTATTAATAATATCAACACATTTTTTCAATTGAAGTGTATCGTTAATATTTGTTCTATTTAATTCATCTAACTCAGTTGAAAATTTATCTATATTATTTATCTTTTGATTTATATTATTGTATAGATTTGACAATTCTACTTGTATTTGTTTTGTTATAATTAATGCTTTTGATTGTAGTATGAGTGGTGGCTGTGGTGGTAGTTGTGTTTGTAATGGATTTTGTGGCAATGGAGTTTCTGGGGGTTCAATATTTTTGTTCATATCATTCAAACTTGAAAACAATTCTTTTAATTTTGTTATATCTTCTTTAATATAAGGCTCAATGTTATTATTTTTTGATAAAGTGTCTATAAATTGTGAATATTTGGTTATCATTTCCGGTTTTATATTATTTACATTGATCATAATTATTTTTTTTAAAATATTTTTTATTTTATAAAAATCCATATTTTTGATATTAAATTCAGATAATCCTAATCCTTCACGATTATCTTTTTCAAATTTTTCTTGTGTAAAAATTTTTAAATTTTTCAAAAAATTTGAAAAAAATTGTGAACCTTCACTTGAATTAATATTATTATAGTCATTTTCGTTGTTTTTAAGTAATCCTGATAAATCAATGTATATTTTGCGAATACTTTTATCATTATTATCATTTAAATATTTATCAATATTATTGTTTTTTTCTAAATAACTGCTCATTTCATCTAATAATTCTTTTTTATATTTTCCGTCCATATTGGAAGTAATGATTTCTTTCATTTTATTATAATAATTTTCCAAAATTTTATATAATTCTTCATTCGTTTTAATATCAGAAGCATCATAATTTTTTATTTCTATATTTAATGGTTCTATATTATCTTTCAATAAAGAAATAACATATTCTTGAATTTGAGGAAAATCAAAACCTTTTTCTTTATTTATTTTTATCAAACCAAATAATTGTTCGGTTTTTTCATTATTATTTTCTGATAGGTTTTCTATAATTTCAATATTTTCAATATAAAGCATCATGTTTGGGTCCTCAATATTGGATGACGATTGTTCCTTTTGTTGAGCCACATAACCAGGTTTCAATTGTGAAATATTAGCTGGTTTTAATTGTGAAATGTTTGATAATATTTTAATTATTCTATCAATATTATTATTTTTAAAATAAGATAACAATGTTAATGGTTGTTGATTATCTTTTTTGTTTATTAATGTTTGAATTAATGAATCAATATAATTTTTTTCATTAATATTTAATATTCTATTACCAGCAATTATTTCATTAATATTTAAGTATTTCAAAAAATGTAGAATATCTGTAAAAATATTATCTGGGTCAGGATTATTATTATTTATATTTTCTTCTACAACTATGTTATTTAATAGATAAATTGCGTTTTGTCTTTCTTTTTCTTTTTCTTCTTCTGAGGCTGTTGTATATTTTTTCAAAATATCTTTTATTAATTCTGGTATTTGGTAATTAATTATTTCTTTTAATTCGTTCAATGGATATTTATCATTTTCTAATAATTCTAAAATATGAGAAGGGTCTGTATTCGGTGCTGGATTTATAAAAGTACGTTCAATTATATCTGAAATCGGCTTAATTATAAAATCTTTGGAAAACTCTGCTACATATGGAGCAATGAATTGACTTCCTGTATTAAATAATTGTTTTGTCCCTACTGAATTTAAAATAGACGTTGCTATACCTTTTAACACAATTGTTTTATCAATTTTTGGAGAATTTAATAAAATTTGTTCAGTAGTGCGAATATGACCATAAATATATCTTACTAATCCAATTGAAGACAATATTGATTTTAACATTGGATTTTCAATCAAGTCTTTTATTTTTGTAATTAATGTCATATCAAAATTAAAAGTACGTTGTGATGGCTCTTTGTTATCATCCTTTAATTGTGTAATTTCTGAATCAATAATATTTTTAATCTTATTGTCACACTTCTTATTTCCAATAAATTGAATAATATTATTCATTAAATTTTTATATTCAGTTTTGACATTTAATAAATTTATATTTTTTACAGCATTTTCCAAATCACTCTTCAAATTAGATGAGAGAGGTTGGCTTGTGTTTGCGTTACAAAAATCTGATATTTTTTTGAATATACCATCTTCTTTAAAAAATAAATCGTATAATAAATAATCGGTGTTAGTAACTAAATTCTCTAATTTTGGAATTAAATGTTTCTTTATTTCTACAAATTCATTGTTGTTTAATGATTTGAATAATAATTCAAATAGTTCAGGATCATTATTTGTTACAGCTTTCAATATAGGTGTTATATTTGTTTGATCAACATATTTTGACAATTCACTTGTCAAGTCAATTGTTGGGTCTGTTTTAAACTCTATTATTTTTATAATTAAATCTATAAATTTATTTGTTTCTGGATATAAATCGTTTTTTAAATTAATTATTTTTTTTAATAATTCATCCTTATCATATGGTTTTGAAAATAATTCTCTAACTTCAATCAATCCTTTTGTTAATGATTCTAAATATTCTTGTTCTTTCAACGAGTTTTGACGACTTTCATATAAGTCTGTTAAAAAATTTTTTTGAGGATCAGTTATATTATTAGAGTTTTGACTTAAATATTGAATTATTTTATTTATTTCTTCTATATTTTTTTGTTCAGTTTTAGGATATATCTTAATCAAGTTTTCAAGAATAGATTTGATTTTGTCATTGAGAAAAGGCAATTGTTGTGGATCTATTTTATCTGTAATTAATTTATTTATTTCACTTAATAAATATGTAACTTGTTCATTTTCATAGAATGAACCAGCATTGTAAGCGTTAATTAGTCCTTCAAACCCTTCTTTTTTAATTTTTATTATATTCCATAAATTTTGAAATACATTAACGAAAGGCGCGAATTCTTTATTTTTAGGGTCATTCATATCTAATGTTGAATCAAAAATTTTTGTTAATAAATCTTCTAAAAATTTAGGGTCATTAATAAATTTTGTTGGATTCAAATTGTATATTACCATAAATTTGTCATATAAGTTTTTTAATGTTTGTAATTCTGTTGGAGTAAGTAAGCCAAGATTTGTAAGAATATCCAAGAACCAATTGAATAAATATGGTTTATTATAAATATTCATTAATATGCTGGCTAATGTTGCTGGATTCATAATATTTGATACAGCAACAAACCCGATTGGAATCAATACTGCTCCACCAATTATTTTCAAAGGATAATAATCTCCTAATAAAAATACCATACATTCATGAGATTTTTTAAAAAAACTAAAAGATTCTTTTTTGAATTTCAATTTATTTTTTTCAATTTGCTTTTGTAAATATATATACTGTATTTGACGGCGTTTTTCTTCTTGTTTTACTTTCATAGTATAATTAGAATTACTAATCAATTTTAGCAATTCTTCTTGTTTTTTTATCTTATTTAGGTCATTGTCTTTATCACCAGGGCCGGGAGAAGGTAATTCTTGTTGTAAATTGTTTTGTTTATTTTTAGTTGTTATTGCGGATTTTTCAGAAATATTAATAACTTTAGCTAAATTTTTGATATTTTCAATATTTGTATTTTCTTCTACAATTATTGTTATATCTAAAGGCTCTTCTTTTTCTTTTAATGATTTAAACAAATTGTATGTTTTTGTTCCCTCTTCAGATAACAAATTGAAATCTCTTGGAACACTACTTTCAATATATGAAATATATTTATCTTTAGAAGAATTAAAATTTTCATTTGAGATTGAAAGAGCCATATTATATATAAATATATATATATTATGAATAATTGTAAATACGAATTGGAAGAATTAAATAAACAATATGGGGGTGACCCAAAATTTCAACAAGCAAAACAATTATATGAAAACGCCACATATTATTTAACAATAAATGAATTACCAGGAGCATTGGTTAGTTATTCGTGCGCAGCTGTATTATTCAATGTTTTGAAAGAAACAAAACAAATTGGTTTTAATGGTGGCGTGGGTGAATCACAACCACCAGCAATTAAAAACCCGACTAATGACGGAAATATTCCCAGTGTTACTCCACCCAACACCCCTACTAATATAGTTCCAAAATCACAAGACCATCTTTCAACCATATTGACTTGTTGTTTGAAAGCTATTGAAAATTTACAGCAAAAAGTATCACAAATGTGTTCAAGTAACAAACAAAAAGACGACGAAGAAGAAAAACCATGGGATAAAATATGTACAAAAATACAACCTTTAGTATTTAAAAAAGGAGGAAGTGATTGTATATTTTTTCAGGATGTTGCTGGACTTTTTATTGAAAAGAAATTGATGGACGAATCATTAATAAAACCATTACAATTTCCGAATGTTTATCCAGCTGCCTCTCGTGGTTTGCTTATTTATGGACCTCCTGGTACTGGCAAAACTTATTTAGTGAAAGCAGCTGTAAATGAATTACAAAAAAAAGATCCACATGTCGGTATTTTGTTTTTCGCACCTTCTCCTGGAGATTTTAAAGGAAAATATGTTGGTGAAACTGAAAAGAAGATTGAAGAGATTTTCGTATGTGCTTCAAAGGCTGCTTGTACATATCAAACCGATATATGTAAGACTTCACAAAAAAAATATAGGTCTATTATTTTTATGGATGAAATGGATGCTATTGCTCCAGATAGAAATAATGATCCAACTGGCTTAGCGGTGAACTCGGTTAATACATTATTACAAATGATGGATGGTATCAAATCAAAGCCAAATATAACTGTAATAGCAGCAACAAATTATCCTTGGAATTTAGATAGTGCTATTTTGCGTAGATTTGATTCTCAAATATTTATTGATGTGCCAACTGAAAGAGATTTATTAGAACTATTAGATATCCAAATGAGAGCTTTTATCAATATTCATAAAAATGTTTCAGATATGTGTATTAATAATAATAATAATAATAGTTTGGTCGCTGGGTGTCAACTTGAATGTGAACAAAAAGTAAAATCAAATGTATTAGGAACAGCACCATATTCTAATATGAAATTTACTTTTTTTGAAGAAATGAAAAAACAAAAAGATAATGAAATTAAAAATATTGTTTCTAAAATGGTTTTACAAAATTTTTCAAATTCAGATTTATCTACATTTATGAAAACCGCTCAACGAAAAGCTGGTGAAAATGCTTTGAACGCAAATTTGTTTTATTCTACTAGATTGTTAGGATATATTAGAAACCCTGGTGAAGAAATATATGTATCATCACTTAGTTTTGTAAAAGACAAAAGAGACCAAGTAAAGAAATCTATAGAAATTATTAACAAACTTCTGGATAATAAAGCTATTGATAAAGATTTTTATTTTATTGAGATACCAGATATTATTACAATTGATTTTAATGGATTTGTATATTATAACAGAAAATGTTTATTATGTAAACCAGATATTATTCTTGATGACCCTTATATTAAAGATGTTTATATAAAAGGTCATCCTAAAGAAAAAGGAACAGCACTTAATGATGATTTTTATATGAATAATATATTGGGTATAAATGGAAATTCAATAGATTTAATAATGACATTTGATAATATAACATTTTTTGAAAATAAAAACATTGATAATGATAAAATCCAAATATTCCCAAAAGCAATGGGTATTTTAGAAACGGTAGTTACGCCATTAGTTAACGCATATAATAATACTAAGGAAACTTATAATAAAGCTAAAAGATTCAATACAACAAAAGCAACCGAAACACTGAATAAATATACTAATTTTGTTGTTGAATCCGAGTTATTCACATTCGATAATGATAAATGTAGTTTAAATACAGCATTTGAAAAATTAGCAGAAGATGTTTGTATAATCAATGATGAAACCTTTTTGAAATATAGACATAATTTAAATTTTTTAAGATGGTTACATTTGAAAAAATGTTATAAAACTCTAAAAAAATTTGAAAGTGAATATTTAAATATATATACAGGTACAATTGAAGCTCTGGATAAATCATCAGAAAAATGTGAAATTATATCAATTGTAAGAAAAGATGGTGGAGAACCAATTGATGTGTGTATTGATAAAGAACATATATATATTGAAAATGTTGATTATTTAAGTTTGATAGATATTATCGGATTTCAAGATAATTTGGACATTGGTATGTCTGATGTTGATTTAGGAATTGATGATTTCAAGAAAGAAATACTTAAAAAAATTATAACTACTACTGCTACTACTGCTACTACTGGTGCTACAACAAAAAATGAAAATAAGTTTTTAAAAATACCATTTCAATTATTTTATAATTTGTTCAATGATTTATTAATTATGCCACAAAAACAAGAAGGAGATAAAAATATTGATATTATTCAAATAGATCCAAATAATCCAACCACAAATAATACATGTAAATTAATACAAATGTTAATTGATGATATACTCAATTACAAATTAATTGTAGGAGAAGAGGAACAAAAGAAAAAAATAGACGATTTATTTAATGAATTATTGGAATTAGGTAATAATTCTGATATTAATATTATTAATTTTATTATACAACGCGCGTTTCATAATTATTTATTAAGGAATCCAACTACTATACCATCTCCTCCTTCTCCTCCTGCTCCTTCTCCTGCTTCTGAACCTGCTTCTGCTCCTGCTCCTGCTCCTGAACAAAATAATTATAATTATATTGATAATGATGAAGTAGATGAATATGAATATCATGATGTTGAAGGAGGAACTGCTTTATCAAAATCAAAGACAAATTCAAAATCAAAGAAAAGTTCAAAATCAAAGACAAATTCAAAATCAAAGAAAACAGCAGGAAATAAAACATTTAAAAAATATTATGTATTACCAAAGAATAATGACGATAATGATATTACTAACCAATACGGCAATGTTCATTTTTATGGTGGAAATGATATGGCACATATTATTGACGAAACTTTTGAACTTGATGGTAAAAACAACATTATTTATGGTGGTGCTACAACTTATGAAAAATTTTTAGAATGGACTGTTAAAGATAATATTCCAGAAACAACTAGTAAAAATATTGCTAAAAAAACTGCTTATCTACATACAACAGTAAATTTAGATTGGAGGGATCTTCCTGAATATACAAATTTATTTTCTACATTATATTATTCTACTTTTGGAAGAGGAACCAATAGTGTAAAAAATGTACTAGAAATGTTAATGAAAAAAAATGTATTATTATCAACATTATTTAAAAGAATTGATTATATTGGATTTCTCGTAGATTCAAAAAATCTAAACAAAACAGAAAGTGATGATTTAATTATTCAAAGATATAAAACAGATACAACAAAAATAAAAATTTACTGGGGATATATCAATACTAGTACTTTCATTGATAATTTTAAAGATATTTTATCAATATTTCGTGGAGATTTTCAATTTGTGACAGGTATTGTAAAAGCAGCTAAGAGTATTTTTGAGAATACTGTAAGTGCTGCAGTGGCACTTGGAGTGACATCTGGGGTGGTGGCTAAATACGGATTTAATGTAGACTTTAGTGATCAAGCGTTACTTTTATATAAAACAGCCATGTACTTTCCAGAAGCAATTTACACAATTATAATTGGAGTTGTAAAGTTTATTTACGATAATATTTTCGCTAATTTTAATCTAACAATTACAATGCCTACAATTTTAACAAATTTGTCTGCTTTTTTACTACAATTATTAAATGGTGGTTGGACAGCATTATTATCTGGTGGTACATATATTGCCTCATTATTAGCCGGTGGTAATATTGTTTTTTATATTTTAGCATTTACAATTTTTATTAATCTTGCTGCATGGGCTACAAAAAATAACATAACAAATGAACAAATTATGAATAATGTTATTGTTAACCAAATTTATACAATGGTTAGGGATATAAAAGTGTTTGAAGTTGAAGATTTAAATATAAATCCTTGTACATTATTTGGAAAAATACTTGATAAATCACAAGAAACTGCTATAAATATTTTACCAAGAATTATTACAAATCCTTTTAATATAAATAATTCATTATATATAAATGTTCCCAAGGATAATTCTTTAATGGTTAATAATAAAACAAGTCAACATTTCCCATATCAAGCTATTTATATGAAATCATCTAGTTCAAAAAATTCAATTGTTGTAAATAAAGAAAAACTAATTAATGTAGAAATACCATTAACAGCATTTTATTATGCCTTAATAAATACAAAATCTACTTATCCAAAAGAATTAGCTGACGATTTGAAACAATATAACCAAGATAAAGACGCCTTTATGTTGAAATTAAAGAAAAAACGGGAAAAAAATACATAAACATATATTATAATGTCCATAATTGATCAAATATTAAAACCATTTTCTGAAAGATTAAAGGATTTGGAAAAAAATTATGAAAAACATAACAAGGATACTTCATCAACACCTATTAATATTCAAGATAAATTGAAAAGCCTTATTTTTAAAGATATAAAAAACCCAAGTATTAACAATTATTTTGATTTTGATAGTTTACCTACCCCAGCTAAAAAAAATATATTAGATATGTTAGAATTTGATATTAGTGATAAAAAATCCGCTAAAAAATTAATTGAATATAGACTTTTAGAAATAAAAAAACAATTACTAGTTTATGAACAATTAGTTATTCAATATATGCATTGTGAGTTATTAATACAAAAATATATTTTACTGAAAGGTAATGATAATAATATTGAATTACTAATTAAATGTAGAGAGAATATTGTAAACCAATTAAATTACATAGTTAATGATGAAAATATTGTTATTTTTAATAAAATTTATTGTAAAAATACACTTTTAGATGAATATTATAAGAAATTGAATGAAGAATAATATAAGTTTAAATATCATTGAATAATATATAAATTATAATATTCAATGGCATCTATTATAACAAATTTTTTAACATCTTTTCTTCCTGATGATAAAGAAGAAAAAAATGAAGAAGAAAAAAATGAAGAAGAAAAAAATGTTAATGAGAGAATACCTATACTAGAATTTGAGAAAAAATTTACAAAAATTCCTAATAACGGTGATGGAAACTGTCTTTTTTACGCTTTAGCACAATTAATGTATGGTTATGAAAATTATATAAAAAATGGTGAAAAAATTCGTGACGAATTATGTGAATTCTACAAAAATATAAAGAACAGTCAAGAATATAGAGAGTATAATAAAGAATACAACAATTCTAATGATCCCGATAAAAACACTTTACAAAATTTGCTTTTTTTTGATATACTAGCAAATGACCACAGTAAAAAAACAGAAAAAATTTGTAAAAATAAAGAATGGGGAGATAGTACAGATATTATAGCTTTTTGTCTATTGTATAAAATTAATATTATTGTTTATCAATTAAATAATAATAGAGGAGTTTCATATTATTCACCTTTAATTCATAAACATTATGATAACACACCTGTATATAATTTATTATTTATAACAGAAGGACATTATGAAGCATTAATTCCCAAAACGCAAACACATAATAATAACAATATATTTCCATTATCTAGTAATGAAGAACATAGCATAAGACAATATAACCCTAATTCAAACCATTCAGAACCCCTCGATATAAACACATTATTGTTTAACAAATTCAATTTTGAAAAGGATAATAATAATATTATTTTTTCTAAAACAACTCTCGCTGAAGACCCTTTTGAAGATATACCTAAATTTGATATTTTACAATGTAGTGAGTCAATGAATTGTTATAATGATACAGTTGAAAAAAAATATAAAAGATTATTATTAGATATACAACCTCCTAGCGGAAATGATGACAATAATGATATTGATTTATTGCTTTCTATAATAAAAAATGAAATTAAAAATAAAGAAGAAGAAAATATTTTTCATATTCAAGAATGTTATAGAATAGATGCTTTTTTGAAAAATAATATAGAAAATTATAAAATTCATGATAATATTACAACTAACATAAATAATTTTGTTCACAAATTATTTGATAAATCTAATATTGAATTACAATATGTAAAGGATTATTACATAAAAATTTAGTTATAAATTATTTTCTATTTCCTAAAATTCACTATTAAAATCAAAAACATTATCATCTACTTTCTTATTTGCCAAAGCATATTCTGAATTGGTTCGTTCAAAGAAATTTACCTTGGTTTCTACACTAATTAACTCCATAAAATCAAATGGATTACTAGAATTGTATATTTTATCATATCCCAATTGTAATGATAAACGGTCTGCTACAAATTCAATATATTGTGACATTAGTTTAGCATTCATACCTATCATACGACATGGTATAGCATCTATAATAAATTCTTGCTCTATTTCTACTGCTTCTTTTATGATTTCGTGAATGCGTGATTGAGGTAATTTTTTTACTAATTTACTATATAATAAAACGGCGAATTCTGTATGGAGGGCTTCATCACGCGATATGAGTTCATTTGAAAATGTTAATCCAGGCATTAAACCTCGTCGCTTGATGTGGAATATATTGGCAAAACTTGACGAAAAAAATATTCCTTCAATGCAGGCAAATCCAACAAGTCTTGTAGCAAAATCACTTTTATCGTCAGAAATCCATTTTTTTGCCCAATCTGCCTTTTTTTTAATACAAGGGTAATTTTCAATAGCATTTAATAACTTGTTTTTCTCTTCTTCATCGCGAACATACGTATCTATTAATAATGAATAAGTTTCACTATGTATATTTTCCATAGCAATTTGAAATCCATAAAACGCACGAGCTTCCGAATTTTGTACATCATTCATAAAGCGGGCTGCTAAGTTTTCAAGTACTAGGCCGTCACTCCCCGCAAAAAATGCTATTATCATCTTTATAAAATGTTGTTCATCATTTGTTAGCGTAGCCCAGTCATTCAAATCTCTTGATAAATCAATTTCCTCAGCACGCCAGAAACAATCCACCTGTTTCTTATACATTTCCCAAATATCGTTGTACTTAATAGGGAACATTACAAAGCGTTTATCGTCAGGTGTCAATAAAGGTTCAGTAAAAGATGACACAGACATTTCCACCTAAATAATATATTGTCTAGATTTTAAACCGTTTAATAATTTTAATTTAACAATATAGCCGTTTTTACAAAAAATATAATTCATTATAACGCATTTACAGGAAACCTAATGTTTTCATTATTCACCCTTCTCTCATTTTTTTTATTTTATGAATTTATTTGAATAAAAAATCTATATACAATATAAAACCCCTACTAATGTTCGGTCTTTGTAAATACAAAAACTTTTTTGGAGAACCAAAAGTCGGTTTACGAAAATACCGAATTTTTGATATAGCAATCCTTGATACAGTTGTAACAATATTAGTTGTATATTTGATTTGCTTGTTTACAAAATGGCCATTTTGGATGACTTTAGTAATTGTTTTCGTGTTAGGAATTTTCGTTCATAAAATGTTTTGTGTGAGAACAGGCATTGATAAAATGTTGTTCAAATAATATATAATAAAATAAAAAATGGAAACAATAAAAACAACATTAAATTTTGGTAAATATACATTTCAAATAACAGATAATGTATTATCAGTAAAACAACATATATATTGCCGAAAAATTATGATCAATGGTAATAATCTTGATAGTATCAGTGTATCTATATCATATCATGAAAATCTACCTAAATCAGCATCAATTTGTAATAATGTTCACAAACCAGAATATTCAACTGAAATTCATTTAGATAGAGGTGAAGGTTCTATAACAATGATAAAAACACTACTTCAATATATTCATAAACATCTACCTACTATAACCGAAGTAAGTTTTGAAGATAAATCTAATTTTGAGTGTGTAGATTATAACCCAATTCCATTATATTATTTTTCCATAGCATTTAATGGTGAAACTTGGTACGAAAAACATTTCAACGCAAGACAAAAAGACAAAAACAAACACGAGAAATATAGAGAAAAAATAAATGAATTGTTACATTCAGTAGAATTCAAAACGAATATTTCATTTATAGAATTTTTGAAAATAGCAATGCCACCTATGGAAACAATAGATGAATTAGAAATATATTATACTAATTCAAATACATTTGGTATTTTTTTTCAATCAATACCAAAAAAAGATAGATGTAGGTTGGTTCGCGAATGGATTTCTAATTTTATGGAACATCATTTGAGTAAATTATTTTCAAACACAGGTTGGATAATAGAATTACCAATTATTACAAAAGGAGGAAAACAAAAATCAAGGAAATATTATTGTCCGAAAACCAGAATAAAACACAATATAACATACGAAGACTTTGGTGTAGATATAACGAATATATAATTGTCTGGTTATTTTTATCAAAAACAAAATATATTATTATTGTTTATCATAATAATATATTTACAAATACTAAAATATAGTAACAATAAGGAAAATTTCATAAAAATAATATAGCCATATACTTTAATGAAAAGTCATCATTTTGATAATATTACAAACGATTTGGGCGATATAAAAGATGACTGCAAGAGACGTCAAAAAAAACCAAAGAAACAAAATGAAAAACAATTATTAAACGAATATCACTCGGAAATAGAAAGAGAAAAAGAAAAATCCTCATTCAATCAACGCAAATTTTATGAGAACATGCAATATTTATCGTATAATGAAAAATCCAATTTTGAGAACAAATTTACAAAACCGAAGAATGAAAGCCAAGAAGAATACTCAAGATTATTGAAAAACAAAAATAAAAAAATAGTAATCGCAACTGGCCCCGCCGGTACTGGTAAAACATTATTCGCAACTGAATATGGTATCAAGTGCTTTTTATTAGGGATTTACGAAAAATTAATATTCACAAGACCTTCTGTATCCGTAGATGAAGACCTGGGCTATTTACCTGGAACATTAGAAGAGAAAATGGCTCCATGGGTTAGACCTATTTATGATGTTCTATATAATTTTGTTTCACCAAAAGAAGTAACTATGATGATGGAAGAAAAAATCATTGAAATCGCACCATTAGGATATATGCGTGGGAGAACATTTAAAAATTGTTGGATAGTTGCGGATGAAATGCAAAATTCTTCAATTTCACAAATGAAAATGTTGCTTACCAGATTAGGTGAAAATAGCCGTTTGATTATAACCGGCGATTTAGAACAATATGATAAAACAGATGATTTGAATGGATTAGAAGATTTTTTAGGTAAATTCAAAGGAAAACGCTCAACGAGTATAACCAGCTTTGAATTTCAACGTCAAGATATTCAACGTGAAGACGTTGTAAAAGAAATATTGGATATTTATAGTGCTGAACATAATATGAATTATTTACCTACAAAGGAAGAAAAAGACGAAGATGACCGATATAGAATAGATAGCTCAAGTGAAACAGGAAGCGAAAATGATAAAGATAATATAGAAGGATAACTTTAGGAATTTCTAAGTAAAATTTACATTTATAAAATTATCGCAATATACTTTATAAATGTTTGGAACTAAAAAATTTATCAATAGTTCAGCTTTCAATAGAATAACAAATCATTTTACTTCTATTGTATCTAAAAAAAATTCAAATTCTATACTGCATAATCGTGTGTTATTATATGCGATATTAATATTAGCATTATTAGACTTATTCTATTTAGCTAATAGTAGAGACTTTACATCTGTTACTATTTTTATATTAATTGCATTATTAACATCATTTTTCTGTAAAAATATGATTGTTATATTATTTGTATCTATATGTATTACTCATATTTTGAAATATCCAACAAGTTTAGAAGGTGCTAAAAATATGAATGACGAACAACGCGATGAAGATGAAAAGAAAGAACATATGGAAAATGAAGATGATGAAAATAAAAAGAAAGAACATATGGAAAATGAAGATGATGAAAATAAAAAGAAAGATAAAAAAGAAAATATGGAAAACAAAAAAAATACTGAACAAATGACAAGTGAAATGAAAGAATTTATGGAAGTCCAAAATAAAATCATTGGTGGAATGGCTGAATTAGAACCTTTGATGCAAAAAGCCGAAGGGTTTATAGAAAAGTTTGAAAAATACAGTAAATATTAGCAAACTATATGGGAAATAAAAATCAAAAAATCAAAAACAAGTAAAATATTATAATAATAAAATCTTATAATATTATAGTTACAAATTAATACGATTATGACATACAAAGATTTTTATTACATCATTTTTATAATATTGGTATTATTGCTTATTTTTATTAAATATTTCAAAAACGAAGAGACTAAACAAAAAAATAAAGAAGGGTTCAAAGAAACCTTTAAAGAAGGTCTTGATATAGGCGACATAGGGGATACGATGAGAAAAACATTTGAAGCACCATTTAGAAAACTCGGTGATGACATTAAAGCTCCATTTGTAAAATTTGGTAATGACACAGTTGGTAAATTTACAGATATATTTAAAAAACTTACTGAATTTGGTAGTAGATTTGAAAAAATCGGTAATGGTATCAAAGATATTTTTGAAGGAATTGGAGATGAATTCAAATATTTAGGTATCGGTGTTGGTAGGGGGTTTGAAGATATTGGATGGTTGATTGCGTATGCTGTTGAATTTGTTTTTTCATATGTTATATGTGGTGTTAAATATATATCCAATTTACCAAATTGTATAGTATATTATATTACAGACGCACTTATTCAGATTTTGTATTTACCTATTAGAATTACATTATGGTTCTTACAATCTTTTTTGAGAATAAATTTATATCCAACTGAAAGAAAAATATGGGAATATGCTCAATGGATTGATAGTAAAATATATACTGCTCTTGGCTTCAATGTATTGAGATGGCCTAAAAATATTCGTGACCAATGCTATAATTGTAAACGACTGAAAACAAGGGTTTTAATAAATAAAGCAAGAGAAATTGATTACGATTTCAATGTAGGAATACCACATATATTGAAACAAGGAATAAACAGAATTGAGAAAGGAGGTGAAGAAATAAAACACGGTTTTGGTTTTTAATAACAATTTTTGAGAACTTATATGTGTATTATATAATTATATAATTATATAATAAAATGGGAAAGAAATGTATTCCTGGTGTATTTTGTATTGAAAATATGACATTATTCGTTTTATTTATTATTGTAATACTATTATGGTATATTTATTTTACACAGATTAAAAACAATACAGGAGAGAATAAAACACCCAATATCATAGTTGTAGCACCACCAACAAATGCTTCATCTATATCTCCTTTAGCAACAATTTCTACAAGAAATGACCCTTTTAATGACCCTTATTCGCCTCCTATGAAATCTGATGGTATTTATTTTCCAAGAGATAGTGGTGATGTTCGCGGTATTCCAGTGAATGTTCAAACACGAGGAACAAATATGTCTTATCAACAAGTAGGTATTCTAACAAGAGCTAATAATAATGGTCAAGATATGATTTTGCCATTGATGGGTCGCAGATTAATGACAGGCCGCGATAAATGGCAATATTATACTATTTCTAATACAGGTAATATGAATACCAAATTGCCTGTTAGTTTGAATGGTAAAAGCTGTACAGGTGAATATGGGTGTGATGATATTAATAATGGCGATAATGTCTATGTTGAAGGTTATAATGATACATTCCGCGTTACTATGTATGAAAATTCGTTGTTTAATTACATTCCTTATTTATGAATTTAGAATGTTTTTTCAAAAATAAACTATATCATTAGAATATATAGTTTATATGTCTTTATTTGATATCTTTAAAACATTAACTGATGCTGATAAAAATAATAAAATAGTTTATGATTATAATAATATAGATATAAAAAAAGATGAATTAATATTTGAAAATAATAATTTAAAAATACCAGTAACATTTCCAGTTAATGTACCAAATGTAACTTATCCTAATAGTATAATCAATTATAATGCTAGAAATATTTATATATCTGCGTTGTTACATAGTAATATAAAAGATTTAACCGATACATATCCAACATTGACAAATATAAATGTAGATTCAGGAATAGGAGAATTGATTATAGAACATAAAGAAATTACTGGATATGGAACATTGTACACTTGTTTTTTATTGAAATTTGTTAACAATAATATAGAGAGTAATGATTTGGACAAGTTATTTAATATGTACAATAATAATAACCAAAACTCTGTATTATTCAATTTGAATAAAACAATACCTCCTCAAGATTATTGTATAGTTTACAAACCTACTAATTTAATAACTACTATGGTTTTTACTACTCCTATTTATTTGAATAAAAATAGTTATAATATATTTTTTGATCAGAAAAACAGCTTTTTACCAAATAGTTTATTTGGTAATTATAGCGATAATTATATTGTTTTACCAAAAGCCAATATTTCTCAACGTGGAGAAGAAGAAATCTATATTGACTGTACACCTACTGGAGAAAGTGCTGAAACAATTGCCACTTATAATGTTCCCATACAAAGTGAATATACGAGAGATTGGGGAAAATTGGATTTTATGAAAACAACTATACAATTATTATTGGTTTTTATATTGATTTTGACTACCTACTTTGGTGTACCTATTATGTATAAACGAGTTGTTGTTGATAATATTAACCGACTTATTAGTAACGAAATTCATTCTATACGAACAAAAAATGGAAAAATATATGCTGGAAAACATATAAGAAATATTAGTGTTGACTCAGTTTTGTTATTTTTTTCGTCAGTAATAATTGTGTTTTCATTTTTATTTAGTGTATCAAGTAAAAATTATAATTATTTACAATATAATGTCTACTTTTTTATATTTGGTATTTTATCCATAGCTATTATAGCTTTTAATAAATCATCGGGATATTTTAATGAAGGTTACATAATTAAAGAATTATTTGATCGCGAAAAATATAATAAGGACGATATAAATTCAGCAAAACTAGAAGACATAATTTGGCCAAATTTATTTTTAAGAGACATTGTTAGTTTTTTGAGCGAGGCGTTTTTTGGCAAAGACGGAAAAAAAAATCTCAAGAATTGGTCTATGATAGGAGGGTTTTTGACATTTACATATATCTTTTTAATTATTTTCCGTTGGGGTATTAGAACAATGAACCATTCAACATTTTTATTTTTATGTTGGTTTTTACCAGCTTTTTTGATAATTCCTTCATCATTAATATCTGTTTTAAATCTATATAAATTGGACACTAACCCAGTTCCTAAGAAATAATTTATACGTGTGAACAATTAGAATGGGGCATTTCTATTCAAAATGTTTATTGAGTTTATTATAACTATCTGGATTATTTAATTTACATATTTTATGTGTATCTCCATTATCATATAAATTACAACCCGATATTTTGATACAAACTTCTAAACAATCACTCATTTTTTTTACCCATCTTATACAATTTTCATTTATAATTCTGTTATCATCTGTTTTGAAATATACTGTCTTGTTATTTTCCATTATAATAATGTATTCTATATTATAATTTTACATTATTTTTGTTCCTTTTGAATTATTCAAGAGGTTAAAGCACAATAAATACTAAAAATATAATCAGAACAACAATCAAAACACTCCCTACTTTATAATGGAAACTATTTCCAATATTTCTTTCTGGATTATTTTCGTTTTTCATTTTCTAATAAACTAACAACTGATTGATATAATAAATAATTATAATATCAATATTTTTCAATTTTTTTCAATTTTTTTTTAAACCATTGAAGCGCCTGATAGCTTTTCACTAACTGGTTTGTAAGTACTTGGTAAATATACACTGGCATCACTTTTACCTACTGGAGCCATTTTATCAACAACTTCTTCTTCTAATGTTTTTTCTTGTTGTGGGTTCATATCACGTAAATCGTTATTCTTTTTTTCTTGTGTAGGGGTATATTGCATCATTGTAATTGGTTTGAATGATGAACTACGACGTAAAAGTTCATAAGCAACAAAAATATATAATATGGCTAAAATGGGATTTGAATAAACAAATAAAAAAACAGTTACAGCAAAAATTACTGCTAGTGTAATTGGTGAATTAACAGAACCTACTAAAAATGATGGTGTTTCAATTGGTAATACTAAATAAATAACAAAAATTACCAATAAAGTTAATTCAACTAATGAAAAAGATTTCAATGGATTTGACATCATTTTAATAGGATTTGAAAACGTTTTGAATGGATTAGTAAATTGCATATATAAAATAATAATATATATTATTTGTATAAAGTTCTCTATAAAATTCAAAAAATTGATTTATACGCTAAATATAAAATGAATTAAAATATAATATAATAGGATGAACCATTTCAAAAAACCATTTATTTATAATAAAAAAACCTCAAAAAAAAGTGAAAAAAAAGACAATATTATCATAGATAAACCACTTATTACATCTGAATATAAAGATTGCATATGTTCTCAATCATATCTTGGCAAAAAGGGATATACCATTCCAAAATGTATTTTATCTAAAGAAGACTTAGATGAATTACATAAAGAACTATTTGTTAAACCTGTTATTATGGGTGTAAATTATGGAGCAAAGAATGATGAAGTGAACGCATTTCCAGTTTATCGTGAAAATAGTAACAAGATTTATATACCGCGATTTTATGGAATTTCGCGTTATGGTATGCCGAACAAATCTGAAATACAACAAGGTGATGATATTTCATTAGAATTTGTAAAACCTTTACGCGATTATCAGGATAATATTATAAATATCTACATGGATTATGTTTCTAAACCGAGTTGTAATGGTTCGCAGCATAATGGGTCAGGTGGAATATTAGAAGTTCCGTGTGGACGCGGCAAATGTTTAGGAAAAGATACACCCATATTGATGTACGATGGAACTATCAAAATGGTTCAAGACATAGTTGTTGGTGATATATTAATGGGAGATGACTCTAAACCCAGAAATGTATTATCCTTAGCTCGTGGAAAAGAAACGATGTATAAGGTTGCTACAAAAAAAGGCGATGGTTATATAGTAAATGAAAGCCATATATTATCATTAAAATATAGTTCAACAGTAAATAAACAAACACCAAAAAATACCATTTTAGATATTCCTGTGTTAGATTATTTAAAATTACCAAAAAGTTATCATGGAAAAGGTGGAGTTTTATTAGGATATCGTGTTCCTATTAAATTTAAAGAAAGTGTAGTAGATATAGACCCATATTTATTAGGATATTGGCTAGGAGATGGAGCTTCAAATGGGACACGAATAAGTACTCAAGAATCGTGCGTTATTAAGTATCTTGTTGATTGTTTTAAAACAAAGCATACTTCTCTTTATTTAAAATATTCTGGACAACAATACGATTATAGGATTAATTCTATTAATAGAAATAATATATTTCTTGATTTTCTAAGACAAAACAATTTAATTAACAATAAACACATTCCTTTAACATACAAATGTAATTCAAGACAAATTCAATTGGAACTATTAGCTGGGTTAATTGATTCAGATGGATATTATCACGAAAATTGTTATGAAATAACACAAAAAAATGAAAAATTACTTGATGATATAGTATTTTTAGCTAGGTCATTAGGATTTTCTGCTTATAAAAAACAAATAAAAAAAACTTGTACTAATTCTAAAAATGGTAGAAAAGAAGGCACATACTATATAACAAATATATGTGGTGAAGGATTAGAAGATATACCAGTAAATTGTAAAAGAAAAAAAGGTCATAAAAGAAAACTAATTAGAGACTGTTTGAAGTATAGAATTAAATTAGAAAATATAGGTATTGGTGATTATTATGGGTTTGAAATAGATGGAAACCACCGTTTTGTATTAGGTGATTTTACAGTTACACATAATACAGTGATGGGATTAAAAATAATTTCACTTTTAAAAAAAAAGACGCTTATAATCGTACATAAAGAATTTTTGATGAATCAATGGATAGAAAGAATAGGAGAATTCTTACCAAACGCAACAGTAGGTAAAATTCAAGGACAAGTATTTGATGTAAAAGGAAACGATATAGTCATCGGTATGGTTCAAACATTATATGATAAAGAATATCCACCTGATGCGTTCTCTTGTTTCGGGTTGACTATCATAGATGAAGTACACCGAATTGGTAGCGAACAATTTTCACGAACATTATTCAAAACAATTACTCCATATATGTTAGGAATATCAGCCACTGTTGACCGCAAAGATAAATTAACGCGGGTTTTATATATGTTTATTGGTGATAAAATATATAGTGAAGCACGAGAAAATTCCGACCCTGTATGTGTTCGGGCAATACAATATAAAACCGACGACCCTTTATTCAATGAAACTGAATTGGATTTTCGTGGTAATCCGAAATACAGTAGTATGATTGTAAAATTATGTGATTATAACCGTCGTAGTGACTTTATTGTGAAAATAATAGGGGATTTGATAGAAGAAGAACCCGAAAAACAAATCATGGTATTATGTCATAATCGGTCTCTATTGACTTATTTATATGATGCTATAGAACATAAAAAAATAGCAAGTGTTGGTTATTATGTAGGTGGCATGAAACAAGCTAATTTACAACAAACCGAAACTAAACAAATTGTTTTGGCGACTTATGCTATGGCTGCTGAAGCATTAGATATAAAAACACTTTCAACATTAGTAATGGTAACCCCTAAAACAGACATTACACAATCTGTTGGGCGAATTTTGCGAGTAAAACACGAAAAACCGATTATTGTGGATATTATTGATAGTCACGATATTTTTCAGAACCAATGGGCACAACGTAGACGATTTTATAAAAAATCCAATTATAGAATTCGTGAAATAGATAGTAAAAAATATACAAATATGATGATAGATTGGGAAGAAGATAAATCTTGGAAAAGAGTGTTTGAACCTAAAGATAATAATTCTTGTGGAAATGTGGATAACGAAGAAAAAGAACAAAAAACAATATTTGGTGGTAAATGTCTTATCAATGTGAGTAATTTATAAGAATTTGTTTATTTCATATATTTTTTTATATTATCAAGTTTTTGTTTACTTCTTTCTTGTTTATGTTTGTAATATCCTAAAAATCCGTATTTACTAATTTGATAAAGGAAATATATAAATACTGCGAATAAAGGCATAAAATATACATAGAATGGTAAGGTCATTATACATTATATGGAAGATATTATTGATAATAAAAAAATGAAAATATATTTGAATGCTGAATTATATAAAAATTTTTACGTGTTTTTTATTTACACTTTTTCAATTGTTCACTGATGTAAAAAGCCCATTTTTATCTTTGTAATTTTGTACGTTTGATATACTCTCTATAACTTTTACGTAAATAATATTCTCTTTCATACATACAATAATCTCCACAAAAGTGGTATCTTTTCCATAATATATTTGTTGAATATTCTTCTTTTGAATTTTTTCCACAAACATCGCATTCTTTTTCTTTCTCAATACGCAAAATCCAATAGTCGTTTAATTCATTCATTACTAATCGCAATAATGGTCTATGTTCTACATTGAACTCACCTATCAAATCTTGTAAATGTTTCGGTAATAAAAGTAATTTCATTTATTATATTATCTTTGTGTAATATAATAAATGTATTGAATGATTATTCAATTTTATATTTTTTTATTTTTTGCCTAATAAAATGGGCGTTGCTCTAAATGAGAAAAGATGTAATACATTAAAAAAATCCAAACAATCTCTTTTTTTGTGATTTTCCTGATTTTCTTGATTTGCGTGATTTTTTTGTTGTTTTTCCTTTGGATTTTTTTTGTTTTCTTCCACCTGCTTGCTTACTAGCATAATTTGCTGTATTACCACCGGTAGAAGTTACTTTTGTATCTGGTAATACTTTTGTATTATTTAATTCACTAAATGATAATGCTGGCATTATATATTATTTCATTATATTTTAATATTTTCTAATATTGTTATTATTTCCATTATAACTATTGCTATAATTGTTGGTTTTGTTATAATTAGGATTAGGATTTGTATTTCTATGAGTACCATTTGTATTTTTATGATATCCGTTATTATATCCACGATTATTATTAAAATTATTATATCCATTATTATTATTATTATATTGTGGACGGTCATTAATATCGTGTGTCAATTTTGAAATATGAACAATTTTACTTGAATTATCTACAACGCGATTTGGAACCCAGCGTTTAAATTTCGGATTAAAAGCGAACTCTATGGATAAAACCTTATCTATATCAACATATTTATCTTCTTCCATATTTTGGAATTCTTCTTCATCATCACTTTCCTCAATTAAGTCTAAATTACTATTTTCTTTTATTTTACGAAACAAACTATTCATAAATACACTAGTTTTATAATTTGGAATATATGCTACATTATAATAAACTGGTTTGGAATTTTTACCAAACGCAAACATATGGTAAATATCAAATTGTATATCCGCTGTTACTTGAAATACAGTTGGAAAACGATATTGCGGTTTTGTAAAATCCATTTTAATAGGTACAGTATCAAAAACATAACTAGATACTTTTTTGGTTTCTTGAACAACAGCTGCGAAATTTAATTTTTTTGTAATAACTGAATTCAAGTAAGGTTTAATTTCTGTAAAACATCTATATTGAATATGATGTGTTAAATATGGAATTTTTTTGGCGATATCTTCTGGTAATGTAGTAGCACAGTCAAATTCGGTTGGTGATTGAACGTCCCATATTAGTGGCAAAGCAAATACAATGGATTGTTTTGTTTTAAAAATTTGTTGTGTAGACTTCATAAATTCATTTAAAAATCCTAATTTTTCCTGTAAATTGGATTTTTTAAAAGGAATACCTTTGAATTGTATTATGTCTTCTATTACGAAAAAACTATGCTCGTTATTTTCATTTTCTACTATTGTACCATATAATATTGTTCCTAATTCCAATTTATTTTTGAAATCTATATCTATAATGGTGCCTTTACATATTTTTTTTTCTCGGTTCAATTCTAATAATATACAACAGTCCTTTTCTCCGATAAATGTAAACCACGCATAACATTTTTTTCCTTGTGGTATTGCTAAACAAATATTATAAACAGGGGAAACTTTCTTATGGGATACAGTTTCATAGGAAAGTTCAAAATTAGGAAACCTTTTCATCAAATCATTTAATTCACTTGCTGACAATTCCATGTTCTATTACTTATATTATAATGCGTAATAAGTTTATATTATTTAAAATATATATTTTATTTTCAACTTCAATTTTTGTTACAACAATATCTACATTCTCTTCTATATTTTCTAATATTATAGTATAATAATGTCTGTTACTATAAAAAACCGAAGGAAAACATTTAGTAAAAAAATCCCAAAAAAGTCGTTGAAAAATGGTGGAAGAAAAAAGAAAACTTATACTCTGAAGAAAAAACAAAACAAAAGAAAGAAACGCATATCTGGCGCCGGTGATGCGTTATCTGATGAAGAAATAGATGAAATATTAAAGAATTTTTATAGTATGTCAGAAGAAAAGAAGTCAGAAGCAAAAAAATTGTTAAGAAATTTAGCGTTTGACCCGAATTATACAAAAGATTGTTTTGGTTCAAGACTTCCAAAACATCCAGATGACGAACTCACATTACTTGAGCAAGCCGAATCAAAAGTTCAGTGTTGGGATAGATACAATGACAAAATTGAATAAACTATTTTTGATTTCATTTTTACTCTTGTGAATTTATAAAATGTATTAATTTTTCTTTCATATTCTCTTGTTCCTCTTCACTTATAAATTCTACTTGATGAGAACTTTGTCTTTCCAATAATTTTTTATATTTCTCTATTTGACTATTTACTAAATCTTTTGTTCTCTTTGTTGAATAATTATCCTTTATATAATTCCATAGGTGTTGAATTGATAGAATAATTCCAAATGAAATTATTATTGTTATTATCAAATTTATTATAGGATTTGAGAACATTATGTAATTTAATATTTTTATTATATGAAATTACATAGATATTGTTTTATTTCTTTGAACGTTTTTTCTTTGAATTTGTCTTTGATTTATTTTTTTTGACACCACCTTTTTTCTGTGTTTTATTTTTTTTTCCACCTTTTTTTTCTTCTTTCAATTCATTTTTTACTTCTTCTTTTATTATTTCTTTATCAAAGTCATCTTTTTTTATGGTTAAAGTATTGCTTTTTGGAAATAATCCTTTTGCACCAGTAAATAAACAAGTTCCTTCAACATAATCATTACCGTTCAATTTAACAACGTCATCATTTTTATTTTCTGACGATTTTATCAAATTTTTCATCTTAGAAAACATTGATTTGTCTTCTTTATCATTTTCTTCTTTATCATTTTCTTCTTTATCTTTTTCTTCTTTATCTTTTTCTTCTTTGTCTCCTTTATCCCCTACAACGATAATATTAGGTTGTTCTGGTTTTGGCTCTTCTTTTTTATCACCTACAACAATAATATTAGGTTGTTCTGGTTTTGGCTCTTCTTTTTTGTTATCTATAACGATAACGTTAGGTTGTTCTGGTTTTGGCTCTTCTGGTTGTATCTTATCAATAACTCCTTGTGGTAAAAATTTTGTAAGTTCACTGACAGCTGGATTTGATTTTATTTCTGCTAATCCTTTTTTTTTTATTTCTTCTAATGCTTTTTCTTTAGCTTGGTCAGCTAAAGTATCAAAAAAGCTTTTTTTCTCTTCTCCTACTCCTCCTAACTTTCTACTATTTTTATTTAAATTTTTTTTTTGTTTTTTATTGCTATGTTTTCTCATATAAAATATATGAATATTTTATTATTCATCCTTAAAAATATTTTACCTAAATAACTTAAATAGTATTTTTTATAATATAGTAACTAATCATTATGCCTATTGTAATTTTAATTGTCGATAAAAGTGGTAAAATAAAAGAATTAGAATTGAAAAAATATGACGAAAGTGAATTTTATAAAAAAGCTGGTTTCAAATCCGCGGAAGGTTTTGAATTACAAACTCAATGGGGTTGCGAAATAAACGGTAAATCATTTTCTGTTTCTCTTTATGGTAAATCAAATGGTCGGGCAGGACAAGAAAATAAATATGAATTTCCACCACCAATTGATAATACGTTACTCTTTGGTTCTTGTGTAATTGTAAATAAAGAAAATGGACAGCCAGTTAGTATTACTAAAGGTGACTGGAACGCAATATATGAAGAATTATATGGTGGATTTGAAGATATTGGTAGTGAAGATAGTGAAGAAGAAACAGACGAGGATGATGATAGACCTCGTACAAAAGAAGGTTATGTAAAAGATGGTTTTATTGTAGATGACAAAGATGATGACGGGGATGAATATGAAGATTGTGATAGCAATGAAGAAACAAGTGAAGAAGAAATAGTTGTAAAGGCAAAGACAAAGAAATCTTCAAAAAAACCTGAAAAACAAAACAAAAAAACCAAACCAAAAACTGTATTTGAAAATATTTTAAAAGAAGTTCAAGAAAATTATTTAGATTGTAGTAGTGAATTGGCTGAAGAAAATTACGTATAAAGTAGGAAAACCAAGGTTTCCCTACAAAAAATTGAATAATTAAAATATATAAATAGTATTCAGTATTACTATTTATATAATATGACTTCATTATTTAACATACAAAGCCCTGATCTTTTTCGCGAAAATATACGAAAGAAATTGAAAACTATATTAGTAGAAGATAATTTGGCTATTAATTTAGAAAAAGGAATATATAATTACGCTATCAAAGAAGCCAGTTCAAAAAAAATCGTAAAAAAATGGGAAAATCCACATTTTTCACAATTATATTTGGATCGTTTGCGTAGTATTTATATTAATATAAAAAACAAGGAATTATTAGAACAAATTAAAAATGGTGAAATCCCACCACAAACATTAGCTTTTATGACTCATCAAGAAATGAACCCTCAACAATGGAATAGTTTGATTGAAAAAAAAATGAAACGCGATGCTAGTAAATTTAATACAAATATTCAGGCATCAACTGATATGTTTACTTGTAAAAAATGTCGTTCAAAAAGATGTACATATTATGAATTACAAACGCGTAGTGCGGATGAACCAGCAACCATTTTCGTAACGTGTTTGGATTGCGGTAAACATTGGAAATCATAATTGGTGTGAAATTTTGGGTTTTACCTATTTTTTTGTTCTTATAATAAAAAATCAACCCCCCTTAAAAAAGTCCAACAAAACTAGTAGTTAGGTTTTCAAAATTGGACATTTTACACCTTTTCTCATTTAAAATGCCCATTTTATAGAGAAAAAAAATAACTATGTATAAATGATATTTTTTCTAATAAACAAAATGTAATAAATTATAAATAATTATCTAATTCGTGAATGCTTATTTCCATATCTAAATATTTTTGAATTCTTGAAGGATGCATTGTTTTTTGTATTAATTCCTCACTATAAATAAGACATCGTTCTTTTAATGCGTCATAGTCCAATTCAAAGATAGATGGATTGCGTGATAACTTACTCCAATTAATTTTATCAGGATTTTTTTCTAATAAATGAATAGCATTTGGATTTCTTGACAACCATTCCCAGTCAATTTTATCAGGATTTGCTTCTAATAAATGAATAGCATTCGTATTTAATGCTAACAAATACCATTGTATTTTATCTTGATTTGCTTCTAATAAATGAATAGCATTCGGATTGTATGATAAAGTTTCCCATTCAATTTTCTCTTGGTTTGCTTCTAACAAATGAATAGCATTTGGATTGTATGATAACCAAAACCAATCAAGTTTATCTAAATTTTGTTCTAATAAATGAATAGCATTTGGATTGAATGATAACTTACCCCAATGAATTTTATCAGGATTTTTTTCTAATAAATGAATAGCATTTGGATTTGATGATAACCAAAACCAATCTATTTTATCTTGATTTGCTTCTAATAAAGGAATAGCATTTGGATTTGATGATAACCAAAACCAATCTATTTTATCAGGATTTGCTTCTAATAAATGAATAGCATTTGGATTTAATGATAAGAATTTCCATTTTATTTTATCTTGATTTGCTTCTAATAAATGAATAGCATTTGGGTTCATTGATAATGTATCCCAATCAAATTTTTCAATATTAATCAAGTGATTTAATTTATACATTTTGAATAATAGTTATGTTGTATTTTACTCATTATAAATTGTTTATGAATTAAATCAATTTTTTATTATTTAGAAAAAGTATTGTAAGACAATCGGCGTTAAAGAAACAATCCCAAATAGGTAAGCACGTCTATTGATTTTACACTTTCTTATTTTTTTGCTCTATAATATGGGAGTTTTAAATAAATACATTTATTTCCAGCAATTTACCAATAAAAGAATTGTTTATGGAAGTATTTAGAGAAAGTAAAGAATTACAAAATGTTCTCATTGAACAAAATAAAGAACTACAAAATCAAATTTTGGAATTAGCGAAAAATCAACAAGTAATAAATAATAACAATACAACAAACAATAACCAATTTAATCTACAGATTTTCCTAAATGAAACATGTAAAGATGCCATGAATATAGTTGATTTTGTGAATTCTTTGAAACTAACAACAGACGATTTTGAAACAACTGGTAGGTTAGGTTTCGTAGATGGTATTTCTCGTATTTTCATAAAAGAATTAAAGAAACTGGAAACAGAAAAACTCCCTATTCATTGTACCGATTTGAAACGTGAAACCGTGTATATAAAAGACAACAATATATAGGAAAAAGAGAACAATGAAAAACAAAAATTAAAATGGACGATTGACCGCATAGCACAATTGAATTTGAACCAATTACAAAACTGGCAACAAGAATATCCTGGATGTAAAGAAAACAATACAAAAGAAAACGAATATTTTTTCAAATTGGCTGCTGTTGCTTTGGGAGGAAAGGGTCATGACGAACAAGATGAATACCGCGATAAAATAATGAGAAATGTTCTCAAAGAAGTGGTACTGGATAAAAAGAGTGTTGTCCTTAAATAATTGGTATTTTTGCTTTTATACACTTTTTCTCATTCAAAACGCCCAATATTTATAATGCATCAGATAAGCATTTTTATATATTCGTTTAAATATAAATTATTTAATATTATATGGATTATATAATGTTAAATAATTTTGTTGGTACTCAATATCGTTTAGCAAATAATTGGTTTAATAATATTGATATAAATATTTATAAAGATAAACAAATCAATTATTTAGAGATTGGTACATTTTATGGTGCTAATATTTTATCTGTTGCGGAGACTTATGGATTACATAATGATAGTAAATTATATTGTATAGATCCTTGGGAAGATTATGACGATTATCCTGAATATAAAAACGAACAATCATCAATCTATAACTCATTTGTTAATAATATTGAAAATTCTGGAGTTAAAGATAAAATAATAATAAATCGCGGATATTCTAATTTAGAAATACCAAAGTTTCAAGATGATTTTTTTGATATTATTTATATAGATGGAAATCACGAACCAGAATTTGTATTAGAAGATGCGGTTTTAAGTTTTAGAAAATTAAAAAAAAATGGTATAATGATATTTGATGACTATGGATGGGGGGGTCATGAATTAACGCAAAAGGGTATAGATGGGTTTTTATCTGGTTATCATAAAAGAATAAATTATTTAGGTGAAAAAAATAGTCAAGTATTCATTAAAAAAATCTAAATATTGGGAGTTTTACACTTTTTCTCATTTAAAACGCGAAACAGTATATATAAAAGATAACAATATTTGGGAAAATGAACATTTTTTAATTTGGCTGGCTATTGCTTTGGGAGGAAAGGGTGATGACGAACAAGATAAATACCGCGATAAAATAATGAGAAATGTTCTCAAAGAAGTGGTACTGGATAAAAAGAGTGTTGTTCTTAAATAATTGGTATTTTTGCTTTTATAAAACAAAAATAGACCCCCTTAAAAAGTCCAACAAAACTAGTAGTTAGGTTTTGAAAAATGGACATTTTAAAAATGTCCAATTTTGAAAAGGTGGAGGAAAATGTTTGCAAAAAGTTCATTTTACTCGGACATCGGGCAAAATACCAAAAAAATCGCTCAAAATTTGTTAGCAGATTTTTTATTATTTTTTATTAAAATAATTTAGATACAACTTTTTGATTGCCTAATATATATAATTTAGGCAATGGAAAATTCTCAAAAAAATATACAAAAATATAGATGCGATAGTTGTGACTATACTGCGAGCAAATTACAAGATTATAATAAACATTTATTAACACTGAAACATATTTTTAATACTAAAAATGAAAATTTGGCAATAACTGGCAATAAAAAAGTTTCAAAAAATTATTCGCATTTAAATTGTATTCATTGTAATTATAATACTGATATAAAATCAAGTTATGATAAGCATTTATTATCCGAGAAACATAAAAGGAATGTAACTGGTGGGAGTAAACAGGTAAAGCATATATGTTGTCATTGTAACAAAGAATATATGAATTACAACGCATTATGGAAACATAAAAAAAATTGTATTGTTATTAATGATAAAGACCCTGAAATAATACAGAATACATTTGTTCCCAGCAATATTATTACACCTGAATTATTTATGGAAGTATTCAGAGAAAGTAAAGAATTACAAAATGTTCTCATTGAGCAAAACAAAGAATTACAAAATAAATTATTGGAAAAAGAAAACCAATTATTAGAACAAAATAAAGAACTCCAAAGTCAAATATTGGAATTAGCCAAGAACCAACAAGTAATAAATAATAATACAACAACAAACAATAACCAATTTAATCTACAGATTTTCTTGAATGAAACGTGTAAAGATGCTATGAATATAGTTGATTTTGTGAATTCATTGAAACTTACTACAGACGATTTTGAAACAACTGGAAGATTGGGTTTCATAGATGGTATTTCGCGTATTTTCATAAAGGAACTCAAAAAACTAGAAACAGAAAAGCTACCGATACATTGTACAGATTTAAAACGCGAAACAGTTTATATAAAAGATAATGATATATGGGAAAAGGAGAACAATGAAAAACAAAAATTGAAATGGACCATTGACCGCATAGCACAATTGAATTTGAACCAGCTACAAAACTGGCAACAAGAATATCCAGAATGTAGAGAAAACAATACAAAGGAAAACGAATATTTTTTCAAATTGGCTGCTGTTGCTTTAGGTGGAAAAGGTGATGACGAACAAGATAAATACCGCGATAAAATAATGAGAAATGTTCTCAAAGAAGTGGTATTGGATAAAAAGACTATTGTTATCAAATAGTTTTTACTTTTATAATAAAAAATCAACCCCCTTCAAAAGTCTGGGAAAAGTAGTAGGTAGGTCTTGAAAAATGTCCAATTTTTGAAAAGGTGAAGGAAAATGTTTGCAAAAAGTTCATTTTACTCGGAAATGCTTTAAATACAGAAAAAAATCGCTCAAACTTTATTAGCAGAATTTTTTATTAGTCTCAACCAAAAAAGTATTATTTTTGATATAACAAATTATAATTCAGATAAAATTGGTTCTAATAAGGGTTCTAAAATTGTTATCAGACTTGAATATAGATTTTTCTTATTAACCAATGGGTTCTCAATAGCAATAACAGTCAAATGAGGGTATAATTCAACGAATGATCCATCATCAAAATAATCATCAAATGAATTTTTGTTATAAGTTTCTAATAAACAATCTATCATTTCACCGCACAAAAAGTGAATTGGAGCTATTCGTTCTAAATTTATATATGTTTTCGTTTTTTTTGTTATTTTCCATCCATAAGGATTTGTATTTGATTTGATACGAAATCTATCTAGTTCTTCACCATCAATAGTCCGAACTTCAGGAATAGTTTTATTATGTTCAATACCAATATTCATGTCAGGATAATTATTTGTATATTTTTTATAAATGTACCAATAACCCAATTTTTTTATTTTTTCTACAAATTCATCTACAACATCAGTCAAAATAATAAATTCTATACTTTGTGTTAAATCACCATTATTTGTACTATAATAAGTATATACATAGTTATTCAATTCTAACATTTCACCAAATCTATCTTCATCATTTAATAAATGAAGTTCAACGTCATTATCAATCATTCCTTTCAATTTATTTCTACCAATATCTAATAATTCTTTATATTTAGATAAATAATTATTTTCACTTTGTGTCATTGTTGTTTATATTCAAAAATCGGTTGTTGACATAAAAAAATAACATAAAACACAATCAATTTTTTGTTTTTTATAAAACTTCCAAATCCTTGAATTTCCAATATTCAATACCACCATTAGGCAAAGGTCTTTTTATAATAAAAGGAATTTTTTTCTGCTCAAATTCTTTTAACGCAATCAAATAGCCATCAATTACATTATTATCAACTTCAACCATTGATTTTGCTCCTGCGTTGAGCTGTTTAGCACGTTCACCTAATATTCTCGCTTTTTCATATCTTGTAATAAAAGGCAGTGTTTTATGTAATGGATCTATAATAACCCCGTTTTCATTACGTACAACCCTAGATAATATTTCAATTTCATCACTATTATGTGAATGTAATTCAGGGTGAAATTCACTTATAATATTTTTTTGGATATTTTCATCAAATTTTTGTAAATAATTTTCTTCAACATCTTCGTCGTCTTCATCATCATCATCATCTATCATGGGAAAATTCGGTTTTATATTTTCTTTACTATTTATTTTACCAATAAGTTCTTCAATATTCTCGTCATTAATGTCTTCATCTTCATCTTCATCCAAAACATCATCATCTAATTCTTCATCTTCATCTTCATCTTCATCGTAATCTTCATCATCATCAATCAATTTTGGTTTAATAGTTTTGGTTATTTTTATTTTAGGAACATCTACTTCTTCGTCTTCAATATCATCGGTTGGGTCATATTCATCATCGTCAGAACCATATTTATCAGCCATGTTATGTTATAATATATAATAGTATATTTCTAAATTATTATTTTACTTTATTTATAACGTTGAATTCAATTTTTTGTAAAAAAATGCTGTAAATTTTTATACAAAACGTTTCTATTTTTCTGAATCTGTTTTCCATGTGGTATCACATTCAACACAAATATACAAATATTTTAAATTATCATCATCGTAACGAACATAAATAACTTCAGTAGGTTTATCGTTGTTTTCTTTGTTCGTTTTACATTCTTTGTTAGGACATTTCATACTATAAATGCGTGGTAATGTTGGGTCTAATTTTGTATATTCATTTATAATATGATTGAATTTTTGTTCACCTTTTTTCAATTGAGTATTCAAAACACAAGCACCTTCTTCTAAAATAGTATTGTCTGTATTTCCACATAGTCTACAATAATAAGTTAATTTATTAGGGTCTTCAGAATCAATACCAATATAATACATATTGGAGCATTTATCACAGAATTTCATTTTTGATATAATATATAACTAAATATTTATTCTGTTTCATAGTATAAATATTTTCAAGTTCAATTTTTTCTATAAAATATGTTGTATAATCTATAAATATACAGCGTATATCAAAATACTTGTGTAAAACTATTAGGAGTTATGCTTTCAAAAAACCGTTGGATTTGAATAAAATAATGAAATTGTAAAAAATTGAATTTAAAAATCCTAATAAAAATATCTGAATAATATATCCAATGAAAATGTCAAATGACATTAGAAAAATTGATAATAACGTAAATAATTTAAACCAGACATTAGTAGACTTTTTAAGAAAATATCAAATAAAAAAAAATGATAATAACGAAGAACAACACGAACAAGTACCAAAAGAAAGTACAAATACTCGTATACCTGATAAAAAACTAGGTGTTTATGGTGGGAACTATCATATTCCAGATGATAAATACGAGCAGTTTTTGAATCTATATTATCGCGATATTCTTTCTAAAAATGGCAATGAATATTTGACTGAAACGCAATTAGATGAAGGCCCGATTGTAGTTGATCTTGATTTTAAGTATAGCATGGAAATAAAAGAAAGACAACATACAAAAGAACATATACAAGATTTAGTAGTATGTTACTTAGACATTATCAAAGACATTTATCAAATGGATGACGAAAATAAAATACCCGTATTTGTACTGGAAAAACCAAAAATAAATATTTTGGCTGAAAAAAAAATTGTAAAAGATGGTATTCATATGATAATTGGTGTCAATGCGGATAAGACAGTAAGATGTATGGTTCGCGAAAAGGCGATTAAAAAGATTGCTGAAATGTGGGAAGACCTTCCAATTAGAAATATAAATGGTTGGGACGACGTATTTGATGGAGGTGTTAGCAGTGGACATACTGGTTGGCAATTATTTGGTTCAAGAAAACCAAATCATGAAGTATACCAATTGACATATATTTATGATGCTAGGTTTGATCCATCTGATGAAGAAATTTCTATTATTCCTGTTTCTCTAAAATCTTTTGATATTGCGAATAATATATATTTGTTATCTGTTCGTTATAGAAAACATCCTACATTCTTCTTGAAAAGTTCCTTTATAGAAGAATACAATGAATACAAAAATTATCGCGGTGGAAATAATGTAGTATCTAAGGTAAAAGTAAACAATTCTACAAATAATGATTTTGCTGATATTGAAATATCTGATATAAATAGTTATGTTTCAAAAATTACAAACGCAAATGAATTAGATTTCTTATTGAATATGTTTTTGGATAAAATTTCAAATAATGATTATGAATTGAAAGAAGCATATTTATATACAATGACACTACCTGAAAAATATTATGTTACTCCAGGGTCGTATGATAAATGGAAACGAGTTGGTTGGGTATTAAGACATATTAGTAATAAATTATTGATTGTATGGATTGCGTTCAGTGCTCAAGACAAAAATTTCAATTATGCTGATATCCCAGAATTATGTGATGGATGGAAAAAATCTGATGGTAGTAAAAATCAAGGGTTACAAAAAAGGTCATTGATGTATTGGTCTAAACAAGACGCATATGAAAAATACAAAAAAGTAAATGAAGACAGTGTAGATTATTTTTTAGAACAAACAATTTCAGGTACTGGAATTGCTATTAATGTAGGAGGTGATAAAAAACAGAAAGCAACTTGTGGTGACTTTGATATAGCACGTGTATTATTTCAATTGTATAAAGACCGGTTTGTTTGTACGAGCGTAAAATCAAATACTTGGTATGAATTCAAAAACCATCGTTGGGTTGAAATAGACTCAGGAACTACGTTAAGAAAACTGATTTCAACAGAATTGCGTGAATTATATAATAAAAAAGGCTTCGGATTATTAAATGGAATAACAACTGTAGCGAATAATGTTCCTACTGTAAATGGTAATAATGATGACAGAAATGAAATGACTGAAGATGAACAAACCAAACATAAAAGAAACCGTTCACAATATATATTGGATATATGTTCAAGACTATCACGAACAAATGATAAGAAGAATATTATGACAGAAGCGAAAGAACTATTTTATGACGGTACATTTATGAATAAATTAGACACAAACCCATATTTATTGTGCTTCAAAAACGGTGTTGTTGATTTCAAAGAAAAATGCTTCCGTTATGGTCGTCCTGAAGATAATATTTCTATGTCTACCAATATTAATTATAAACCAATAGACCATGTTAAAGATAAAGAAACGATTGGCTTATGTACAGATTTCTTACATAAATTATTTCCAGAAGAAGAATTGTATAATTATATGTATGACCATTTAGCATCTGTATTAATTGGTACATCAAGTAATCAAACGTTCAATATGTATATTGGTAAAGGTAGAAATGGAAAATCAGCACTTGTAACTCTTATGGAAAAAGTTTTAGGTGAATATCAATGTGTAGTTCCATCCACAATGATAACAGAAGGTCGTGCAAAAGTTGGTAGTGTATCGCCTGAAGTATTACAATTGAAAGGTAAACGATATGGGGTTATTCAAGAACCATCCCCGGGTGAAAAAATTAATGTCGGCGTTATGAAACAACTTACTAGTGGTAATGATGCTATACAAGCAAGAGGTCTTTATAAATCAGAAGCGACTACATTTATACCACAATTGAAATTAGTTCTTTGTTCCAATTATATGATGGAAATCAAAAGTAATGATTATGGTACTTGGCGTCGTATTCGTGTAGTTCCATATAAATCATTATTCACTGAAAACCCTGTAAATGATAGCCAAGAAAATCCTTACCAATATAAACTCGACCCCAAAATTGATGAAAATTTTGATAATTGGAAAGAAACTTTTGCTGCTATGTTGGTTGAACGAGTATTTGAAACAAATGGAATAGTTAAAGATTGTCCAATAGTATTGGCTGCTAGTAATGAATATCGTGCTAGTCAAGATTATATTGCTGAATATATCCGTGATAAAATAGTAAAGGATCCAAATGGTAAAATAAAAAAAACCGCATTGAATATTGACTTTTCAAATTGGTATATGGAAACATATGGAAGTCGTGGCACTCCATCACCAAAAGATGTTCACGAATATATGGATAAGCAATTTGGTATACAAAAGAACCAAGCGTGGACAGGTGTTAGAATTCGCTACAATGAACGGGATGATTTGAATATACCAGAAGATGAAGAAATAGATGACGGAATAGATGTTGATGAATTGTAAATTGATAATAATTGAAATATTTTGAATAAAATTGAATAAATATTTTTTTATATATTATTTCCTAAACAAATAATATATAATGTCACTCTTTACTAAACTATTTAACTTTGTTTTATTAACAACTTCTAAATATAATATAGATGAATCACACGGTTTAAGTCATAGTATGGATGTTTTATATAACGCACATAAGATATATCAAAGTGAAATACCAATGAACCCAACGCTTTTACAACAAGAAAATATTATATTGACTTCAGCTGCTTTACACGATATGTGTGATAAGAAATATATGAACGAATTTGAAGGTATGAAAATTATAGAAGAATTTTTACAAGATAAATTAGATAATGAAGAAATAGATATCACTAAAAAAATTATAAGTACAATGTCTTATTCAACAGTAAAAAAAAATGGTTTTCCAACATTAGGTCCTTATCAACACGCTTATCATATTGTGCGTGAAGCAGACCTTTTATCGGCTTATGATTTTGATAGATGTATGATTTATAATATGAATAAAAAACAATCTGATTTTGAAGAGGCTTTTTTGGAGTCTTATAATTTATTTCAAAATAGAGTATTACAACATAACAAAGATGGGTTGTTATTAACAGATTATTCAATACGTAAATCACATATTTTAGAAAATAGAGCTTTATCTAGAATTGACCATTGGCGAAAAATATTGAAAATAACTACACTATAAAAAATACTATATTATTTTATACTAAATAATATTAAGGCAATTACACCGAATATTTAATGGTAATATTTCATTGTTACTTTTTACATAATTTCCACAATATAAACACATTTCGGCTTGAACCATAAATGTAATAGAATAATTGTTTTTATTATTATAATAATTCACTGACCAAGTATGAAGTAATTCTCTGCCATTTTCCCAATTATGAAAACAATAAAACAATATTTCCTCGTTTTCAAATTGATTATTTAGTTCTTTTTTTTTATTTCGTATAAAAGAGATTTTTTCAAATGTCATTTTATCATAAAACACATAACTTTTGATATTATTGATAATATCAAAAGGCAAAGATAATTTATTTATTGATAATTGTTTTTGAACATTCATTTTTCATTCGCTATATAATTTATTATAATTATTCTATAAACTTTTCAATTTTTACAGAAAAACATTATCTAATAATTTTTTATATATGCGTTTCCATTGATAATGGCAAAAATATACATTATAAAATTTAATACAATTTTTTCAGTATTCATTATTAAAAATGGATACAGCGTTATTGTTACAATCATTCCTATTCTCACGTATCTTGAAAGTGTTTTTGAATAATATAAAAAATAACATAATATGACTAACAAAGCATAATAAATAATAAATAAATAACTATTAAATAGATTTAAATAATCTACTTGTTGTGATTGATAAAATACTTTTTGGTCATCGGTACTATAATTACTTTTATAATTTTGAATTTCAGTGTCTAACTGTTTATTTTGACCTGCTATGGAATTATAAAAATTCCAATCCAAATTACCAGCTATTTCAATGACTGCGTCTGTTTCTGCTAATGTTAATCCCTCTATATTTGAAAAATGCTCGTTTATTGTTAAATAATCCATTGCTCCTTGTTTATCTTTTAATTGTACATTATAGTCATTTAATAATTTATCGTATTGTTCAGTTTTTGAATTTAACTTTGATTGTATATTTTGTTTTTCTGATGTTAATTGGTTAATTGTTCGTCTATTATTATCTATTTGAACCCTATACCTATTTTCTGTCATTTGAAAATCATGATTCATTTGATCCATTCTTCTTCGTAAATCATCGATAGGGTTGGATCTTCTTCCTCCTCCTCCTCTTCCTCTTCCTCTAAAAAAATCTCCAATATTAAATCCTTCCATATAAAATCTATAGTAATTTATATATATATAGATTTTATATTCTAGTATAACTATCAAATTCACTAGGTGAATTAGGTTTTATGCTGTCATTATTATTATTCAATTTAAAATTTATTTCACCATTCAATAAAGCATAATCAATTGTAGTAAAACCATTATTTGGTCTAACAATACACACTGAATTTCCAGAATCCCATATAGTATTACCACTACAACAACGAGCTCCAACGCAACCTTCCAACCCTCCTAATATATCACCACTTTTCAAAACGTTTGTTTGGTTAGCGACTTTTTCTTTCAATCTATCTTCATCTGATAAGATTTTAGGTGGGTCAAAATCTAATTCATCATAATATAATTTATTATGACTCATTAATTCAATATATTTGTAGTATAATACGATTATAGTAATTGGTATTAATAAAATCATTATAATATTATAAATAACTTCAGGAAAAGATGGAATGTATTTACGTGCTAATGAAACAAACACATATATTGAAATTGATATAGTAATAATAATTAGTATTTTACTATAATCAGCATATCGTAATCTATAACTATTATTCAATGTTATTAATCGTTGTTGTCCTTCTAAAGCATTATCTACATTTTTTTTTTTTTCTTGTAAGCGGTTATTTTCATTATTTATAATATTTATCATATCATTTTGTTTGATTAGTACATCATTTGTATTTATTGTAGTAGCATTTAATCCATTATACAAATTTCCAGTATCTGAATCAGATAAACCCATTGTGAATATATTATATATATATTCATATATATTAATTTCTTAAAGCCACAATTGTTCCTATAATGAAAATCGCTAATGACAATGTACCTAATATAAAAACATTATTTTCTTGTGAAGCCAATTCTTTCGTATCACTTTCTAAAGCATCTTTCATTGTAGTTTTACCATTATTCAAAAATAGTATATTTCCACTATAGTCGTATAAAGAAGAATTTAATAAATTATTACTACTTGTTAAATAGCTATTGATACCTGTAACTAAATTACCATAATTTACTATGGCATTACCATTCAGCGAATTGTATTCATTTAATTTATTACCTAAATCTTGAAGTGTATAAGGTTCTCTAAGTGTAGTAAAATTTTCGTTTATTTTATTTATTGTTATAGCATCAAATTTTGAAAAAGGTTTATATTCCATGAGATTATGATTTATTGTATTTGAATTATAGTGAGAATTAATTTTTGTATCATATGTAGTTGTATAATTACTATAATTATCATAATTTTCCAATGATTTTAAATTATCCAAAACATTGCGATTACCAAATAATTTTAATTCAGTTATCACAGCAATTTTTCTTTTGAATAATTGTGAAATAACTAATCTGTAATGATCAAAATTCAATATAGTATTTACTCTGAATGAAATGGGTGAACTGCTATTAGAATAATCTTTATTCAAAGATTGGCTATCTAATAATTCCCAAATAGAACCATCAGTTGAGCCTAATAAGTGAAATTGTCGTGGAAATTCTTGTGACATAATGCTATATTCCGCTAAATATGCTGAATACGGTAATTTTATCTGTATCCATTCACCAAGGTATTGTTTGTCATTTGAGATGGTTTTCCAATATGTTTCGCTACTACCACTTCCTATATAAGATGATGGAACAAACCCATTATATGGGTCTTGCTTATATCTATTTTTGGCATCTTTATTAAGTGAATTCATATTACATACCCAACCTGTATTTTGTTTATTATCAAAAGCGCGAAACGCGTCATATTGATTATTCCATATAGACGAAGAAGATGCTTTATATTCACCATTTAGATAATCTGTATCTCCTTTGTCATTATTAAATATAACAGCAGGTTTATTGAAATTAATTTCTTCTGGAATTAGCGATTTCATTATAATATTTTATAATACTAAAATATTATGATATTTTATTTATGGTATCAATTATAATTTTGTAAATGTATAATACAATACACAACCAGCCAATACTGACCAAATAATGCCTGTTAGCATAGTAGCATCATATTTACTTCTAAAATCGCTGTTAAATAATGAATCATTTGATTTATACAGTTCTTTCATTTTTGCTTCTAATTTAGAGCGTTCATCAATTATTTTATTGTAATTCTGTTTGATGTAGTTATTTGAAGCGTCATAAATTATATTATCTTTAAAATTACTATCATTTAATGCATTTATATAATAATTCAAACAATCGTTACTATTTGATCCAGATGCTATACAATTATTAAAATTATCAATATCGTTTTTTATAATAGAATTTCCATAATCTAATGCTGACAATCCTTCAATACTTGGTATTGTTCTATTAATATCCATTTTATTTATATTTATATTATATATTTCTATTTTTATAAATCAAACCAATAATAATAAAAATACCTACTCCTAAATTAAAAGTTCTTAAAAAAGCAGTGTTGTAACTATACTTTGTGTCTAAATAATTTTGGTCAGACCCACTATGAGTATTTTGTATGCTTTGTAATTCTGTTGCTTTTTCTTTATTTTTACATAATTCTTTTAAATTACAATTTATTTTATTGATACCATTATAATTATAATTATTTTTATTACAACTAGTGTCCCAAATTTCATAAGGTTTCAATTTATTACACATATTATTATCTATAGAATAACTGTTATTTTGGTCATCAAATTTTACATAAAAAAAATCATTTGGACTATAACTAATAACGACTTTAGACATTTCTATTATATATATTATTATATATAAATTATATACAAATACGATAGTAATTATATTTCAATGCTGTAGCACTATAACGGTCAAATTTACATATTTGTCCAGGTCGCAAACACATAGCTAAAGCTTGAGGGTCAAATCTAGAAATTTCTGGTAATTGTTTCAAATTATTAATATTAAATTTTTCTTTTAATTCTTTTATCTCAATTTCCTGTAAAATTTCACAATTTGGTACTAAAGAATGTTCTAAAATATTGAATTGTAATCGTTTTATATTATGAATTACTACAAAAATTCCATCATGGTCATACAAATATTTTAATTTTGATATAATGGTATCATTTGGTTCATCATCTATAATAACAATTAATGTATCATCGTTCGTTAATACATTTTCAATAGTAAATAAATCTTCAATAATATCGTCCAAATTCTGAGGTTTAATTTGTTTTGATGTAAAATAATATTTTATATATACTTTTTTGTTATTAGTATCATGAGTTATTAACATATCCAATTGTTCATTATTAAGCATAGCGTCTATTTCATTAATACTAAATTCATTGTATTCATTTACACTATAATCTTGATTATTCAATTGATCCAAAATTGTTTTTCTTGATTTATATATAGATAATATACGATTGCTTGTTGTAGACATTATATAAATAATAGTATATTCTTTTATTTATGTAATTTATTTTGACTTCAATTTTCTAAAAAACAATTATACTTTTTTAATGATTAATTTACTAAAATCAACTTGTTCTTGTTTTTCAATAGTTGAGCCACCAGATTTTTCATTATTTGCTTTCATATTTATTTGTGGATTAGTTGATATAGCCAAATCAGTTAGTGTATTCATTTTTGTTGCTTCAGTATTCATAATATTATTTGGATTTGTATTATCATTGACATTTTCTCCAGTTGAAAAATCATTTCCGCCATTCATAATTTTAAATACTGGTGCGAAATTAATAGATGGCGTTACTTCTTGTAATCCTCCTGACATTTTTGGTGAATTGGTTGAGAGAAACCCAGTTTCATTCATATATGGAGGAATAGTTTCAGATACTGGTTCGGAATATGTAAAATCATTTGGTCTATATATATCTAATGCTGTAACTACTTTGATTGTGTCTTTATCATCTAATCCTTCTAAATTATCGGTTATTATTGTAATAAATCTATCTCCTATATTTTTTATTTTCCATATTCTATTTGGTAAAAAGTCACCTCTAAACAACACTTCCTCACCAGTAGAATAATTTTTTATCAATTTATTAATGTCTTCTTTTTTCTTCATAAATTTAGTCAATACTCTTTTATCTATTTCTGATAATTGTTGATATTCTGCTTTAAAATCGGATACACTGCTTTCAGGGGGAGACACGCTTGGTGTTGATGGACCATTCACGTCATTGAATGGATTATAAGGTGGGCTTTCTCTTAGCAATTCTTCATTTTCTATTTCTTCATAAGCAGGTGAAGTATCTGGATAATCAGGGCTTTTTTCTTTCTCTTCAATATATTTTGGTGTTGATAAATATTCATTTACATTATTAGCCGTTTTTCGCAATGTAAGTTTTATTTCATTGACGATTTCTTGTGGTTGAATATTTTTTGTAAACATTAATTTGTCAATATTATTTGAGTATGATAAGTTATCTAATTGTTCTATATTGTCTTCAGTAATAATACGCATTTGAACATTTATCGTTTGTAATTCTTGAATTAATAATTTTAAAGTATATGGAATACAAACAACACTAAAGCTACGACCATATTTTGTAACATTATCAATACGCAAATCATTTTCAGTCAATGAACCAACGAATTTTATTGGGCCATCTGCCATAGGACTTATAAATATATTTTTAGAAGGATTGTAAATAGCTAATAAACCGGTTTTATTACAAACTGCCATATAATATTTATCACCGCGTTCCATCATAGATTCGCGTAAAAATTCAGCAGCACCGTGTGAAATAACTGAATCACGTTCCATTTCACCAATACGTAAACCACCATCATTTGCTCTACCTGCTACAGGCTGCTTTGTTAATGCTGTTCGTGGTCCTAACGCACGATAATTGATTTTATCTTTTACCATATGTTTCAACCGCATATAGTAATTTGGTCCAATAAATATTTCACTTTCAATTTGTTCTCCAGTCATTCCATTGTATAATATTTCATTACCACTTGAATGAAACCCGACTTTTGGTAACATTTCACCAAAAACACCTACTTTTGAACCTTTATTATTAAAAGCAGTACAATCACTAAAACCACCATAATGTGCTGATGCTTTGCCAATAATACATTCTACTAAATGTCCTATTGTCATACGAGATGGAATAGCGTGTGGATTGATTATCATATCAGGTCTTAAACCATCTTTTGTAAAAGGCATATCGTCTTCGGGAATAACCAGCCCGATAGTCCCTTTTTGTCCGGCTCTCGAAGCCATTTTGTCACCAATATTCGGTATGCGTTCTTCGCGAACCCGAATTTTAGCAATTCGTTTACCTTCTTCACTTTCTGTAATAAAAGTTTTATCTACAATACCTAATTGCCCTTTTTTAGTAGTTTTTGACATATCTATTTTTACTGATTTATTAGATGCGTTATTAGCCGCTAAACCAATTAAAATAGTTTTATCATCAATTAGTGTATTTTCACGAATAATTCCAAATTGATCTAATTTACTATAATCAAATCCCGGTTTTTTTCCATTTACTGTTTCATCGTTCTCAATATTCGTAAATAATTTTTCTATTGTAACATCACCTGATTTCGTTTTTTCTTCGTGGCTCTCATATGTAGTATAATAAGTAGTTCTAAACAATCCACGTTTCAAAGCACCTTCATTAATCAAAATAGCATCTTCAACATTATAACCAGTGTAACACATAATAGCAACAATAGCGTTTTCACCATATGGGTTCTCTTCATTATTAATATATTCCAAATATCTGGATTTTACTAAAGGAATTTGTCCTGAACATAATACAACAGCGGTTTTATCCATTCTAACCTGATGATTTGTATGATACATAGAACAAGCTTGTTTACTTTGGCCACAAGAAAACGAATTACGTGTTGCTGGGTTATTTTCAGGAAAGTTTATTAAATTACACATCATGCCAAAAATAAATGATTCGTGAATTTCCATATGAGTACAACGATTATTTTCATTATCACTCAATTCATTACTAAAAGCAATCAATGTATCTTCACTTTCACTACTATCTATATAATCAATAATCGCCTTGTTTTTTTTGAAACGTTCTAATTTGGAAGGATTAATTTCAACATCAATACCTTCATATAATTCATTCAGTTCATACATTTTATAATCATTTGGTTTAAAGCCATCAATCTTTTTATTGAAACCTGAAATAAGATCATTCCAAGAGAAATTATTATTTTTAATTTTATTCATAATATCTTTATTATCAAAAGACATTTTACTTGTTTCATCATCGCGATAAAAAATCGGTCTACAAATACGACCACCATCTGTGTATATAAATATGGTTCTCTGTTTTGTATCAAAAGTGACACTAATATAAATAGGTATTAACGCGTTTCTACGAAATAATTTTATTTTTTTAACAACATCAATAGGGTTGGATGAAATAGAACCAGCCCATAATCCATTCAATAATATTTTACTCATATTTGCTAACATTAATGGTGAACAATCTTCAATCTTTTTCATATCTATTTTTTCAATTAACCATTGTATAAAAGGTTCTCTAGAAATGCCTTGAGTTATATATGCTGAAATAGAAATATGTTTATGAATGCCAATATTTCCACCATCAGGCGTATCAATTGGGTCAAACATACCCCATTGTGTACTATGTAATACACGAGGCCCTATTAATTTAACACTAGCGTCTAATGGTAAATTAGTTTTACGCAAATGACTTAATGCTGAATTGAAAGACAATCTATTTAAATCTTGAACTATACCAATTCTTTTAGTATGAGTTTGAGAACCCCAATTTCCTTTGAATGCTTTTTTAAAGCCTGTTTCTACTATTTTTTCACGGAATATTTCTTTATAATTCTTATTAATTAATCCGTACAAATTATCAGAATAAATAGATTCATTATAATGGACAATTTCTTCTAACGATAACTCTACCTGCCGTTGTTGTATAGTATAATATTCACGAAACAAATCACTCATTAAACTGCCGACTAATTCAATACGTTTGTATTTGAAATTATCTCGGTCAGTTGCTGGTTCTAATCCTGTATAAACAGATAACAAACGAAATACTACATAACCTAAGTAATAAGCTTTGTTAACAAAATTTACTTCACCTACGTGCGGTAAAAAATAATCGGATAATATTTCTAATGTATGTACGATGGTTTTACCTTTTGTTAAAATAGATATATATTGTAATGCGTTTCGTTGTGTCATTATCATACCCGCATCATGAACTGAAGGGATAAACAAATCTAACATATTCTCGTATTTATTAATATCAAGTAAACAAGTAGTTATGATATCTTTATCGGAAATAATACCGAGAGCACGGAATACTATAAATAGAGGGACGGGTTTACGAACATTCGGAATATTAACTACAATATTTTTATTACTATATGATTTACTAGGAGTAACGATTTTTACTGATAATTTACGAATTGGTTTGGAAACGTTTTCACTAACAGAACGAATTTCAGCCGAATATAAATAATGTTCATCGTTTACATCACGAATATACAACATGTTATCAGCGAATTTTTCTTGTGAAACAACGGTTTTTTCTTTACCATCAATGATAAAATAACCCCCTAAATCATTTACACATTCACCCATAGTATGTCTGACTTCACGTGGTAGGTCTTTCAATACACAATAATCAGATTGAACCATAATTGGAAATTTACCCAAATCTATTTTTTCTAACATTAATGTTCTCTTTTGTATATTACCACCTATCATTGATTCTTGAATTGCTTTTTTCATTAATTCGCTTTCAGCAGGTGTTAAAATCAATGATTTGCGTTTTTTTCCAATAGGAATTTTCACTGAACCGCCAGATTTTAATTCTTTTTCAATTTGTTCTCGTTTTGATTTTTTTAATTCAGCAATTTTTTCTTCAGTCAATTTACCTCCTTCAGTATTGATGTCTTTTTTCTTTTTTTCTACATATTCATCATCACTTGAACTATATTGCTCCAAATCATCTATTCCTACTAATTTGGGAGTTTCATCGTTACCTAAAATATCTATAAATTCAATTTCTACATCATAATGTACAGTCATTCCATAACTCATATTTCTCAACCTTGCTTCATTTGGAAACATATAATGATTATTGTTATCATCATAAATAACTGGTTTTCCAAAATATATTTTACTACCATCTTTTCCACCAAAATACATTATACATTGACTACGATAGTCATTGATTTCTTTATCAAATCTTGTGTTAATACGAATAGGTGGTTTTTCTTTAAAAATTTTAAATATACCATTTTTAAAAAAATCATTATATGATTCTATATGGTGTCTTACTAAACATTGTGGATTATCTGTAAAATATTTATCTATTAATTTCCATATAGTTGAATTATCCATTGTATATAAATAGTAAAATATAATTTATTTACAAATAACTGTTTATACTATTTTTCACAATAAAAATATGTAGTCTAAATAAATTTACACAAAACAAATGAAGTATAGAATACAAAATCACTTTAGAATTGTAATATTTAGTATTATTTACTATTATTTCTTATAAAGAATATTTAGGAAATCAGTAAAAATTTCTTTTACTATTTTATAAATGAATATTGTTGATTTATTCTTCGGTACAGTCGGCAAAGATTGGTGTTTCATCAGTTTTATCCTTGTAATTATCTCCTTCATTGGTTTACTAGGTTCCATTTCAGCAGCTCTTATTGCTTTATTTAAAATCAAAAAATTTAGTTTTACCACCATTTTCGCAATTGCTTTAGGCGTTTTCGTTAACGGATTAATGTATATGCAAACTCGTGTTATTTACAGTATGTGTGTCAATTCATTAAAATAATTAACTAATATTATTATCTTACAATAAACTATAAATGAATAATTTTATTGATAGTTTATTTGGTTCTCTAAGTAAAGATTATTGTATATATTTCTATTATTTATCTATTTTAGGATTTATATTTTTAGTTATTGTATTAGTTACATCTATTTTTATCGGAATTACTAAAAATAAAGGTTTGAATTTTTATTTAAAAATGCTTTCTATTTGTTTAGGATATGGTATATTTTATTTTCAAAATAGATTGTTATATTCTATGTGTGAAAGAATGTAATTTCGTTTAATAATAAAAATGCTTTTTTTATTATAATATAAGATTATGGATATTTTATATTATAGCAATTACTGTAAACATTCACAAAAAGTGCTACAAGTAATATCAAAGACAAATATTACTGACAAAATAAGTTTTATTTGTATAGATAAACGCAGTCGTGATCCTAAAACGAACCAACTATATATAAATTTAGAAAATGGTGCCAAAGTAATTATGCCACCAAATATTCATAGTGTACCAGCATTATTATTAGTGAAAAAAAATTACCAAGTTATTTATGGTGGGGATGATATCGTACAACATTTTCAACCCTATATAACGTCTTTAAATAATCAAGCAACAAATATGAATGGAGAACCTGTTGGATATAGATTAGCTGATAACTATGGTTCTAATATAGTTTCAGAACAATTTACATTTTATAATATGTCACCTGAGGAATTAAGTAGCAAAGGAAAAGGTGGAATGAGACAAATGAATAATTATGTTTCTGCGAATCTTGATACTTTAGTTATTGATACGCCACCTGATACATATAGACCGGATAAATTATCCAATAATGTTACTATTGACAATCTACAAAAAATGCGAAATGAAGAAATGAATGTTATTGGTCAACAAAAACCTGCTTTTAGTATTTAGTAAAAAATAATATAAAAATTTCATTATTTATTTAAGTAAACATGAGTGATAAATCATCTATATTACGCGCATTTAATACACATTTATTTGATTTTATTGATGACATAATATGTATATTTCCAGAAAATAATGATTTAGTAATAGCAAAAACATCATTTGATACAATAAAAAAAGCCAATCCTACTGCCATAATAAAAGCGTGGGTTAAATTTGTATATATTCCATACAAAAATGTTATTGATAATGGTGATATTTCATTCTTTTTTGATAAAGACTATAGTGATGACTTATCTAATTTATCTAATTCCAATAAGATATTAAATATTATTGATACATTGAGAATGCCTATCAAAGAAATGGGTGATTCCAATAAAGAACATACCACAAAATATATTCAAAATTTAAGTAAATTATCTATGATGTATAATGATTTGTAAGTTCACGTTGTAAATTTTTATATTGTAATTACTTTGTTACAATATAAAACAATGTTTTTATGGTATTGATATACTTTTTTATTCATCATTTATTATAATTTCTTCTTCAACATTATTTATTTCGCGTTTCCCTTTTGAATATTGTCTTCTGTCATAATTTAAATGATAAATCATTTCACGCGGTTCCAAATTGTCAAAATATTCTTTCACAACTTTGCGTTTAATAATGATTGGTTCTTCAGTTTGTAATGATGGTAAATATAATTCATGATGAATTTTATAAATATGAGGTGAATATTTTTTTGATATTTGAACACCTTGTTTTTGAACATAATAAGTCAAATAAGAATAATGGACATTATTTACAAAATTTTCATATTCTTGGTAAAATCTATAAAATATTTTTTTATATTGTGGAAAATAAAATAAAAAATCCTGTATTTTTCCTGTTTTACGCAAACATAAATATTGATATTGTAAATTAGGATTATTGCCTCTTAATATTTTAACTTCTTCATATGTTGGATTTTTGAATGATGCTCTTTCGCCTGTTTCTACATTAGTAACCATGATACCCATATTTGTAAATTCTGTTTGTATAGAGCAATTTTCTTTTTTTAATTCTTCATAGTTTTCATAATTGTATTGTTTTGGAAATAATATGACATTATTAACGTTCTTAAATAAATCCCAATATTGATATTCTAATGGTGATATATATTTTACGATATTTCCTTCTTGTAATTCAAAAACGGAAACTAAATAAATAGAACATTTAGAAATAGGTAATACAATATGATTATCTGGATGTTGTAATACAAAACTATAAGAATAGTTTTTTGGCATATCTTGTAACAAAGGTAGTTCATTTAATGATTGATTGTCCCCAGAACCCAATGCTTCTAAAAACATTTGATAAAATGAATTTTGTTTCTTTTTATCAGCATTAATCTCATATTGATTTCTATAGTAAAAATAAGAACCTCCTACAGCACCCCTTGTTGATATTTCCCATTGTTCAATTCGTTGATCAAAGAACAAATTTACCATAGTACCTTCTATGATTTCATTCATAAAAATCGTTTCATTAATTGATGAATATTTTTCAATGAATGTCTCAGGTTTTAATGATTTTTGTGGAGAAAAAGCTAATAGTTTATTTTCAGGAAATGAAACAATTAATGAACGATAATATCCATTTGATACATCATTATCGCAAATAAAATTGTTATCATAATTTAAAATAGTATAAGTAACATTAGATTTGTTATATGTTTTTGTTTTTATTTTATCTTGATTATAATTTACTGTATCAATATTGTATAAATTGGAAATTTCTTGACAAATTGACATTATACTTATGTTAATTATTAAATATAATTACGAATTATCTTTAATAGCTTTATTATAATATTTTAATATTATTTAGTCCTAATCTAAATAAAATTTTAACATTATATATTAAATGGACGAAAAAGCGGAAATTTTAGATATAGATGAAAGTAATTTGAACAATTCAAACAAAAATAAATCATTATCGTTAGAATTGGGAGATATCATAGAAATTATATCACCAACGAATGAAGAAATTGATGAAATGACTTATTTACTAACGCAAATAAGTGATAAAAAAATAATATTAATGAATATTAGTAATTATAAATTTTATCAATTGAATATTGATTCAAATGGTAGTTTAACAGACGAATCTATTAGTGAAATACGTTTGTTACATAGAAGTGATGAAAAAGGGTTTGCCAGACAAAATGGTTTGTTACCAAAAATCTGGGTGGATATTCATTTTAATTTTGATATTCCAATCACTATAACAGGTGAAATTACAAATTTAGATGAGGATAAGATTGAAATTACAACGTATCCGGATTTAGAAATTATTTATATTGATTTTGCCTACAAAGGTATACCTGAAGATATACCAATTGAAGAAATTACTATTCGTCCCAAACCTGCTGCTTTAAGAAATGTAAGTTCTCTCTCTTTATTGAAACAATCTATTGAAGAAGGGGAAGTTTTAGAAATACCTGAAGATAAATTGGCTTCTATTGAATATACTGATTCTGGTGAATCTATCATCACTATTCCAGAAGATGCGGAAGAAGATGAAAATATACGTGAAAAATTACATGATATGTATATTGATGCAAACTCAATCGTATTTGGTGAAGAATTAGAAGATATAGTAAATATTGTGGAAATACCAGAAGGCCAACAACGATATGGTATTGACACGCAAGTTAATGACCTATTAGATGAATTATTATCTACTATTCCAAATATACAACGAACAAAGGTAGTATTGGATAATGTACATTTATTAATAGAAAGATTTAAACAATTGAGAGAAAACTTTTCAAAATTTGATGATAACCAAAATGTATATGATATCAAAAAAATAGATGCATTATACAAACCCTTGGTAGATAAATTATATAATTTAGAAGTAGATTTGAAATGGATTTTACCAGTTGTAAGCAATCGTAAAATAATAAGTGATATGGAAAATCATATTGAAAGTATTGATGTAATTGATGATAAATTAGGAATTAGTTTACGTAAAATAGAACAGCGCCAATTAGACTATTCTGATGAAAATAATAATAGAAATGTAACTTATTCTTCTGTTTATAATGAAATAAATGAATTTTTAACACCATTTAGAGAACCTTTAGATACTAATAATCTGTTGACTAGTAAAACTGTTATGACAAATATTGAAAGCATTATTGATAATTTGGGTAATTTCTACAGTAATGTTTCTAAAATCAATGTTGTACCACCAAATAGAAAGTTAGGAAACAAAGCAAAAATAACAGAAGAATTAGTACAAAAACAACAATATGTTATTCAAAAATATAATTTGGGATTGTCTAAAATGATTGAAAAGTCATTGAAAACTGGTAAAAAAAAATATGTAAGAAACGAAATGACACCAAATGATACAATGTATTTAAAGTCCCTTATTATGCTACCTTCACCAGTAGTAAGATTTTCAAGAATTGATTTACCAATGACTAATATTATGGAACGAGCAAACTTACATAATGATTATTTTATGTTATTTCGGCTTTTGAATAATAAAACTGATATTGTTTCCAATGTAATTGATAATTTCAAAAATGAAATTGATTATGAAAAATTAGAAAAAGATACAAAAAAAGAGTTTTTAACAAATATACAAGAGTTTTTATTATCAGATGAAATTAATTTTGATGATGATAAATACAAACATTTCTTGGAAGTTATAATACCAAAAACAAGAACACTTATTCGTATTATTCGTAAATATATAAAAGACAAGGTTTCGTTTATTGACGTAGTAAATTATTTGGAACCGTTTATGGTTTATTCTAATGACATTAGTTATAAACAATATTTGGAAATTCGGTATTTTATAAAAGAAAAAATAAATGAATTGAAGAGAACTTTTGTTGAAAAATCAAACAAATATACTATTATAAAAACAAACAAGTATAATGTACAACAAAATGCTAATTCAATAATAAAATTATTGAATGAAAAAAAAGAAATGAATGATGCTTTTTTTGAAAATTATAAATTTTTATCAAAAACAAAAGAAAATACAGAATTGTCTTCTGTTGAAATTTTATCCAAGATTTTACAATTGGATAATGGTGGTTTATTTACTAATTTATTGAAAACATTACTTATACCATTGATGACACCGAATAATTTGATGGATATTTTATCTAAACCGAATGTTGATGAAATGAGCGATCTTGAAAAAGTGAAAGCAACTGATTGTACAAGACGGTATTTATCAAAATATTATGAAAGCATAAAAGATTTACAAAAAGATAATAACAATGATGAAGTTTTTTATGACAAAGAATTTGATGATGCACCTTATGATATAATAAAGCAATATAAAGATGAAGAAAAGAAAATGTTAGCAGATGATTTTTTGGAATATTTGGCTGAAAATCTTGTTCAAAAACACGATTGTCCACGCGAAATATCAAAAGAATTAGCATCTACACTCATATTGAAAAAGAAATTAGTTCGGGATGGAGATTATGCTATATTGGAAATCAAACCAAGATTACCAGCTGATGTTGATATCAATAAATTGACTGATAAGGAAAAAGAAGAAATTGAAAATGAAGCAGACTTGAGAAAAAAAACTCAATATTATCGTCGTTTGAAAAATAATTGGGTTCACGACGATAAAATAGACAGCGAAGCATTCTTGGATACAAATTCATTGTTTTGTAATATTGATATGAAATGCTTTAAAAATGCTAAGAATAATATTTGTGAAAATTTATCAGATGCCTCAGCAAGACTGAAAATGTTATCACAACAAAAATTAATTAATGAATTTGATAAACGATATGTGGTTTCAGTAGAAGAATTAGAAAAAACACTAGAAGATGATATTGAATACTATAGACGAAAAATCATAAAAAAACAAATTTTGAATGAAATACAATTATATAAATCTAATAATTTAGCTTATGAACTTGGAAAATTTGCGAATGCTAGTGATGTTTTGAGTTCTCCTCATATTGAATTACGAGATTTGATTCTTGGTCAAGATGATTTCACAAAAAAACAGCAGGATATAATGAGGTTTGTTGATAAATATTGCCGCTATCCTATGGTTGATAATTTAGATGAAAGCCAATATTGGTTTTATTGTATTGATACAAATACAAAATTATTACCTATGTTTTTATATAAATTAGCATCCGAATTTGTAAATGGAGGCAATTATCAATTATTGTTGGATGAAATTTGTAGGGACATTGGTGCTTTAAGTGATGATGGCGATTCACATGTAGATAAACATAGTGGATATATAATTTGTAAAAGAGAATTAAGCAATGAAGAAGGGTATGATGAAAGCGGTAGACGTATTAGCACACGTGATATTATGGAAAAAGATATGGGAGATGTTTTATTAGAAACAGTAAATCAACAAACGAAAAAACAAGAAAAACCTGTGTTTGAAAACGAAACTTCAGAAATGATTTACAATGTATTACATACTATATCATCAAATATTGATATCCCTATAAATGATATTGTTGAATTCGTAATGAGAGTATCCAATGAAATAATGTCAAAGGCTATTGTAAGCGAAAAGACTTATGAAAAAGAAAGATTGAAAAAAGAAGAAAAAACAGGTAAAAAGGTGGATAGTTACAAAGATTATTATAATGAATTTTCTATTATTATTATTGCTTGTGTTTTGTTTATTCATATACAAACAGCCATTCCTTCGTTTCAAACAAAAAAGACATTTCCTGGATGTTTACGATCATTCAGTGGTTACCCTTTAGATGGTGGAGTTGAAGATTATACAGGATTGAAATATATAGCATGCGTAGTAGAAGGATGTGGAAGTTCTATTTCACCTTGGAAATCTATAAAAAAATTAAACGCCGCCAAAATATCTGACCGTATGAAAGTTATAATGGATAAATATATATTAAAACGCGATGAAATCAACGAATTGTATTTGAAAAAACGCGAATATAATATTTTAAATCCACAATTAATTCCAAATGAAGAACATAGTATCACAAAATGGAATAATTTCTTACCACCTGTAGTAGGATATTCTATTATCAAAAAAATAAATAATATATCTCCTGATTTTCATAAAGAATTTATTGAATTATTGAATGATGGTAAGCCATCACAACACCAGTTTTATAATATTATAAAGAGTAAAGCGAACCAGTATGGCTATGCTATTATGGAGGCAATAAATAAAATAGTGAAATCAAAGGATTTATTATTGAAAACAAGTTCATTAATACCATTTATGGAAAATGCTTGTTGTAATGAAACAAAGAATTATATTCCTATTGTATATTTTACAGAAGAAGATGAGAACATAAAAGTTTATTTGCGTTCTACATTGAAATTATCGCTAATAATAAAGGATGTAAAAGAAATATCAAAAGCGGCATTATTGTATAATCCAACATTTACGGGAATTAAATATCCTACCATACCAATTGGTCATTTGGAAGAAAATATATATGCGGCCTTTATACATTATTGTAATTTTGATAGAGGTTTACCTATTCCTGAAAATTATAGAGTTATTTGTAATGAAAAACCTCCAGGTTATCAAGTGAATTGGACTTTACAAGATAAAAAAGAATTTTTGAAGAAAAATGGTAAAAATTATAGTGTTGATAATCTTCTTCAATTGATGAGTTACGTCAATAATAATAATTTGGTTGAAATTATAAAACCAATTGAATTTACAAAAGTTGATATATTGAAAGACATCATAGAAGTATTAGATAAATCAGATTCATTGATTATAGATAGTAATATGAGAGAATTATTAAGAAATGTGTTGAATAAATATAATCCAGAAGTTATGGTTTTTGAACCAACGAATGAATTGAATAATCTAAAAGATTATTTATATGAAAAAAATGATGTATTAAAAGAACGCATATTTGATTTTTTTAAAAAACACGCCACATTTTTATCAAAAAATGATTTGACGAATACAATGACTTTCATATCTACGATAAGCGCTTGGCAAGATAATAAACAAAATAATGAAGAACTATACTCATTTATACAATATATGAAAAATATAATTCATTCTATGAGTTCTATATACCCTACCGTTATAATCAATAATAACAAAGGTTATAAAGTACCAAAACATTGGGGGCTGTCTCAAAATGATAATCAAACAGTAGAGACTATCATAAAAAAATATTATGAAAGTATAGATAAATTCAAAGGTGATACTTCTATTTTGAGATTGCTTCAAGAAATTACATTTACTTTGGAGAATGTACAATTATTATCCAATAATATACCAGTTATTTCACCGATTATGAAAGATGACAAAGAATACTATTCCATATTTGATAAAAATACTATTATTTCATTATACATATATCTATTTTACTCTATTTTGAATGAATTTATTGAATTTAGTGATTATAATGATTTGATTAATGCTGATATTGAAATCAATAAAGACAATAGACGTAACATTATAAGAGAACAAAGTAATTCATCTAATAGAGTTAGTAGTTATGAAGATGAATTGGATGAAGATTATGCTGATTTAGATATGTATATGAACGAAATAAATATAAAAATAACCGACCCGCTTGATTTTAAGGAACGCATATGTAAATTATTATTATCATTCTTAGAGATAGAAGAAAAAAATAAAAAGACTATTAATTTTACATACGAAAAAATATTGAAACATACAAGACATTTCAAAACTAAAGAAAAAAAATCTATTATCAATTTCTTAGGTAATTTGTCAAAAGAAAAGCGTAAAGTAGAAGACAATATGAAAAAATTTAAAATTGGCCGTTGGAATGTTGGCATGCAAAAAGGATTGTTTCAATACGATGAAAATACAAATAAACGAGAAACAGCAGAATTGATGAATTATCTAATGGAAGATATGACAGAAGGTAATATAGACATAGTAGGTGAATTAATGATGGGTGTTTATAATATAGGCAATAATGCTGAAATGATAGAAGTAAATGATTTAGAAAAATTAGAAGAACAAAATGTAGATAAATTCTATGATAATGAAGCATTTGATATTGATCATTTAGGTGAAGATTATACAGATGGAGATTATTATAATGAAGATAATGATGAATTTGAAGAATAAAACAAATATTTTTATAATTTATTTCATAAAAATATTTCAATAGATATAATAGGAAAGATATTTATGCCAAATATTAAAGGTTTTATTCGTTATCATAAATTAAATGTAAGTATTTTTTTATTTTTAGTATTGTTCTCCATTATCCATTTTATAAAACCAGGTTTCCTTTATAATACTGAAGGTGGATTTCGCCCATTTGGTGTAGGATACAAAAATAAAACTGTAATTCCTATTTGGATTATTTCTATTGTAGTAGCAATACTGTCTTATTTAGCAGTATTGTATTATTTGCGACATTTTTGATTGATAATCAAAAGTTTTTCTATTTATAATATATAAAACTATGGAGCGCGGGTTAGTTATGGTTTTTCACTCTATTATTATTGCTTTGATTTTATTCTTTATTATGTTTATTTTATTGAAACAACCTATTCAGATTGCTGAAGATCGTAGTGTTCTTATTGGAGCAATTGTTTTAGCATATATGGTTCTTTTTGGTCATGGACTTCCTACTAGAATAAATAGAAATATTATGTAAATGTTATTATTAGTAAATTTTTTTAATTATATTATTTTATATAATTAAAAATTTGTTAAATGGATTATTACCCAAAACTTATTGAAAATTCGGCGAAAAATTATTTGTTTCAAACGTTGAAACAATGTCATAATAATCGGGTTACAATTTATTATTATGTATTCAATATTAGTATTTTTTTAATATTTATTTCAATTGTAGGATTGACACTTTATTATTGTAGTAAAAATAAATTAAGTGATTTAGAAAAACGAAGACGAATGCTAAACGACCAACAATATATTTTATCTAAAATTCGTTATTATAAAGAAGATATTAAAGAGCAGCGTGAGAAACAGAGCGATATTACTAATTTGCCATTCACACGAAATATTTGAAATATAATTTTATAATAATAGATTATATATGCCAAAAACATTGAAATCTATCCTCAAGAAAAAAACAAATTCATCAAAAGGTTCAAAATCACCAACAACTACAAGAAAAAAACGCGTTAAACTAGCCACTGATTTGAATGAAGAAAATATAATAGAAAAATTATTTAGCAATGATAATAAAAAAGATTTATGGGCTACATCTGATGATAATAAAAGAGCAGAAATAGATAATAAAATTGAAAAAATGAAAGAATTAGGTGAACATAATTATTATGATTATAATCGTAATAAGCTAATAAAAAGAAAAAAACATATTGAAAATATCTTACCAAATATAAATAAAGAAGTTAGACTCAGAAATATCGTACCTAAATTAGCAGCAAATGAAGCTCGTATAAAGTTGAAACTTCATGATGATGGTTCGCCAAGAATAACATTGAAACGTAGCAAAGCTAGTCGTTGGGGCGGAAATCGTAGTAAAATTTCAAAAAAATCATTCAAAAATAAAAAAATATAAAATTGATAATAATATAAAATATTCTATAATAAATTATATTATTATCAATGGAAAAAATGACAACTATAATGTTTGTAGAAAAACCTGAAGATAAAGGTAAAATGGTTGTAGGATTTCAGCTATGTAGTTGGAACTATTTTTATGCTCCAAAAGGCACTATACGAATAGCTAGAATAATAACTTCTTTTTCACCTTATAATAATCGTGGTTATTATGCTGATATATATATGAAACAATTTGTAAGAAAATGGAAAAAAAGAACTTATGAAAATATACAAAGAAGACATGATAAAAAAATGGCAAAAATTGTATTAGAAAATATGTTATGTAATAATGTGTATAATAGTATTATTGATTATTTGTAAAAAATTGAATTAACATTGTAATCCTTTTTTATGATATTACAATAACAAATATTTTATTATAAGTTTTAACTACTCTAATTTTAAGAACATATTATTATAACAATCGGATATATTTGTTTAATTATATAATAACAACTACAAACTATAAAATGTCATCTATTATTGAAAATAGTTATTACGAATTTCATACTAGCTCGGATGTTCCATTATCTAATATTGTAAATGAAAATGAAAAATTCGGGATTATATCATTAAAAATAAAAAAAACAAATATTAATAATACTCCTACTTTATTCTTATTTACAATTGATACTACTGGTTCAATGGATGAAATAGCTTATAAAAATGTAAAAAAACTACAAGTTGTAAAACAAACTTTTCGTAGTATGATGAATTATTTATCCAAATTGGAAACACAAGTATTTGTTCGTGTTCATTCATTCAATGAAACTGTAAGAACTGTAATTGATAATATTTTGATTTCACAAGATAATGTCAATGAAATTACATCAAAGATTGACGCATTATACGCAGATAGTTGTACAAATATAGGTGAAGCATTAAAACAAGCAAATGATACTATGAAACAATATTCTATTGAGAATCCAGAACATCAAATAGTTCATATCTTTATGACTGATGGACAAGCTACAACTGGAATTACTAACAATGATGAATTGGTAAAAATAGTAGATACTAAATTTACAAATAATTTTGTAGGATTTGGTTTTGACCATAATGCTATTTTATTACAAAAATTAAGCGATTTAGAAAACAGTGAATACTTGTTTGTTGATAATATGGAAAATACTACTTTGATATATGGTGAAATTATACACCGCTATTTATATTCTGCTATAAAAAACGCTGAATTTGTCGTTGAAAATGGAGCTATATATAATTGGAAAACAAATACTTGGGATACAAAATTAATAGAACCAATTATTGTAAGTGAAATAGAAAAAATTTATCATATAAAATCTACGAATATAGCTGATATAAATATCAAAGTATATGGCTATGTTTCTGATGATAATGTCAATAGTTTTCAATTATTAGATGTTGTAGATGTTTTACCAGATTTGATAAAATTAAAAGAAACATATAATGAAGATAATAGTAATGAATATATTAGTGACGATGATGATGATATAGAAATAGTACCCGTTGATTTATCAAAATATATGTTTAGACAAAGAACACAAGAATTATTATTCAAAAGTAAAAACGCTCTTTGTGAAAATAACTATGAAAAACACGAATTAAAAAAAGAATTAAAATTGTTCTTTGAAACTATGCGAGATTATATGAAAAATAATAATTTATCAAAAGATAAATTTATGATAACATTATGTGATGATATATGTATCACTTACCGTTCATATGGTACTGAAGAAGGTGTTATGTATACAACATCTCGTTCAGCTTCACAAGGACGACAACAAACATATAATGTAACTCCAGCAATACCTAAATTACAACGAAGTCTAGCTATTTCATCATTATCAAGTCCACCAACATTTTCAAGAAGTATTACTGGAAGAGGATTTCCACATTTCCCAGAAGAAATACCAGAAAATTCTAATTGGTTAGATAATGTTGAAGGCAATGGTCAATATACACTAGACATTCCAAATATAAGTATTGATAATTTAACACAAGAATTCATAGATGATAATAATACATACTCTGATATGCCACCACGATTAACAGAACATTTATTTGTTAATACAAATTTTGATAATAATAGTGATAATATAGATGATTATTTATTATCAAATGATAATATGAGTTGTTATGCTACTGAGGGTTCTTTAAATACAATGCGTTCAATGAGCCAAATGTAAATTGAAAATCTAAAAATATAAAAAAAGCCCTTTTTTTATTTGAGTAATAAATTAATAATTATCTATAAAAAGATAATAAAAGCATTTTTTTTATTAATATATTTCAATGGAAACGCCAAAAATTCCTCATAATTTCAATAATGTTATTATAGATTTTACTAAAGATTTATCAATTACTTATCCAGAATATTCATTTTTATGGTCAAAATGGATGGTTGATAAATTAGAAGAAGAAGAATTAAAAAATCTTTTTGAATATTGTTTATCAGTATATCCTGAACGATTTTTTGATATTTTGTATCAAAATAATAATATTTTTGATAGTGAAAGTGAAACAAATACTATTTTTTTACCAAATGTTGATTTTAAATTATTATTTAATTGTGAAGGTGTAAGTGAAAATACTAAGAAGACAATATGGAAATATTTACAATTAATTTTATTTACAGTTGTAGGCGGTGTTAAAGATAAAACGACATTTGGTGAAACAATGAATATGTTTGATGGAATTGATGAAAATGAATTAAATGAAAAATTAAAAGAAACAATGTCAGGAATTAGTGATTTTTTCTCTAATATGACCGGAAATATGGATGAAAATAATAATGACCAAACAAATAACGAAGAGCGTTTTGAAATGCCTGATATGGAAAAAATGTTTGAAAATATGAATAACAATGAAGAATTCAAAAATGCTTTCAATAATAATAAAATGGGTGGTATGCCTGATATGGATAATATGCAAGAACATTTAAAATCACTATTTGATGGTAAAATTGGATCTTTAGCTAAGGATATGGCAGAAGAAATTTCTGAAGAATTCCAAGATCTTCTGGGGTCAGAAGGTGATGATGTAAAAGATACAAGTGATGTTATCAAAAAAATGATGAAAAATCCAAAAAAAATTATGGATTTAATGAAAAAAATTAGCGGTAAATTAGATACCAAAATGCAAAACGGTGAAATTTCACGTGACGAAATTATGAAAGAAGCAAGTGATTTATTTGGTAAAATGAAAGATATGGGTGGAACTGACCAATTTACAGAATTATTTAAAAATATGGCAAAAAATATGGGTGGAATGGGTAAAAATATGAGAATGGATACCAATGCTTTAAATCGTATGACAAAACAACAAGCTACCAAAGAACGATTACTAAAGAAATTAGAAGCTAAACGTAAAGTAACATTAGAAAATCAGATGCGTATTCAAGAACAACCTATTAATTATTCATTACAACAAGGAGGAGAACCAAATAATCTTGTCTTTAAATTGGATGGTATGGAAAGCCAAGAAAAATCGTATATTCATCCTGATATATTAGCAGAAATGGAAAAAGAAGACAAAAAAGAACCTAGCGAAGCTAAAAAAAAGAACAAAAAGAAGAAGGGTAAGAAATAAATTTCTCAGTATTTCTTTTCATTTAGTATAATATAGAATTTAAATAAATGGGATTTTTTTCAAAATATATTAATTTACCAATTTTTATTATTAGTTTATTAATCGGAATTTGTTGTGTTTACATTACTATGCCTGATACGCGAAAAATATATGTTTATCCTACTCCTGAAAATGTAAATGTTTTACAATATAAAGATAAAACGGATACGTGTTTCTCTTTCAAACAAACTGAAGTAAATTGTCCAAAAAATAGTAGTGAAATATCAGTTGTTCCATCTCAATCGTAATTTGTTTGATAATATTAGTTTGTAAATGAAAAAATTGTTCTTATATTATATAGTACAATAATATAAGATGAATTTAAAAAGATTAATAACATCGTCGTTCGGAAAAATAATTTTATCCATTCTTTTAGGTCTTGGTTTAGCAAGTTTATTTAGAAAAGTTTGTAATGATAAAAATTGTATTATTTTTAATGGACCGATTATTAGCGATATAGATGGTAAAATTTATAAACATGGTGATAAATGTTATAAATACTCAACCATTCCTGATAAATGTGATACAACCAAAAAAATTGTCAATATTGGAGAACCTGTATCAAAAACTCTTGTATAATTTTTTTGTATTTTTTGCATTATTCAAAATAATTATAAATTCGTTATCTATACAATCTTTAGATAATTCAATATTGTATAGTTTTAAATGGAAAAAACAACCCGAATTTCTGATTTACCTGAAAACATTACCGTTCAAATGCCATCATACAGTCCCAATATTAATCAAGTTAATAATATGAATATGGATAGTGCGACTAATTATATGCCTATTAATGTTCATCCAAACCCTTATGGTATTTCAGCACAAAATCCGATAATGCCTATTCCGCAACAACCCATTGTGAACCAAATGAACCAAATGAACCAAATGAACCAAATGAACCAAATGGAGCAAGTTACAGTAAAGCGTCCGAAACAACAATTTATAGAACAACAACAAATTGATTTACAAAATATGCAGCAAATTAGGTTACCTTCGCGAGATATCCCTATAGATACTACAAATTATTTACATGATGAACAAACACAACCGAATTATATTCCCAAATCCAATGTAAGCAGCGATTACATACGTGATTATGAAGAGACCACTGAAAAAAATATTAGAGAACACGAAAAAAAGAAATATAGAGAAAGTCGCATAGATGAAATATTATCTGAATTACAAACTCCTATATTGATTTGTATATTATTTTTCATTTTTCAATTACCAATCATTAATACTATTATATTTAAGAAGTTCTCATTTCTATCTTTACACAATGAAGATGGTAATTTTAATTTTTATGGATTACTATTTAAAAGTATGATGTTTGGTTCTTTGTTTTATAGTGTTCAAAAATTAACAACCTTTATTAGTGATTTCTAAAAAATTGAAGTTTAATAATGAAAATATAATAACAATAATCATAATTGTTATTATTTATCTAAAATGTTTGACTTTTTATATTATTTTATAATTATAACGTACATTATTTGTATTATTAAAAGCGTTAAAAAACATAACAAAATTACATTAAAAAATACTATTAAATCAGATATTACAATGCCATTGAATAAAAATGAAAATCTATATAAAATTTGTATAAATAACAATACTTATTATTTTGATAATCACGCCAATAAACATAATTATGAATTAAAAAATATAGAATATAATAGACCTTTGTTTAATCAAATATAACAAAATTAGAAAGATAAATTATAATAGGAAAAACTAAAATAAAAATCCTGGTTCATCTTTTATAACATTTCTTGTTTTTGAAATTTCAATATCAGTTTCTTTTTCAATAGAACGCAATTTCCTTGTTTTACTTTTTTCATTAATTTTATATCCAGGCATATATTTTAAAAACCACTGTTGATATTCTTTACCTTTTTTGTTATACAATAATTCTTTGTATTTTGCTGCTTTTTCACTACGTATATCTTCCAATGTTATTTGTTTACCATAACAATCTATCGTAAAGCGTTTCAGTAATCCTTTATTTTCCAATCGGTTATGTTCTTCTACTTCAAATAAATAATTAGCCATACATAGCAATCTTTCTTTATTATATTGTTGTTCATTCGCATATATAAAAGCTAAATAAAATGTCAAAATAGTATCTATTGTAGCAATATAAATAGGTTTTCCTGAAATAGTTATTTTATTATAACTATGACAAGCTATAGGAGTATACAAGTACAATATAGTTTTTTTACCCACTTGTAATTCTATACTTTTTGGTATTATTTCATGTATTTCTTCGTGTTTTATTATTTTGATATTATTGTATCCTTCTTCAATTAAACGTTCTTTTACTATATCAGCACATTTTTCTATATCTTCGGCTAATACATCAAAATCTGGTACGTGTTTTACTCTATGTTTTTCATTTTCTTTCATGTATCTGGAATATAAACTAGTAGCATAACCACCGAAAAAAATGACACCTTGGTCTATTAATGTGTCTCTTGTTATTATGTATAATTTTTCATTTTCATCATTTTTTTCGTCAATTTTTCTTTGAAAATCTATTTTTTCGCATTTATTATTTTGTGTTTTTAAAGGATAATATTTATTCAACAAATTTAATCTTTTTAGCACCTTTTCCCAACGGGAAACATCACCTTGCGGTCGTGATAATTCCAAATACATATTCATTCTTAAAAAATTAGGAGGAGCAAACCTAATTCCTCTTACGTTAATGGTTTCTTTATAAATACTTTTAAATATATTCTTATGTAATTGTGTTATATCAGCTATTGGTATAAAATTAACAAATACTTTGTATGTACCAAAATGTACACCCGCTTTTGCTTCAACCTCACTATATCCTTGTTTGTAATATATGTCAGCTAATTCTTTCGCATCATTCATAGCATCTGATGAATAAAAATCATAATCAGGTATTTCGATATCACGATTGTAAAATTGAGCTTCTTTGGGCAATATCTCATTGATAGCAGTACCACCATAACAAATTAATTTTTTACTTCTTAAAAATTTTTCAACTACACTAATAATATTTTTTATTTGTTCGTTTTTTGTTATCTTTTCACCTTTTATTTTTTCTGTTTCATCAACAGCATTTCTTAATATTGCTAATTCACAATCTTGAAATGTCATATTGTTAGAACATAATTCATTTCTAAATTTATTGTTTTTTTTAGAATATTTTTTACTTTTATAATTCATTTATAATATAATAAGATTTTTATTATATTATAAAAAGATTTTTCATTATAATTGAATTATGCTAATTACTCGCTTCTTCTTTCTTTTTATTAAAGTATTTCACCATATTTGCTAATGGTACAATTCCGTATTTGTTTTCATTGAATATTTCTTCAACATCGTGTAAGTTATCATCTTTTATATAATATCTATATGCTATTATTTGTATACCATAATCATATATAAAATATTTTATATTAGGATTTTTAACAAGATTTACATCAAAATCTGGTAATGCCAATTTAATATATTCAACATCAGTAGTTATGTCATTGATAATTCGTGGTGGAGTATGTTTTTTACTTAAAATATCGGAATATCGTTCTATATTCATTAATTTTTTTCCACTTTCTAAATTAATGTATTTTTTCAAATCATAACAATTCATTTCATTATTTTTGCAATTTGTATATTTCTTGTAATCATAATTAATTGTGCTATCTACAATAATGACAATCTTTCTCATAATATCTGATAATTTTGTTCTATTGTCAATTGGTTTATCGTATAATGAATCTTTGATAATAGATAATGATTTTGCGATACTTTTATAAATATCATTTTTAGAAGATTCAGAAGATTTAATACGCATATGAATAAATAATGGGTCATTTCTATTGGGAGATGTAAAACTAAAAGCATTGGAAACTATTATTGATAAAACTTCGTCTAATAGTATATTGTTTTTAGTTTGTATCGTTTTGTATTTACTATCACTTGTATAAGCTATTTGTGGTTTTCCATCTATTAAAAATATTTCAAAGTCTAAAAAACGACACCCCCTTGATAGTACATATTTTATCATATCTGAATTTACATATTTACCAGTCAAAGCAGTATTATACGATGCTTTTATTACATATTGTGATAATGGTAATTTAGTATCACTTTCATGTATAGATTGAATAGTTACATTTTCCTTATTTTTTAATTTATTCATTTCAATATCATCGTTTGTAGCATTTAAATTTTCTAAACCTTCTGATTTTACCTTCTTACAACAATTTATTTTTTTCAATAATCGGTATCCAATATAAAAAAATAATACTATTAATATTAAAATTAAAATTTTTTTATAAATTTCCATAATAAAATATATAACGATAATAATATATAAAATATATATAATATATAATCATTTATAATGGCTGGAGGATTACTAAATATTATTTCTGTTGGTAACAACAATGTTATATTAACAGGAAATCCTAGTAAAACTTTTTTTAAAGTGACTTATTCTAAATATAGTAATTTTGGACTTCAAAAATTTCGCATAGATTATGATGGTTTAAGAGATTTACGATTGACAGAACCTTCTACATTTACATTCAAAATACCTCGTTATGCTGAATTATTAATGGATACATATTTAGTTGTAACTATACCTGATATATGGAGCCCGTTATATCATCCTTGTGCCGAAACAGATAAACGTTGGGCATCATATGATTTCCGTTGGATTGAAAATTTGGGAACATATATGATAAAAGAAATTAGTATAACTTGTGGTTCTCTTACTCTTCAAAAATATACTGGAGAATATTTGGCTGCTATGGTTGAACGTGATTTTTCAGCAGAAAAGAAAGAATTATATAACAAAATGACAGGTCATTTAGATGAACTCCACGATCCTGCGAATGTATTTGCTCGTGCAAACACTTATCCAGCAGCATATTATACAAGTAATTCAGCAGGTTCTGAACCGTCTATAAGAGGTAGAAATTTATATATACCAATAAATACTTGGTTTACATTAGATAGTAGATGTGCTTTTCCGTTAATTTCGTTACAATACAATGAGTTAGTTATTAGTGTAACATTAAGACCGATACAAGAACTATTCCAAGTGAGAGATATATTTGATAATCAATATAAACATCCTTACGTACAACCTGATTTTAATGAAGACCGTTTTCAAATGTATAGATTTTTACAAACTCCTCCATCTCCTGTAATTATTTCTTCTAATTATGATAACAAAATTTCAACTTGGAATGCGGATGTTCATTTATTAGCTACATATTGCTTTTTATCAAAAGAGGAAACGCAAATATTCGCACTACAAGACCAAGTATATTTAGTAAAAGATGTATTTCAGTATAATTTTGAAAATATAACAGGAACAAAAAAAATACAATTAAATTCAAATGGTATGATATCAAGTTGGATGTTTTATTTACAAAGAAATGACGTTAATTTAAGAAACGAATGGAGTAATTATACAAATTGGCCATACAAAACGATACCAGCAAATTTACAATTAGGGTCAAATGATAATTCAAGTATACCTGATATATATAAAGGTGATATTACATTTGGCCCAGGTCAAGACCCAAATGATGCTATTAGAACAGGTATTTACATTACTGGTGATTATAAAACTGATAATCAACGTTCTATTTTAGGAACTATGGGAATATTATTGAATGGCGATTATCGTGAAAATACATTAACTGACGGTGTTTATAATTATATTGAAAAATATACAAGAACAAAAGGATGTGCCAAAGAAGGATTATATTGTTATAATTTTTGTTTGAATACAAACCCTTTTGATTATCAACCATCGGGCGCGATTAATATGAGTAAATTCAAAAATATTGAGTTAGAAATTACAACTTATGTACCACCTATCGATGACATAAATTCTAAATTTGACGTTATTTGTGATGATATTGGAAATCCCATTGGTATACGTAAATCTAATTGGCGATTATATCAATATAATTTCAATATGACATTATTTGAAGAACGTTATAATGTATTATCATTTATTGGTGGAAATGCCGGTATGATGTATGCCAGATAATTATTTGGTAATAATTGCGAAAAAATATATAACATATTATAATATAATAAATATTTTGTTATAATATGAGTAATGAGAAAACTGTATGGAATAATAGTTTATTTAGTGATAGATATAAAACACAAAATAACAGCGATGAAAACTTCCAAACAATGAATATGATTTATAAAATAAAAAAAATAAAAAAACAAAAAAAAAATAAAAAATTAATTTTTGAAAATTATAAAGGAATTGAACCATTAAAAAATATTAATGAAATTGAAGAAGAAACCAATGAAGACCAATCAAAAAACGTAAATAATAATGTAGTTATAGAGGGGTTAGAAGGTCATGTTAGTACAGATGATCCTAATTTTTTAGGATTACCAGATGAATATTTTGATGGCGTAGACACTCCAAGTTCAGGAGATAAAAGCACAGACCCACGAGTTATTTTATCTAATTTTATTGATAAAATATTCAAAAAAATAGATAAATTCAATTATGACAAAGCATATTTGTTCGCTCGTGCTTTTTCTGGAACTAAACCAGAATATAGTGATGTTTTGGTAGTTAAAAAATATATCGGTTGGTTTGAAACCGTTTTATTAAGTTATTTTGCTTGTTACAATTGGTTTTTTTTGATGTATTATAGATATAATCATAACGATAATGTAGAATCAGAATTACTAGGTCATCGGTATAAAACTCCTATTTTAGATACATATGATTTTCAGAATAAATCTTTTAATAGAATTGATTTTTGGGGAATGATTTACAAATTTATAAATTATTTTTTTATTTATTGTTTGATGTTTGTAGAATATTTACAAAATATTATGATGGAAAAAATACCAAATATTTGTAAAATAGTTTTCAATTTAAAGGGTTGTTTTATTTTTATATTTATCCTTATGATATATTTTATTCAATATTGGTCTCAATGGTTATTTAAATTTTTGAAGGATATTTTGAAAGGAAATACTAATAATATTATTATAGGTATAATGTACTTTATTTTGATATTAGGATATTTCTTTGGAACATATAATTTTGGTTATGTTGTAAAAACGCCTGGATATACTTTCCATTCTTTTGCTGATTTTTTTATGGGTCTTCCTTTTAGTCTTGTTACTGCTTTTTTGAGATTTATTTTTATAATGTTAACAAGTGTTCCTATAGGTGGTGTTTTATGTGTTTTTTATATTTTATATCAGTCCTTTTTCGGCATATTGTTTAATGTTGGAATTGCTGAATTTTTCGGTGCTACAATCAATCAAAAAAATATATTTGAAAAAATCAATGAATTTATTAAAGACAATAATGAAAGTAAAAAATCTTTTGTTAAAAATGGTTTGAATTTTGCTATGGATCGTTTCTTATATAGTAATATATTAAGCATCGGTTGTATGACAGTTTTTATCTTTGCTATGGCTGATTATCTTAAACCAAAATTTATCAAAAATGATAATTTAAGATTTAATATGATTACAGTTACAATTTCATTTATTTTGTTTTTACTTTACATAATGTCTAGACAAATATATTTGGATTTCAATGACAATATAAATCCAATCCCTACTTCAGAAAAGAATGACCAAACATTAAGTATGTTTGCAGAAATTACTAGATTGGCTTCTGAATTAGCAAAAGAAATTCTAAAACCAATAATTGAAAAACAAATTAATTAAAGAAACCCTTTACTATATCAAGTAACTAAAAATAAATACTATTCAATATGTTTCTTAAATAATAAAACTTGAAATAGCAAAATAATAATTTTCGTATATAACTACATAAAAATAAAACAATAAAATATATATAGATGGGAAAAAATAATAAGAAAAAGCAGCTTCCATTTGTAAGTGTATGTACCCCTACATTTAACAGGCGCCCATTTATTGAAAATATGTTTCGTTGTTTTAATAATCAAAATTATCCAAAAGACCGTATTGAATGGATTATTGTGGATGATGGAACCGATAAAATAAAAGATTTAGTAGAAAAAGCAAATATCCCTCAAATTAAATATTTTGAATTGCCTGAAAAAGTTCCTTTAGGTACAAAACGTAATTACATGCATAAACACGCCAAAGGTTCTATAATTGTTTATATGGATGATGATGACTATTATCCACCTGATAGAATTTCTCACGCTGTAGAAAGACTACAAGGTAATAAAGAAGCACTATGCGCTGGGTCTAGTGAAATATATATTTATTTTAAAGGATTAAAAAGAATGGTTCAATGTGGTCCTTATGGCCCAAATCATGCTACCGCTGGAACTTTTGCTTTCAAGGCAGAATTATTGAAACAAACAAGATACGAAGACCACGCTGCCTTAGCAGAAGAACGAGCATTTTTGAAAGATTATACTATTCCATTTGTTCAATTAGACCCTATGAAAACTATTTTAGTATTTTCACATGAACATAATACATTTGATAAACGTAAAATGTTAGAAAATCCACATCCAGATTATTTGAAAGATTCACCAAAAACAGTAAATGATTTTATTAAATTTACAGATGAAGACCCTATTAAAGATTTTTTCTTGAATAAAATTGATAAATTACTTGAAAAATATGAACCAGGATTACCAAAAATGAAACCAGATGTATTAGAACAAATAAAAAAGATTGAAGCTGAACGCGCTGAAATGTTGAAAAAAGCACAAGAAGAATATAATGAAAAAAACGCAAATCAAATTATCCTACAACAACCTGGAAAAGAACCTGTTGTTATTTCACCTCGAGAAGCAGTTGATATTATGCAACAACAACAACAATTTATCGGTGAATTAAAAGAAAAAAATGAAACATATTCTAAACGAGTAGGTGAACTTGAAAAAATGATTGTTCAATTACAGATGAAAATTATTGAATTGAACCGAAAATCAGTAGCTGTAAAACCTGAGCCTGAAATTCAAATTAAAGAAAAAATCGGAGATGAATATATTACTACAGCTCCTGATATAACTGAAAACGTTTCTAAAACTACACCTCAATTTATGGTTGAAGATGAGTAAAATGTTAAAATGAAATAATATTATTATTTATAATGACAATTTGTTTGTCATTATAAAATTTTCCCTTGCAAAAAATGTCTTTGAAATATGTATTATATAATTGATGATATGTATTCATTCAAAATATCATTCATTGAATAATTGTGTCTCCAACCTAATTTGTATAGATTAGATGGTTGTCCTTTTATATTTATAATTTTATTTTCTATATCTTTAAAATTTTCAAATTTAATTACTGGTATATTCATTGAAGAACAGAATAATATATTATCTTTTTCATATAAGTTTATTCCTGACTTTTTATACAATTCAATTACAAGATCATATATTAAAAAACTTTTTTCATTACATATCAAATAATTATCGCCATTTTCAACCTTTATAATAGTTTTAATCGCAGTTGAAACATCTTTGGGGTGAATGATATTACGAAATGAATCGAGGTTACCTAATACTAAATGACTATTATCATTGTTTTTCCATTGTTTTATATGATTAATTATTTTACTAAATAAAAAATTTTGATTCTTTCTTGAAGATTCAGTAGTAAAAATAACTCCATTTGAAAATGGTAAATTGTATGTTTCCCTATAAAAATCAACAATTGAATGACCTAATATTTTACCAATAGAATAAGGATGATTATTATATTTATATGTATCATTATCGTGAGTTGTATAATTTACGTGCCCTTTATAAATTTCACTACTAGAAGCATTAAATAATTTTGTTTTTAAATTATTTTTATGAATTATGTCACATAAATATGCGGTTATCATACCATTACAATTTAAAGATTCAATTGGATTATTGAAGGCATATTGAGAACTTGATATTCCTGCCAAATGAACGATAATATTAGGATTTATTAATTTAATTATATTTTCAACTTCTTTTATGTTATTCATATCGATTTTTTTCTTGATAATATTTCTCTCGTTACAATTGATATTTCTATTGATTCCATACAAAGAATATTCAGAACAATCATTTTTTAAATAAGAACCAATAAATCCATCACACCCAGTAATTAATAATTTCGGTTTAGCTGAATAAATTTCAAAATTTGGTAATGGAAATATCAATTGTCCACCATTATCTAAAAATTCTTTTTCACGTTCTATTATTTCATTTCGAAAATGGTATGGAAGGACTAATAAGAAGCCAGGTTTGATTTCTCTCATATATTCTTCACTAATTATTCTAATACCGGTACTTGTCATTTTATCAATTTTTTTATTATTTCTTTCAACAGCATATTTTATTTTTGTTTCATCTAAATTAGCAAATTGTAATAATGTGTTACCTTTGGTTGAAGCACCATAAACAAATATTTTATTATTATTTTCATTTACTATATCAACAAAATCTTTTAATTTATTTATTTCTGTTTTACAAGAATTCAAAAAATTTTCATATATATTATTATCATTAGCATTATAATATTCTTGTTCTTCTTCTAATATTTTATTTATTAAAATACTATTTTCATTGTACATTTTACTTTGTTTTTTAGCAAAATATATTCTGAAACTACCACCATTACAATCATTAAATTTTACATCTATTATTTTAAAATTTGATAGTTCAGCTATTAGTTTTATTTGTTTCAATGAATAATATTCCAAATGTTCATGACATATAGTATCTAAACTATTTCTTTTCAACATTGTTAATAAATAGCTTTGTTCACACGTCCATATTCCGTCTGTATCTAAACATTCATAAATATCTTTTGCAAATAATACAGGATCTGGCAAATCATAAAACATTGATATAGAGGAAATTATTTTACATTTTACATCACCATAACAATTTTTGAATACTTCTTTAGTAAAGTACTTTGGTATAAGTTGAACGTTTCCATAATATTCTTTGAATTGAATTCCAGTTGGATCAATACCAATTCTATTATATTTATCAGAATAATAATTTAACATAGTAGAATCATTGCTACCTATATCTACAATATAATCTCCATCATTTAATTCAATAATATTCTCAATTTCTTCTTTGTATTGTTTCAAATGATTTCTCATACTATTGTTAATACCTGAACGGTAACCATACTCGTATTCATATAGTTCATTAGAATTAACTGTTTGATACAATTGTAACAATTCGCAATTTTTATTATTACATACACATAAATCAACAGGAGTTTTTAATGTTGTATAATCACCATAATTTGGAAATCTTGATGTAATATATTGTTCACCAAGAGAAATAACAACACTTAAATTACTACTATTACATATTCTACAATTTTGTAAAATTGAAAATTTTTCCATTTTAATTATATTTATTATTATGTAATTAATATTTATATTTATTATAAATAATATTTATTATTATTCAAATGATAAATTATATAAATAATATTTATTATTTCTTTAAATATGTTATTGGAGGTATCCTTTGGTGAAGCAATTGATAAATATAGCATTTTAGAGATCAAAAGGAAAAATATAACTGATAAATATAAGTTGATTGAAATAAATAAAGAACTAGAAATATTACATATTTGTAAAGAATATATTGAAAAACAACAATTTTTATACAATTTATTAATTTATATCAATAGTGAAATTTGGGATACAACAAATGTTATAAAATATACAAATGTCGATGATAAAAATTATTCAATATTATCACAATCAATATTTGAATTGAATCAAAAAAGGTTTCGTTTAAAAAATTTTTTTAATATTTTATTTACTTCTAATTTAAAAGAACAAAAAAGCTATTCTTCTACATATTGTAAAATTACAATCAATAATATAGAAACTATTTATGATAAAATACCCGAAATTAATTTTTTATCAATTGAATATGATTATATAATGTTTGAAGAAAATTATTTAAGTAGTATAAAAAACTTTTTTAATCAACCAAATATAATACCTTTGAACAATGATAATATTTTTAATGAAATAATATTAGAAGATTATAATATAAAAACAGAACTTATTAATACTTTTGATTTGACCCCAATAAATTATATTTCTCGTGGTAGATTAGGCGATTTTATTCAAGTATTGTCTATAATAAATGAAAAATTTTACCAAACAGGCAGAAAAGGTATAATTTATATTAGAAATGATTCCTCATTTAGTAAAGGATTACAACATACATACAATGATACTTATGATGTAATTAAATCGCAACGATATATATATGATTACAAGATATTCAATGACGAGAAAATCGATATTGATTTAGAGGATTGGTTCAATAGTAATTTATTATACAAAACAAGTTGGTTCAATATATTTAAAGAAAAATATAATGTAGATTGGGGTAAACATAAATGGTTTAATATTGATTATCATGATAGTTGGAAAGACAAAGTGTTAATCAATATAATGAATTATAGAACTCCAATAAATATTGATTTTCATAAACTATATAATATATTTGGTAATTCATTAATATTTATTTCTTTCGATAAATTTGACTATGATGAATTTGTAAAATATACTAATCTAAATATACCGAATTATACTCCAAAATCATTTACGGATTGTTGTATAGCTGTAAATTCATGTAAATTATTAGTAGCATCCTTATCTGGAATTTTGACTATAGGTCACGCTTGTCATAAAGATAGATTAATAGGGTTATGTGGAACAGGAGACGATTTACATAATTATGAATTTGAAAAATATTATAATAATGTATATTATGGTGTATAAAAATTAAACATTATTCATAATCATCTTCATCAAATTCTTCCATATTTGTTTGAATATCTTTTTTAACATTTTTATCTAAATATCTGTATATTCGTTTAACGTCCAATTTTGTAATATTGTAATTTTCAAATATTTTCATAATATCAGTCATTTTATCAACATTGTTATAAAAATCTTCACCATGTTGTAATCGTAGTTCTTGAAAGAATGATAATAAATCTTTTTTATCCATATCCAACTCTTGACATAAATTATAAATAAATAATATGTTATTATATTCCGTTGAATATTTTGTTAAAACCTTTGTAAATCGTATTTCAATTGATTTTTTTTTATTATCTGGGAAATAATCGTGATATAATTTATTATTATGAAAAGTTTTCATTAAAGAACTCATTTCATTAAATTGCCATATTTGATTTTGAAATGTAATTCTATCTATGTAATCCGAATAACAAATATTATTTAATATTTTTAAATAAAAAGGATAAGATATTTCTTGTGGATTAGATGACAAAGCATCAACTATATTTTCATGCCATAATAGTGCTACAATTGTTCTATCAGTTTCGTTCATAAATTTATTATGTTCTTCCATTTTCATCGGTTTTTCTATTAACTCTTGTGTAATTTTTTTGGAATCTTCATTGTAGGATTTCATTTGAAATATATTTTTTACAATTTCATTATTCAATAATTCAGGAGTTTTTTTATAAATGTCATTTACGAAATTTAATTTCCGTAAATCACCTTGAATGTATTTTATAATATTCTCTTTCAATGATTTTTGATTAGATTTTATATTAGGCATTAATTTTATAATCAAATTATTTATTTGAGAATTCGTTGGTGTATTCAATTCAAATACATTACACACTTTCATTAATTCACGCATTTTTTTATCCATATAATAATTACCAATGCATATAATTGGGTTCATAGTCATATTTTCCAATCTCTGTTTTTTTGTTTTTTTCTGTCGTATCAATTTTATTAATGCTGTTATACCACCCTTATCTCCATTATTCATTCCGTCTATTTCATCCATAACAATCGCTATTTTTCTAACTTCCTTTGTCATCATTTGTAGAACATTACGATTAGATACGTTATTGCTTGTTATTGTATCTATTAATGATTTATTACGAACATCACCAGCATCATATTTTATTGTGTCATAATTTATTTCTTTCAATAAGTTCAATACAAATTGTGTTTTACCACAACCCGGAGAACCATATATATATATTCCCTTTTTGTATTTTATATTTTTACAATTTTCATCAAAAGTCAATAAAATATTTTTTATCTCATTTGCGATTTTTTCTCTTTCAAATATTGAATTAATATTTATACTATTCATTTTATTGAATGCTTTACTATATTTACATCATTTTAAATTTTATATAATTTAACGCATAATAAATATATTTTATATTGAATTATAAAATATATGCTTACTTGCCAAAAGCACTGAAATCAGCGGTAATTGGCATGAAATTACTTGATTTTTGTGGAAGAGCACCATAATATGAATAATTATCCGCACCTGTTGTCTGTGTTCCATATTTAGATACTTGTCCATTATAACCATATTGAGATTGAGTTTGACCTGTTTGTGATTGACCTGTTTGTGATTGACCTGTTTGTACACCCATTGGTTGAGGCGTTAATAAACTTTTTAATCCTGAACCTGCTTCTCTTACTAATCCTACAGCGCCCCCTACAGTGTCTTTCGCTAATCCAACAGCACCAGTTGTTGTTTCTTTAGCCAAGCCAACAGTGCCTTTTACTGCTTCTTCACCAAGATTAGCTGCTCCGCCTACTAATTTACCTGTTGCGTCAATTGTTTTTCCAGCTACATCACCAGCGGTAGTTCCTAACGAAGAAACAGCACCAGGAATATTTGTTGATTGAACTACAGTATTACCTGATGTGGATAATGTACCTGAACCACCTTGACCACCGCAATTTCCACATACATTACCTGGACAATTTGGGCATGAAGGACATGATGGACATACTGGTGGTACGATTTGAGTTTTTAATATATAATCCTCTGATGTACTACTATTTTTATTTTGATTTGTTTTATAAAACCAATACCATTTAAAATACTCTGAAAAAGCTGTTTCTGGCATACCATTAATGGATGTAGAAGAAGTAGTTGCTGAAGAGCTAGATGGCGTAGAAGATGGTGTAGAAGATGGTGTAGAAGAAGTAATTGCCGAAGAGCTACTACTTATAGTAGTATTTGATTGTTTGTCAAAACCATCTTGATTAAATCTACAAACATTTACTAATTTATAATTTGTACCATCTTTTTGGATAACTGCTATTAGTGTTTTTAATGCTATATGTATGTATAAAACCATTGACCCGTTATCATCATTGACTATCCAAGAACCAAAAGAACGATTTGATATGTTACTTGACAAATTAGCTATAGCTGTTGTAATAGTTGTTGGGTTATTATATCTATCATATACTTTTATTGAACTGTCTGTAGACTTTATTATCAAATTAGCATTGGAAGTATCAAATTTTATATAATCACTAATTTTATATAATTGTCTTGTAGTGCTATATATATTTTCAGCTTCATATATGTTAGTATAATAATTATTATTTGTTGGTGTTGTCAATGTAATCGGAGAATTACTATACAATTGTTGATCCATAGTATTTACTTGACTAAACATATATGTTACTAAATTTTGATTTTGGGATTTATTTATAATATGAATAAAAGTATTAGTATCCCAAGGAAAGTAAAATGCGTTATATGTATCAGTATTAGTAGTTTGTGTAGGGTATGACCAAGATGTGTAAGATGATTGTACAGAATTTAACATACTTTTATCCGTATTTACACTTAACATTGTATTTCCGGATACTTGATTGTAATAAGTAGTTGTACTTTGCCCTTCACGAGGAGTTACATAGATAGTATTAATTGTTGAACCAGTTAAGTCTGTATTACCAGAAACATAAGAAGTTGAGTTAACCTCAATTAAATTACCATTTTTATTGTCATAATATAAATTATCGTAAAGTTTATAAACGGCATTTGTTTTATTGTATTGTGGAATATTTATATTATCCAAATTATTAACGCTATTACCGAATGATACAAAACTTTCCAAATTCAATATATTTCCGAATACGATAGATATTACTAAAACTATTAATAATATTAAAAATAACATTAATGGTGATAATTTTAATGACATTATATTTTAAAAAAGTATAAATTATACAACGAAAATATATGATAGAATTTATAAAAATTGAATTTAATTATATTTTTCAATTAATATGAATAAAATACAATTGTTTATCATCTTTATAATATGTCTAAAACACCTAAAACTCGTTCTCCACCTAAAATATTAGATTTAATATATGATAATAAAAATAAATTTGAAATTTGCTTAGATGAAGTTGGTAGAGGATGTTTATTCGGTAGAGCATATATCGGATGTGTTGTTTTACCTAAAGATGGTTCATTTGATGGTAAAGATATAAAAGATAGTAAAAAATTCTCTTCAAAGAAAAAAATAAAAGAAGTTGCTGAATATATCAAACAAAATGCTCTCGTATGGCATACCGAATATGTTGAATCTGAATTAATTGATGAAATTAATATTTTACAAGCAGTTATGCGTGGCATGCATTCTTGTATTCGTAATATTATTGAAAAATTAAAAGAAAAAGGATTATGTTGTGAAATTGAAAATGACTATTATCAAAATGAATTTATGGCAATTGTTGATGGTAATTATTTTGTACCATATCGCTGGTATGATGAAAGAAAAGAACATATATGTGAATTACCAGCTGTAACTATTGAACAAGGAGATGCTAAGTATATGGGAATAGCAGCAGCAAGTATTTTAGCTAAAGTAGCACGAGATGATTATATAGGAGAATTATGCGGCGAACATCCTACATTAGTTCAACATTATGGTCTTGATACAAATGTTGGATATGGAACTAAAAAGCATTTGGATGGTATAATCAAATATGGTATTACACAATGGCATAGAAAATCGTATAAACCGTGTTCTTTGTCTTCTTGATAATTTATTATAATTCATTTACATATATATGAATTCAAAATCGTTTTTATTTATTCCCATATATTTTGTTTCTTTATCCATAATACTATAACCAATTAATATTGTTTCATCTATTAAAACCATACCTAATGTATATTCTACATGTGATTTTTCAAAAGTAAATAGTTTTGTATATTTTTTTAATTTCATTGTTTTACTATCTAAAACAACCATACAATGATAATAAAATCGTCTTTCTTCATAACTTACTAAATGACACAAAAACCATATTTCATTACATATATTGACACCATTTGTAGATCCCCTTAACCACTTAAAAAAATGGGGGGTATCAATTTCATCTGTTATTTCCATTTTTGATATTGGTGATAATCCATTTGAAGTTATTTCAGTTTCTTTACCATATATTTCTACTATATTGCCAATAGTCAATGGGTTCCATCTGTATATCATTTTTAATTGTTTTTCGCTATTTTCAAATAATACCCAATTTTTTTCTATTTGATTTTGATTTTTTATTTTCATTAATGTAGAATTTATTTTTTCTGGATTTTCTAAATCAATTATTCCATATTCTATTTCCATATTACCCATCTTTAACCCACGATTTGATGAATAATGTATTTTATCATTATGTTGAACTATTCTAACATCTTCTAATCCAACATAAATATCATCATATTTTTTATTATAATTCATAATATATTCTTGTTTTTTTGTAATATTACTTATTTCACTTATATTATAATTTGTTATTACATTGATCGTTTGTATTTTCTCTTTGTTTATATATTCTCCTTTTTCATTTATAATATAATTTACAAACCTAGTATTTACAATTAATTCATTGTTATTATTTAAACACATAGTAGGAGTGCTTGAGACAAATTCTCCATTATCTATATTCATGCTTCTAAATATTTCTTCTGTATTTTTATTTAAAACACTGATAATTTTTTTTATATTTTCATTTTGTTGTGTACTTTTAAACTGAATATTGGCTATATCTTTCGTATAAAATTTATAATTACTGAGAACGTTTTTAAAAATATAATCAATTGTAGTTGTATTTGATAAAATATTCATACTTACTTTGGCTAAATCATAATTATCCCAATTACAATAATAACCTATAATTGATAATTCGTAATCCAATTTATAATCATAAATGTCTTTTTCTAAAAATAAATTATCAAACTCGGTTTTTCTGTTTCTTTCATATTTTGCTAAATTATAATAAGTATATGCTAATGTATTTTTATTTGTTGTTCTATAATGATTTACAATTTCATAAAGGTTCTCAATTCTATTTGGTAAAGTGTCATATCCATTTATCCAAGCAGCAATCGCTTCTTTCATTTTTCCTAATTCTTTATAACATTGCCCAATTGAGTAATAAGAATACCATATTTCTTCATGCCAACCACCTAAATTGATACGTTTTTTATATGTTTTTATAGCGTTTTCATATTGACCTGAATTTTTATAACTGTTTGCTAAGTAAAATGTATATCTGTCATTGTTCGGGTTCTCTTCTAACCCTTTTTCCAATAAACGAATATCTCTCAAGAATTTATCTTGTTTACTACCACCATCGCCTACATCGTTTATAAATAATTGATTTTTTGGTATAGTAAAAGTAGTTGAACCATTGGGCGAGTTCAAGTATTCATGAGTTACGCCCCAATAAGACATTCCAATTTTGTTTCTTATCAATCTAGTATTCCTATAAATAAAGGATGGAGAACCTTGAAAAATATTATATACATCATAGGTTAAATTATTTTTAAAATCATCAATTGAGAACATAGGATCTATTTCCAAAATCATATCTGCGTCTAATAACAATATATAGTCAGCATTATCCATATTCAAACATTGTTTCAACGCATAACTCCTATTATAACCAAAGTCTTTGAACGGTTCTACAATTATTTTACCGGAATTTATATTTTTTCCTCTAAAAAAATCTTGTATAACTTCTATTGTATTATCAGTACTACCTGTATCACAAATACAATAACTATCTATCAACGGCAATACTGATTTCAGCAAACGGGTTATTATTTTACTTTCATTTTTTACAATCATATTTAGACATATTTTAGGCATTTGCTAAAAATTTTTTATTATAATAATAAGTTCTCTATTGTTTAATTAATTTTTTGTTAATTTATTTTTCCATATATATATTAACTTAACAATATAAATATGTCTTTTACAAGATTTCATGATGACCCTGCTAGAATAAAAAAACAATTAGAAGAAAGCACATTTAGTGGGAGATATTTTTTAGATACTCCTGGAAATGGAATGGATTTGCCTTTTTTTGAAGACCCACAATTACGCTTACAATATTGGGGTGCGAATTTCAGAAATAATACTGTGAATTTAGAAAGTGATTTATTTGGTCTTACTAGACCAATGAATAGAGATTTAGTAGATGTTAATGATTATAGAATACATTCTGTCCCTACTTCTCAACCATCTTATAGAAGTTCTCAACCATTTGTTGAAGAAAGTCGGGCTAGTCATCCAGCTTGGATGTTTAGAGATTTAGAACATAGCAATTGGGAAACGCCATTATTAAATCCATTGAATGGACTTGAAAAAGGTTTTCATGAAAATATACAAACACGTATTTTAGAAAAAGATTTATTTACTCCATCCATACCGATTATTGAAGGTACAGAAAATACACAATATTATTTATCTGGACACTCTCTTTGTATGAATGGGAATAAACAAGAATGTTTAAAAACACTTTATGAGAACAGAATACGATGATTTAATAGAATTTAAAGAAACAATCAAAAATATTATATAAATGTATTATAATTATATAATATAGAATTATGGAACTTGCTATTCCTGGTGTTGCTCTTGGATTATTATATGTAGTAACCAATCAAAATAAAAAAAAAGAAAATTTTACTAATAACGCAAACGAATTACCAAATACGAATGTTCCTAATCGTAATTACCCAAATGAATATCCAGTTTTATCCACTGAAACTGACCAAACTTCTTCTTTATCAACTACTAACCGTTTTGATAATGCTGGAGTATATACTGATAAATATTTCGATCCAAATAGTGTTACTAATATAGTTAATTCTTTTTCTGCTTCTGATAATTCGCAACGTAACTTTTATTCATTGACTGGTGAAAAAGTAGATAGTAGCTATTTTCAGCATAACAACATGGTACCATTTTTTGGTAGTAATATTCGTTCTCGCCATGTAGATAATAATTCTAATGAAAGTGTTTTAGACAATTATATTGGTTCTGGTTCTCAAACTATCATCAAAAAAGAAACCGCCCCTTTATTTTCACCATCTGAAAATCAACAATGGGCTCATGGTGCTCCAAATATGACGGATTTTTACCAATCTCGTGTAAACCCTAGTATGAGAATGGCTAATGTTAAACCATTTGCTGATGAAAAAGTTGGCCCTGGTTTAGGGTTAGGTTATACTACCCAAGGAGCAGATGGTTTTAATTCAGGTATGATGATGCGTGAAAATTGGTTACCTAAAACAGCGGATGATTTACGTGTAGCAAATAAACCAAAGGCTGGTGGATTAATGATGATTGGTCATGAAGGCCCTGCTAATAGTTATATCAAAAATATAAGTACTCATGAACAAATGGGAAGAATGGAAAAAAACCGTCCTGAACGTCATTTTGAATTGGGGCAAGACCGTTTATTTACTACGACTGGTGCCGAAAAAGGTCAAACATTACAAGGTATTCCTACTACTTTTTATAAAGACACAGCAAGACAACATACTACAACTGATTATGTAGGTGTTGCTGGATTTCAAAATTCATCCGAATATGTTACTGGTGAATATATGCCGTCCCATAATCAACAATTAGGAGAAATTCCTTTAGCTATTGCTAACGCAAATGGTCGTAATTATGCTACTGATGCTGATTTTGAAATGAAAGCAAAACGAGCTTATCCTAATAATCGTAGTGTTAACCATCAAGAAAGTTATTATGGTTTAGTAAGCGGTAGTTTAGGTGCTGCTGTTGCTCCATTATTAGATGTATTACGCCCTACCAGAAAAACAAATGTTATAGGCACATTAAGACCATATCAAAATCCTAGCACTGTTGTAAAGGAATCTTATATATTCAATCCTGCTGATAGACCAGCCCCTACTATTCGTGAAACTACTGAAAATTCTAAATTTCATATGAATGTTGACCGTAATCAACGCGGTGGTGCTTATGAAACAACACAACATCAACCAATTAATAATAATAGAATTACTACTGGTGATTTTTATTATGCTGGTGTTGCAGGTGCTGGTGATAGAACACGCCAAATGAAATCATATGAAGCACAATACAATCAACGAAATAATGATGTCAAAAGTTCTACTATAGATGGTAGAATGGTTCCTGGAAATATGAGCTTAATGAATGGCAATATCAATATGCGCCAAATTAATCGCGATGATTTCTTGAAAAATAATAGACCAGTCACCGCAACCATGCCATATCAATCTGCTGACGTGGCAAATATGGGTCAATTACAAGGTCATAATAATTTATATCAAGGCATTCACACGGATAGAAATAATAGTGATATCTTAGATGCTTTGAAAGGTAATCCATACGTTGTTAATTATAAGAACGCACTATAAAGATTTCACTTCAACATAAAATATTATTTCAACTTATATAAAGGTATGTGTTTATATAAGATATTCTAGTGGTTTCATGGAAAAAACTCCTGAGTTATTTACATTCTCTTCATTTGATATTGATGAGCAAATTAATTTGTTAGAAAATCAATATCAAACATTTATGGAACCATCCATATTAAGTTCGTTTGAACAAATATTGAATTATTCTACTGATTTTAAATTGAATGAAAAATCACTGAAACTAGGTGATTTGATTATTCAAAAAATAAATCCATATTGTTTTTCTAAGTTATCTCAGCATTTATTTGAGGGTATGAAATCAATGAAATGGCAAATAAAGCAATTTTCTTTGATTTTATTAGCAAAATTTGCTGCTTATTATCCACAAGTTACTTCTCAAAATATGCCTGATATTATTTTAAATTTAATCACTATTAGTAGTGACCCTAAAAAAGAAGTAAAAACACAAACATTGAATACTTTTAATTCTGTATGTAGTTCTATTGAAAATGTTGATATCAAACATCTTATTCCGATTGTTATTTCAGCATATTTGAACCCTTCACAAGAAATTCAAAAAGCATTAGATACTCTGGTATCTACACCTTTTGTGAATGATATTGATATTCCTACTTTGGGATTTCTTGTCCCTTTATTAACAAAATCTATGCGTGAGCGTAAAATGATTTACCAACGCCGTGCTGCTGTTGTTATTGAAACTTTGGTGAAGTTACTGAAAAATCCTGTTTACGCAAAAATTTTCTATCCTATTTTAGAACCTGTTTTAACAAAAGGATATGAAGAAATCGCTGAAGTAGAAATTCGTAATGTTTGTTTGAATTCTAAGAATGTTTTAACAAATGTTTATAATCAAGGCGTCAATAAATCACTTGATAGTTTTACAATTGATAATTGTAAGGAAACATTTTTTCAATTTATTATTGAAGATAAACGCAATTTTTTGGTAGACCATTCCATTGATTTAACTTGGAATTTGGTGAAAAATGAAATCAAAACTGATGATATTTGGGTTCAATGTATGGAACCTTATTTGAAATTTGTTATAGATGATGTTAGTGAACTGTCTGATAGTATAAATAAAATAAAAGAAATTATTATTAATTCTATTACAGTTGAAGAATATAATCCTGAAGATAATGAGGAAAACTTATGTGATTGTGTATTTTCATTAGCTTATGGTACTCGTGTTCTTTTACATCAAACACCATTCAAAGTAAAAATTGGTAGAAAATATGGTTTGGTCGGTCCAAACGGCGCTGGTAAATCTACATTAATGAAAGCGATTGCTAATAAAAATTTACAGGAATTTCCAGAAGATTTGAAAAGTGTCTATGTTGAACACGATATTCAAGGTAATAATTCTGATACAAGTGTTCTTGAATATGTAGCAAAAGACGAAAAAGTTGTTGAAATTGGTATAGTAAACGATCAAATTATAGATGGATTAAAAAATGTAGGATTTGAAGATAATATGATACACGGACCAGTTACTGCTTTATCTGGCGGTTGGCGTATGAAATTGGCGTTGACGCGTGCTATGTTATTAAACCCTGATATGTTACTTCTTGATGAACCTACAAATCATTTGGATCAGTTCGCAATAAAATGGTTGGTTGATTATTTAAAAGGTTTGACAAAAACTACTTGTTTAATTGTTTCACACGATACACGATTTTTGGATGCTGTTTGTACGAACATTACTCATTACGAAAATATGAAATTGAAATTCTATCGTGGTAATTTATCCGATTTTGTTAAACAAAAACCTGAGGCAAAACAATATTATGAATTAACAAATGATAATGTATCGTTTAATTTTCCTGAACCAGGTCCTCTTGAAGGTGTTAAATCGCTTACAAAATCCGTATTAAAAATGAAGAATTGTTACTTTCAATATCCTACTGCTGTTAAACCACAATTGATTGATGTTAATATTCAGGTATCTATGGCATCTAGAGTAGCAATTGTCGGTGTAAATGGTGCCGGTAAATCTACACTTATTAAGATTTTAGTCGGCGAATTAGAACCAAACAAAGGTATTATTGAAAGACATCCAAATGTCCGTGTTGCTTATGTAGCACAACACGCTTTTCATCATATTGAAAATCATTTGGATAAAACCCCTGTTGAATATATTATGTGGAGATATCGCGCTGGTTATGATAAAGAACAAACCAGTAAAGATAGTTTGACATTGAGCGAAGAAGAATTATTGGCTATTAAACAAAAGGCAAAAGAAAATAAATATTTGGTTATTGCTGAAATCTTAAGTAGAAGAACTGGTAAGCGCGAAAATGAATATGAATGTAAATCTGAGAGTGAAATTACACAATGGTTTACCAAAAGTGAAATGGTACAAATGGGATATGAGAAAATGGTGAAAGAATTTGATGAGAAATTAGCTATGGAAAATATGTTAGGGCAACGCAAATTAACCAGTGGTGAAATTCAAAAACATTTGGATAATTTTGGATTAGAACCACAATTCGCACAACATAGTAAAATTGGTATGTTGTCTGGTGGTCAAAAAGTCAAAATTGTATTAGGTGCTTGTATGTGGAATTTACCTCATGTGGTTATTTTAGATGAACCTACTAATTTTTTAGATAGAGATTCTTTGGGTGCTTTAACTGGTGCTATCAAAACATTCAAAGGTGGTCTTTTATTAATTTCACATAATGAAGAATTTTACAAGGAAATTTGTCCTGAGAAATGGTTATTGGATTCTGGTAATTTGAGTGTGTTTGGTTCAGAATGGATGGAAGAAGTAGAAAAGGCGAGAAAAAAAGCGGAAAAGGAAAATGCTAAGAAATTGACTTTTGACCAAGAAGAAGAAAAATTTGATTCTCTTGGAAATAAAATAGAAGTCGTTAAGGAGAAAAAGGAATTATCAAGGGGTGATAAAAAGGCGTTGTTGAAAAAGAAGAAAGATATGGAAAAACAGGGTCTGGATACTTATGAAATTGATAAATTATTAGGGTTGGAAGAATAGGGGTTTTGTAGTGGATTATACATAATTTATTGTTATAATAATAAATTATGAGTTTTTATCAACAAGATTATATTTTTCATTCAAAATAGTTATATTACTTCAATCTAGACAAAAAATTAACATTTCTTTACTTGAATAAAACTACTAGGAGTTATCAATTGTTCTTCAGTATTTAAAATTTCTTCCACTTTATCAAGGGCAGGTTTTAAATGTACTTTACATTCATCGCGAACAGTAGCGCTTTCCATCATTCCTGGAATAGCATTTTTCAACATATTCAATATTTTTTTACAAATTTTACTATAATCTTCCTGTGTAAAATTACCTTGTTTTTTCAAATCGTAAATATATAATATCAATTCATCAATATCTTCTTTTTCATCAGTCCAATCTCCTGTATCTATAAACATATTGGATAAATTTATTATTTGACTTCGTTGTTCGTCTATTATAAATTTGATATTATTGATATCAACACTATCGTTATTTGGTAATTCAGGTACATTATAAACAGTTTCATTATTTGATAACATAACTCGCATTACGTATACTTTAAAATCAACTGAATTGTATTTTATAATGCTTTCTTCTATAATTTCACTGTTTAATCCACGTGGTAGCAATACTTCTTCTTGATATTTCCATCTTTCACTATTATTTTCTAAGTCCAAATAAGGTATATTTTCGTCTATAATGAGAACATTGATACAACAATCATTAGATAATATATTTACATCGCCTTTTACAAATTTCATTTCAAATAATGCTTCAATGGATTTACTACAAGATGTATAAGCTTTATTTGTACCTGGATATAATTTATCACTTCCTCTATAAAGAATTGTACTTTGCGTTGTTTTTGTACAATTTCCTTTAGTAAATATTTTATCTATTGAATTAATTTTTTTTATCAATTCTTTTACTGAACTATTGAAACTGCTTTTTCCGAGACTATTCAAAATAGTTTCTTTATTAAATTCGGAAAAAAATTGGTAACCTTTTCGTAAAAAACCATTTATCAAACTGGAATTGTTCTGATAGTATTCAATTGATGATTTTTCGGTTTTTGTTAAAGATAAAAGAAAATTATTATTTATTGTATTACTATATTCATTGAATTGGATTGCCTGTTTTATTAGACTATTATTTAAAGTTCTCAATAATTTATTAAATAATGGTTTACTCCTGGATTTGGATGACGACCTGGGTTTAGACCTGGATTTACGTTTTATTGTTTTATTAGAAGGCATATATATATTATGAAAATATAATTTCTCAATGTATTGTAATTATATTATAGAATGACAATTATAAAAACTGAAAATAAAAATGGAATAAAAATATACACAGTAGAAAAAAATTTTGACGATATTAAAATGGAAAAGAAAATGGATAAATTTTTGAAAAAAGAAGATATTAGTTATATAATTGATCATAATGCCGATGTTTATACAAATGAAGGAAAATTATTACTAAGATTTAGAAAAGATGTATTGCCTAAAACACATATAGATGATTTTTATGATAATGTTATCAAATTTGCTATGAATACAAGTGCGAATCGTGGTAGTGCGAGTGGTAGTAAATCAAAAAATATTTGGACAAATCCACGAGTAATGTCAAATATTTTTGGTTTCTTCGACCGCTGGTCACCAATACAGAAAGTAGTATTTAAAAAATTAGGAAAAAAACCGAAAGTGGATGTTCGTGAATGTCGTTTCAATATGGATTATCCTGAATTATATGAAAAAACCATTCCTTTGATACAAGATATTGATAAAATGTATAAAAAAATGACGCCTGAACAATATGAATTACAACGTAAAAAAGCTGACCAAACACATTTTCGTATTCCAGACACAGCGTTTACGACAATTACTACCAATGTAAACTACCAAACCAGTATTCATACAGATAAAGGTGACGATGTTGATGGATTTGGTAATTTGGTTGTTATAGAAAAAGGTTATTATAAAGGTGCTGAGACTTGTTTTCCACAATATGGAATTGGTGTAGATGTGAGAACAGGTGATACTTTATTTATGGATGTTCACCAACCACACGCAAATTTACCGATGGTGAAATCTGATAAAGAAACAAAACGATTGTCTATTGTTTGTTATTTGAGAAAAAATGTATGGTTGAGAACAATGAATAAATCTAAAAGTTTTTATGAAAGCCATCGTAAAACAATGCGAAGTATGCGAAGTATTAATGGTAACGGGACACGAAAGAAGAAGTAAAAAAATTATTAGGATTATATAAATCATAATAATTTACCGTTTCTTAACACTCTTATTTTTATCACTCTTGCTCTGTTTTTTATTTGTCTTTGATTTCTTAGAAACAACTTCTTCTTCACCACCAGTTCTAGCAAGTATTTTCTTCAAACGAAATTCGGTCATTCCATTTTTTTTGGTTGAAATTTCACCATATTCAGGAAATTCCTTTTTCAATTTTTGTGATGCTTCTAACATTGGTTTCAATCGTGCTTCAAAAGTTCCTAATCCTCCTTCTTTACCATAATATTTTGTAACGAAACCGACACGATTGAAACGGATAACAATACCATCTTCAATAAAATATTTAATGGTTCTCTCAACATCTTCTTTTTGTCCATTTTCTTTAGTCAATGTTAATTGTATTGCCTTCAAATTCGGACGATTGATAATACCATAAAAAGCACCAACAATATAATTCAAACAATTTGAAATTTCTTCGCGCGCTTTACGAAAAAAAGGGTTGAATACTGGATAAACACCCCATATATAAGAACCTTGTTTTTTACATTCAAAAAAAGCATCTTTGAAGAAATAATCCAATGATTTACTTTTGAACTTGGACATTTTCAAATCAATACTGGCTACATCATCATCAAAAAATACAATATGTTTTCCTTCAGGCCATTGTTCCATTATGAATTGTCTTTGTGGAACGAGGCCTTTTTTTCCAACTACTAATTTATTGTATAATGTGCTATCCACGACTTTTTTGTATTCTTCTTCTTCTTCTTTGTTTGCTACATATACATATATTTTATTGGAAGGTATTTTCATTTTTTTCAATGTAGACAGTGTTTTTTCATTACATACTTGTGCTCTTTTATAAGATGGTATACATACAATATAATCAGTCATTTTGTAGTAATATAAATAATATATAATATAATGATAAAAAAATTTATAATAATGTTTTTATGATTTCTCATGTAAAGAATTTATTTTACATGAGAAAAATTCATTTTTAGTTTGTAGTTATATTTGCCGAATGATTAGCAAATATTCTAAATATAGAATTACAACCTTTCTATTTCTTCTTTTTTGATAAAGTGTTTGACATTTTTGTGTGTGTTTTATTACGATGTTTGTTTTGTTTTTTGCTATTATTTGTCTTTTTTTTTGATTTTCTATTCTTTTTGCTATTTTTTTTTGATTTTCTATTCTTTTTGCTATTTTTTTTTGTTTT